AAAAACTGTTGACAGTTCCGTCTTAAATAGAATAATTGCTGAAGAGGTTAACGCTAGTGTTTTAAAAGAAGAACCAAAAGGTTCTTTATCAAATAAACTTGGACAACTTTTACAAAACATAACACCAGGTCCTAAACAAGAGGTTGAAAAACAAGTAGAGGATATCATTAACACTTTTTTAGAAGAGATAAAAACTGAGGAAGGTTTAGCAAAATACATTACCGACTGGGGTAATGCAAATAAAAAAAGAACAATAAATAATAAAGAGGTATCCTATGAGGATTGGAAAGCAGCATATCTTGAGGCAGCACAAAACTTAAAGGTAGATAACCTTCAAAGAACAACGACGGCACTTAAAAATTTTATCAAACAAGAGGGTGAAAACTTTGACATACCCGACGAAGATGTCACAGATGAGGAAACAGGGATAGTTACACAATTAAAATTAGATTTTGAGGATGCCGCTAGTGCAGCACTAGCACCAGTACAAGCACCAAGCGAACAAGAAGTTGAGGCTGTGATTGCTGAACTGACACCACCAGAGGAAAAGGCCTTAAGCGATTTTGCAAGAGAATTCATTGAAAAAGGTGGTAAAGAATTATTAGAAGAAGAGGTGGACATACCAACAAAAGAGGCAGCGTACGGATTCTTTAGAGGAGTCCAGCAGTTCGCCACCGGCCAGGTATCTGATGAACTCACGGACTTTGAAAGGGGAGAGAGTTTTTTCAATAAAAAGCAATCAAAATTAGCATGGGAAATTGTATCTGATAAATCATTTGATCAGAATAGAGAACCTTTTATTAATGCTATCAGTGAAAAACCCAAAATTGCATACAATTATTTTAACGCAGTAATTTTTGGAAACCCAATTACAACTGGCACAGAATTAGATCGTGCTGTTAGAAGCCTTCCACTCCAACGACCAGCGGATGATGTTGAAGTGATTGATGATGAGTTCCAAGACCTTAAACCAGCAGAGAGAGATCAAGCAACTATCAAAGCGAGACTTGAACCCGCAAAGAACTTTTTTGAGGGCGACAAGAGTTTCATGAGAGTAAACTTGCTAAGGGATCAAGGAGATTTATTGCGCAATCTTATTGTTGCTCTTGGTCAAATTATGACCGGAGACTTTAATGATGGTGAACGACAGGCGTTGACTGATTTTGTTGAGGTTCCCGCCGAAGAGCAGCCTACTCAACTACCAGAGGAAGAAGCACCAGCAGATCCAGAGGCACCCCTCCAAGAACAAAATTTTAGTAGAGCGCCAAGGTTACAAAGGTTGATGCGTAAATTACGTGGAAACATTGAAGCAAAAGATATACCAATCGGCCCAAAAGGAATCCGAATTACAAAAGGTGAGATTCAATCAATTAGAGATCTTTTAGTCGAACTGAGTAAGTTGGCCAAGCAATATGAAAAGTATGCAACAAGAACGCATATTAACTCTAGTTTTGATGGAACAAAATTAAAGGAATTATTTAACGAAAGACTTCAGAGTGTTCAAAAGCATATTGCTAGAATAGTTGCAATTATTGCAAAGGTTATAGAGGCTGAATTTGAAAAACTAGCAGCCCAAGAAGAAGTTCCAGAGTCAGGTGAGCAGTTACAAGAACAAGATGCTCGCGCTAGAAAAGAAAAGGTGGAATTAGTAAAAAGGACCTATAATGAACTGTACAAATTATATAATAATTCTCTGAAAGTTCATTTAGGGGATGACTTCAATTTTCCAAAAGCACAACAGACAGCCACAAACATGATTGATATTATTAATGATAGTGGTATTGTTTCCTTTTTCCCTAGAATTTCAAGATTTGATGCAGCAACAGGCCGGGTAATAACACTTGAGGATGCATACAAAAGAATAAATGAGTTGATCAATGATCTTTCTAGAACTGTTGCGAATATTTTCCTCAACGTTAGAGATGGAGAGATTGAAGTTCCAAACATGCAAGATACAATTGATAAATTAGTTGAAATTTCAAACGCGATTGAGACTCATTATGGAGTGAAGTCCATGGTTCGTGGACAAGACATACAGATGATAGATCCGGAGGCGGAACCAAGTATTAACCCTGAATATCCAGAAGTTGAGGTGGAGTTGATTGACACTGATGGAGATGGAATTCCAGATACTCAACGACAAATAATGGGTCCATATTCAACAGATCCAGATCAAGACTTTGGATTACCAGTACCTGGTGCTGATTTTACCCTCAACACGAGCCAAGTGATAAAACGCTTAGCAAGACCTGAAACAGGATTAGAAAGATCTGGGATTAAAAAAATAATTAGAAGTTTCACCCCAGAGAAATTTCAAGAGATCATATCCACAAATGAACTTTTGAGTGAAAAAAGTGACGAATATTATGCTGCGTTTATTGCTCTTATGATTTTTATGGCACAAGAAAAAGGTCGTTTAGTTAAAGAGGATGCAGAAGACACTAGTCCCGCTGTTGGAGATGATACTTTGAGTGATGAGGGGGCAACATTGCCACGATCAGTCGCCACAAAATACACGCGACTTTTTAACAAAATTCAAGGGAATAATCAAGATGTTGCAAGTGGCGAGTTAGTTTATCAAGCCATGGCAAATTTAAAACAAGCACTCGACAACCCTACGTTATATAAAAAAGTTTTACAAAATTTAAAGGATTTTGCCGCACTTGCATTTTCAGACAAAAAAATTATTTTTAAATTAAAAAATGAAATTACAAATTCTATCAAACGCTTGGCAAAAAGTAAAACCAGAAGCAATACTGGTACCAAAAAACCACAAGATGGCAGTTCAGCACAAAGCCAGGATTTAGATTTTGAAACGGGAGAGGGTACTTATTCAACAGGACAAATGGGCACCGGTAAACCGACAGACTTCAGCCCTGATCCATCCAAAAGAGCAACCCCCGGAGAAAGAAAAACATTTAGTGGCCCAACAGGCTATACTGGCTCAGCATTTGAAAAAACACCTCCTCGCCGCCTTAGAGGCTCTCGGCCCCTAGGAGGAAAGAAACCTAAAAGACCATCTCGCGATTTTATCGACTCAAAGGAGGCTGAGGATTTCTTCTCTCGGAAATTACAAGAACAACTAATCAAAAAACTTATTCCCATTGTGGAATCTATCCTAAAGGACTGACATGGCTAAAAAAAACATCGTCATTGACACCTCCGTTTTCTTAACGGATGCTCAATGCATCTTTAAATTCGACAACAACGACATTTTTGTTCCTCTGAAAGTTCTCGAGGAAATTGATAAGCACAAAAAGCGCCAAGACTCTGTTGGTTTTAATGCTAGAAATGCAATCAAAAACTTTGACATCTTAAGGGCACGAGGATCGCTCTCAAAGGGCGTTAGGCTTGACAAGGGCAAAGGTATCATCCGAGTGATTAAAGCCTCCGAGATCTGTCTAGAGGAACTCCCACGCGATCTTTCTCATAAGGTAGCAGACCACCTTATCCTTGCCACTGCTTTAACAATACAAGCCGATGCTCCAAAGCGCAAATGTGTGGTTATGTCAAGAGACATTAACATGAGGGTCATCGCTGATGCTCTTGGTCTACTAACAGAGGACTACAGCATAACACAGGTTGTCGATGATGCTGACAAAATTTACAATGGCTTCACCAGCGTTTTGGTTGACGATGAAACAATTGACCAGTTTTACAGAGGCGAAGACATTGTTATTGAACCTGAGGTTCTGCAGGAACAAAAAATAACTTTGCACCCTCATGAGTTTGTGATGCTTGTGTCTCTGGCAAACGAAAAGAAGACTGCACTAGCAAGATACGAGGACCCAATCAATCCACTGTTGCACATTTACGATAACAAGGAAGAATTATCCTTTAATGTTCATCCAAGGAACAAGGAGCAATCATTTTCTTTTGATCTTCTGTTTGACCCAGAGATACCCCTTGTCTCCCTAATAGGTCGTGCTGGTTCCGGTAAGACACTCATGGCCATTGCAGCAGGCATGGAACAGGTTTTAGGTCACGGCGAGAGAGTTTATGATCGTTTGATTATCTCTCGACCAGTTCAGCCTATGGGTAAGGACATCGGTTTCCTCCCAGGGACAATGGAAGAAAAGATGCTTCCTTGGCTTAAGCCGATTGAAGATAACATTCGTTATGCAATTGGCGACAACAATGTTAAACTTAAAGAATACATGGATATTGGTAAACTTGAAGTGGAGGCTTTAACTTACATCCGTGGTAGATCAATCTCAAACTCCTTTGTTATTATTGACGAAGCACAGAACTTAACTGCACACGAAGTAAAAACAATTATTACAAGAATTGGCGAGAACACGAAAATTGTTTTAACCGGAGATATAGAACAGATAGATAACGTTTATACAAATGAGACAAGCAATGGTTTAGCATACGCAGTAGAAAAATTTAAAAATTCTGAACTATCGGGCCATGTAACGTTTCGCAAGGGTGAACGTAGTAAATTGGCGACTGCCGCTTCTAAATTGCTCTAAAAATTTGACTAACTTGCCTTTTTATGTTATATTAGTTATAAGTTGGAGATAATTATGTGGATAAAAGAATCTGCCAGAAGAGGGAGCAAGTTAAAAGATATGTATTCTTTAAGTGGTGTTGACGTTTTCATTAAAGATAAACTTCCAGAACATATTGACCCAGAGTTTGTGTTTAAATATATTTCAAGTCTTTTGCCTTCCCATGTCATTGATGGGGTGGACATAATTTACATTGGAGAATTCCCAAGGTTTAAGAAAGATGGAATAAATGCTTACTTTGAAGACGGTGCAATTTATGTATCAAACGAGCAAGACGATGATCGTGATATGATTGATGACATTATTCACGAAATTGCACATGCTAGTGAAGAACTGCATATGGATGAAATTTATATTAAGTCATTCATACGTGAGTTTAAGGCAAAAAGAAAAAACCTCGCAATGCGACTTGAAGACATATCTGACGTACCTGATGATTTCTTAACAAGAATAGAGTACAGCAAGGATATTGATAATTATCTTCATAAAGAGGTTGGTTATGATATTGTAAATCAATTGTGTGTTGGTATCTTTCCTTCTGCTTATGCTGCAACTTCTATTCGTGAATACTTTGCCCGTGGATTCGAAGAATATTTCATCGGAGACAGAGAAAATTTAAAAAATACTTGCCCAATCCTTTATTACGTGTTACATTCATTAATATCCACGGAGGACTAATGACTAAAAAACACATTTCATACTCAGAATTGAAGACCTGGGCCGAGTGCCCATGGAAACATAATCTGATGTACTTACAGGGCATCAAGGGCTTTACAGGCAACCTTTACACTGCGTTTGGGACAGCAATACATAGTGTGTGCGAGAACATAGCAAAAGGGCTTTTGACAGAAGATGCAGACCGCGAAGACTTTTTTGATGAAACTTTTGATCAAGAACTTGAGAAACTTGAATTGGATGAGGAAGTTCAAGAAGTGGCACTCAAAGAGTTTAGAAGAAATGCAAGACTTATAATGCCACTTGTTTTTCCTCAATTAGAAGAACACTTCCCAGGCTATGAGGTCTACTCGACAGAGGAGATGTTGTATCAACAGATTGAAGAACTTGATTATGATTGGAACCTCAAGGGATTTATTGACCTTGTAATCAAGACACCAGATGATAAATACCACATCATTGACTGGAAGACCTGCTCTTGGGGCTGGAACATGGAGAAGAAACAAAGCACACTGGTGACATACCAGTTAACTCTTTACAAAAAGTTTTTCTGTGAGAAGCACAAAATAGACCCAAAAATGGTTGAGACCTACTTTGGCCTTCTTAAGAGAACTGCGAAAAAAGATAATGTTGAGATCTTTCGTGTGACATCTGGTCCTCGCAAGACCAAGAGTGCAACCAAACTTCTTACTGATGGCTGTAGGTCCGTTAAGGCCGGCCTTAAGATAAAAAACAGAAAAAACTGTAGATACTGTGAATTTAAAAATACAGAACATTGTCCTTAAAAAATAAAAAAAAATCATTTTTTTTCTTGACAACTCTCCTTGATGGTGTTATATTAAAGACATCATCAAGGATTTTTTATGAAAAAACTAAAAGTATTAACGTTAAGTGATCATCCACTATCTCCTTCGGGGGTCGGCACCCAAACCCGCTATATTTGTGAGGCCTTACTTAACAGTGGCAAATTTGAAGTCATTTCTTTGGGCGGCGCCATGAAACACCATAATTATGACCCAATAAGTGTTGATCCGTATGGAAATGATTGGCGCATCATTCCTGTTGACGGATACGGTACTCAAGAAATGGTTCGTTCGATTGTTCGTAATGAACGACCAGATTTTGTTTGGATTATGACCGACCCCCGATTTTGGGATTGGCTGTGGGCTATTGAGAACGAGATTCGTCCTCTTTGCCCTATTGTTTATTATCACGTTTGGGATAATTACCCCTATCCTCACTTTAATAAAAAGTTTTACGAGTCAAATGATCGTATTGCTTGTATTTCAAAGGTTTCTCATGATATTGTGAAGACTGTTGCGCCAAATGTGCCGTCAAAGTATATTCCTCACGCTGTAAATGCACAATATTTCCAACCTTTGAACAGAGCCGAACGTCGAGAGTTAAGGAAAGCCAACTTCGTACCAGATGATGTCGATAAATTTGTTGTTTTCTGGAACAATAGAAACGCTAGAAGAAAACAGTCTGGAACACTAATTTGGTGGTTCAAAGAATGGCTTGATAAGAATAATTTACATGATAAAGCCCAGTTGATCATGCATACGGACCCTAAAGACGTTCACGGGCAGGACTTGAATCATCTTATTGAACACTTGTGTTTAGATAACCGAGAGGTCTTGCTATCAGTTAACAAAGTATCCTTGGAACAAATGAGCACGTTTTATAACTTGGCCGATGTTACAATCAATATTTCAGATGCTGAAGGGTTTGGTCTCTCCACTCTAGAATCTCTTGCATGCGGTACTCCAATTATTGTTAATAAAACCGGAGGTCTTCAAGAGCAAGTCAAGGGTAAAAAGCACATTTATGGAGTTGGAATTGAACCAGCATCAAAGTGTGTAATAGGGTCACAGCAGGTACCATATATTTATGAAGATCGTATTGCTCAAAAAGATTTTGATAGGGCCTTGAGTAAGATGTATAACATGCCGGCTTCTAAGAGGCATGAAATTGGAATGAAAGGGTATCAGCATGTAAGTAACAATTACAACTTTCAAACCTTTCAGGATAATTGGGTAAACTATATGTTGCAAATTCATGAAGAAGAGGGTTCTTGGGATACAAGAGTCGGATATTCTAGCATCACTTTTAAGGAGGTAGCGTGAAAAAGAAAATTTTTGTAAGAGCACCAGTTCTGTCCCAGAGTGGTTATGGAGAACAGTCCAGATTTGCTCTTCGCGCTTTGCGTTCTAGAGAGGATTTGTTTGAAATTTATGTTTCTCCAATCCCATGGGGCAAAACCGGCTGGGTTTGGGAAGACAATGAATTTCGTCAGTGGATGGATTCTAGAATTGTAGAAACTCAGTTGTTAATCCAACAGCAGCAAATGAACCCTGATCTTTCATTACAGATAACAATACCAAATGAATTTCAGAAAATTGCACCTGAGAATATTGGGTTTACTGCTGGAATTGAAACAACGAGCGTGGCACCCCAATGGCTTCAGCAAGGCAACATAATGGATAAAATCCTGGTTGTTTCTACACATGCCAAAGAGACGTATGAAAACACAGTTTTTCAAGCAAAAAATCAACAAACAGGGGATGTGTTTCCTTACAGGTTGGAAACTCCGCTTGAAGTAGTATGGGAAAACACGCCAAGAAAAGAACCAGAAGCCATACCGGGCTTTGAATTGCCATATACAAATAATATGTTAATGGTGTCTCAATTTTCTCCGCGAAAAAACTTTGTTAATTCATTGCGATGGTGGGTCGAAGAGTTTAAAGACGAAGAGGTTGGTCTAGTTGTTAAGACTAACACTGCTGGAAATTCTAGAATGGATCTAGAAGCAACAGAAAATATGTTAAAACAGATATTGAGCACCCACCCAGATAGGAAGTGTAAAGTTCATCTTCTTCACGGAGACCTTTCTGCCGGTCAAATGACATGGTTATACAATCATAACAAAATTGGCGCACTGGTCAATATTGCTCATGGCGAAGGCTTTGGTCTTCCAATGTTTGAGGCTGCTCGTGAAGGCATGCCAATTGTTACTGTTGGTTGGTCTGGACAAATGGACTTCTTACATCATGATGGAAAAAATTATTTTGAAGAGGTTGATTTTACTCTTGAACCAGTATCTCAACAAGCCGTCTGGGATGGCGTAATTCAAGCCGATTCCATGTGGGCCTATGCTGACAAGGATTCTTACAAAAACGCGCTTAGAAACGTTTTACGGGACTCTGAGGGTGCAAAACAAAGAGCGCTTGAACTAAAAGAACTAGTTAACGAAAAATTCAGTGATGAAAACTTGTTTAAAGGATTTGTTGATTCAATTTATGGAGAACAAATAGACTTAGATGGTTGGTTATCCGAATTAGAAGGTGATTTAGTTGAGCAAGAATAATATTTTATACATATCAGACTTCTTTTTATCTGATTTAATTGGCGGTGGCGAACTTAACGATTATGAGTTATGTTCGCTATTGCTCGTTAATAAACTTAAATCTCACGAGGTAACAACAGAGGTATTGAAAAAATATATGGGGCATAAAATAATAGTCTCAAACTTTGTTAACTTACCCGTTGGGACAAGAGATCTGCTAGCAGATAATTTTGATTATGTGATTTACGAGCATGATCACAAATACTTAAGAAACAGAAACCCTGCTAAATTTAAAGATTTTATAGCACCAAAAAGTCAAATAGTAAATGCTAAATTTTATCAAAACGCCATGGCAGTCTTTTGCCAATCTTCTTTTCATAAGAGCATAATAGAGAAGAATTTATCAATAAATAATGTCCATAACCTCTCAGGAAACTTATGGTCAGAAGACTCACTATCAATTCTGGAAATATTGTCAAAAAAAGAAAAAAACAATAGATATTCTATTCTAAATTCTGGTACTTGGCACAAAAACACATCAGAAACATGTTTTTATTGCGAAAAGAAAGGGTATGAGTACGAATTAATCTCGTCAAAAAACTATAATGAGTTCTTGTCATTGATGAGTAATAATAATAAATTCATATTTTTACCAAAATCTCCTGAGACTTTATCTAGGGTTGTTGTTGAAGCAAGAATGATGGGTATAAAAACGATCACAAACAAGAACGTTGGTGCTTCCTATGAGCCATGGTTTAAGTTAAGTGGTTGTGAACTGATAGAGCACATGAGAGGCAAAAGGGTAGAGATACCTAATAGAGTTTTGGAGATATTGAATGGATAATCATTTTAAAGTAATTATACCTCTGTATAATGTAGAAGATTGGATCGCAAAAACAATCAAGTCTGTACAGTTACAAAATTATGACAACTATGAGTGTATTTTGGTGGATGACATATCAACCGATAAAACATCAGAAGTTATTAAGGCAGCAATTGCTGGTGACGATAGATTTAAATTGGTTACAAATACAGAAAAATCATATGCCTTAAAAAATATACATGACACGATACAGGAATTAAACCCTGACGATCAAGATATAATATTGACTTTGGATGGCGATGATTGGTTAGCCAGCAGACATGTGCTTTCAAAGATTAATGAAGTCTATAATGAGAGTGGTTGCTGGATGACTTATGGTTCCTATGTTGAACACCCTAGTAATGTAAAAGGACAGTTTAGCAGACAGATTCCGAAGTCAATAATTTATTCAAACGCTTATCGAGAAAGTCCATGGTGTTCATCGCACTTGAGAACATTTAAGTGTGGTTTATGGAGAAAAATAAACAAAAAAGACTTAATCAATGACGAGACTGGAAGGTTTGTGAAGGCTGCTTGGGACTTGGCATTTATGTTTCCAATGTTAGAGATGTCCGGTGAAAAAGCCGTATATGTGAAAGACATTATGTATGTTTATAACAGAACTAATCCCCTAAATGAAGATAAAATTAACCACTCTGTCCAATTAGGCGAAGAAAGAATGATTAGGAATAGAAAGAAATACAGTAAAGTTGATTCATTATGATTTATGTGTCTTTAAAAGGAAGAATGTGCAACCAGATGTTCCAAATGGCAGCAGCAAAAGCATTATCTTTAGACAATAATGCTGATTTTGTTTGTAGTAGTTACACTTCTGGTATTTCACCAACCAATTCAGAAACTACAAAGTACCGAATGACAATATTTGAAGATATAAAATTTGAATCTTTTCCAAAGACAGGACTTACTGTACATCACGGATCACCAGACTTTTCTTATGAAAAAATAAACTACACTTCAAACATTTGTTTAGACGGATATTATCAAAGTGAAAAGTACTTTGTTCACCGAAAAGCAGAAATTAAAGATATGTTTGCGATCCCTGATAAAATTAACAACTTTATTTCTAGAAATTTCTCCAGCCTTCTGGAGAAGAATACTTGCGCAGTCCACATTAGGAGAGGAGACTACCTTAAATACAAAGAATACCACACCAACCTTGGAGAGGACTACTACAGTAAGTGCTTCTCTGCTTTTGAAAACACACATTATGTCTTCTTTAGTGATGATATAGAGTGGTGCAAGGAAAGGTTTAGTTATTTGGATGCGACATTTGTCAACACAGGTTTTGATGTAATTGATTTTTTTCTTATGAGTAAAATGAAAAACAACATCATTGCTAACTCTTCTTTTTCCTGGTGGGCAGCATGGTTAAATGAAAATGAAAACAAAAGAGTAATTGCTCCTGGAACTTGGTTTGGTCCAAAAAATAGCAATTTTAAAACTGAGGATATAATACCAAACGAATGGGAGATCATTAATGTATGAAGTTAACCTTTGGGACAGCACCTTTGAGCATCTTAGGACTAAATCTGGCAATTTTTCTATGATTAAAGACAAGTCCAATAACCATTTCAGGTATTTATATAGAAAAACTAATTTTGATGGTGTAACTATTTTCACTGATAATTTCTTAAACCCAGTGTACATTAAGTCAGTTAAGAGCAATATAAAGATTGGTTGGATGATAGAGCGGCGTGAAGTTCACCAGCATGCATACGTGTTAGTGGACAAATACATTGATTTACTTGATGTTTTACTCACAAATGATACATCACTATTGCAGAAATACCCAGAAAAATGCAAATTTGTTCCATTTGGCGGTACATGGGTTGAGGAAAGCAACTATAAAATATTTGACAAGACAAAGGGTATTTCAATGGTTTATTCAAATAAAATTGGTGGCTTACAAGGTTGGAATCTAAGGCACCAAGTGGCTTCTGTGCTAAAGGGCAAAGTTGATTTGTTTGGAACTGGGGCGGATAAGTTTATTGAGAAAAAAGAAGAGGCCTTAACAGATTACAAATATTCGATTGTCATAGAAAACGTCAGGAAAGACAACTATTTTACAGAAAAATTATTGGATTGTTTTGCCGTTGGTACGATTCCAATTTATTGGGGCTGTCCAAACATAGAAGAGTTTTTTGATCCACGAGGAATTATAACCTTTGAGACTGCTGATGAGTTATACAATATTATCAATGGAATCGAAGACACGAGACTAGAACAAGAAGCAATATTGCACAATCTAGAAGAATGCAAAAAATATGATGTTGTTGAGAACTGGATGTATGAAAATATACTAAAGGAGGCCCTTGATGGGTAAAATAATCAATATACCATTTGTAGATCCTCCAAGATGGCAATCCTCTACCTTAACACCTTCACAACAACTAGAGAGACTAGGACGGTCCGGAAGATTCGTTGGTGATTTTAAAGAGTACAACAGGGACGAGAATTTAGCACACTTATTGAAAGGCAAAAGAATTGCCTACGTGTGCCCTTCTCCTCACCTGAGGGGCTTAAACATGGGTGAGTATATAGATTCCCATGACTTGGTAATTAGAGTCAACCAGGCGTATCATATGCGTGAAAATGACTGGCAAGATTATGGCAAAAGAACAGATATTTTAATAAACTGTTTAAACATTCACAAAAGACGTGCTTTAGGTGCAAACATGGAATTTGCAAATTCTCTAAAATACCTAATATGCTCCATGGTTAACGTACAAACGCTACCAGCAGTTAATCAATTCTTAAGTAAACTAGAAATACCAACCCACAATGTTTGTGATGGTTATCTCTTCAAGATATTTGAGCAAGTCGGGACAACGTGTAACACAGGCTTGACAGGAATCATAACATTGCTAAATTATGATATTGAAAGTTTATATGTCACAGGAATGTCGTTTTTTAATATGAACAATTTTGGTAAAATATATAATGATACGTATCATGATGAGGCGGCCAAAAATAATAATTTCACAAGCACCTCTAATAAGATGCCATCTAAGTCTGATCTTAGAATTGACATCCACCAGCAAGGTCCTCAAATAGAATATTTTAGAAAAATGCTTGATCATCATTACTCAAAAAAACTGAAGGTCGATGATTATTTGATTAAAAACTTTAACTTGGAAGAAAAATGAATAATATTGTAGCAATGATCCCCGCAAGATTAGGTAGTAAAAGAGTGCCTAAGAAAAACATAAGATTACTGAACAACAAGCCTTTGATACAGTATGTTATAGATGCTGCCAAAGATTCTGGTTGTTTTGATGCCATTTATGTAAACTCAGAATCAGAAATTCTTAAAGAGATCGCTGAGATATCAGGTGTAAAATTTTTTAAGAGATCACCCTACATGGCTTCTGATGCAGCCACCAATGATGAATTTATGCTTGAGTTTTTAGAAAACGTAGCATGCGACATAGTAATTCAAATTTTACCCACTTCTCCTTTCATCACCCCTGAGGAGATAAGGTGTTTTGTTAATGAAATTGTTGACAACAAACTTGATACACTAATATCCGTATCAAGTCAGCAAATAGAATGTGTTTATAATAATGATCCGATTAATTTTGATCCCACAAAGATAAGCCCTCCTTCGCAAGAAGTAACACCAGTTCATCCTTACGCTTGTTCTTTAATGGGCTGGAGATCTGAAAATTATGTTTCCAACATGAATGAGTACTCTGCCGCTTACCACGGTGGGCTAGGCAAGAAAGGCTTTTTTGAACTCAAGGGGTATTCAACCATTGATATAGACAATGAAGAAGATTTCCAACTGGCAGAAGTTGTTTCTAGACATCTATCTAAGAACGACTCGTTCAAGCCACAATTCTATGGAGCCGAACATTCTGAGGTTGATGTCCCCTCTATCCTAGCAAAAGACGGCGTTATGTACAATAACTTGCATGAATGTAATAAAGAGATTGTAAACATCAATTCTATTCGGGCCGCGAATGATGACTCCAAGAGTTGGAGCCACCGAGTAGTAAATACCGAGAACAACAGTGCAACAATTATTCATCAACAACCCGGTGAGGGTAATCGACGACACTACCACCCCAGTTGGAATGAATGGTGGTATATTATTGATGGCGAGTGGGAGTGGGAGATTGACGGTGTTATTAAGAAAATTAAAAAAGATGACATAGTTTTTATTGGAAAAGGTATCCCACATAGAATTCAGGCGGTAGGTAACAAGCCGGCGATTAGATTAGCAGTTAGTAGAGAAGATGTTGCTCATGTCTACCCAGATGGAGACAGTTCATAATGAAAATTGATTTTAAAAATCAGACAGTCTTGGTAACAGGGGCCACCAGAGGAATAGGTAGGCAAATTGCCGAGGATATGTTTCACGCTGGTGCAAACATTATAGCAACAGGCACCAGTGATCTTTCTTTAAATCAACTAAATGATGGTTTTGAAAAATACCCTGTTGATTTTTTAGATTCACAATCAGTAGATAACTTTATTAGTTTCCTCTCAAATAAAAAGATTGATGTGTGTATTAACAATGCAGGTATCAATAAGATTGCATCAATTGGTGATGTACAACAAGAAGACTGGGATGCCATAATTAAAGTAAATTTGACAACACCATTCAGAATAATAAAAACAATCTCAAATACAATGAAGAGACATAACTATGGAAGAATAGTAAACATTTCATCTATTTGGGGTACAATAAGCAAGGAATATAGAGCATCATATTCCTCTAGTAAATTTGGCCTTGTAGGCCTATCGCTTTCAGCAGCCGCAGAGTTGGCAAAATATGATGTCCTTGTTAACACGGTGTCTCCTGGCTTTACATTAACTGATCTAACAAGAGAAGTTCTGGGTGAAACAGAGATGGTTAAAATTGCAAAAACCATACCAATTGGCCGGATGGCAACACCAAGTGATATTTCAAAAGTGGTTATGTTTATGGCTAGTAATCAAAATAATTATATTTCTGGGCAAAACATCGTAGTGGACGGGGGATTTACAAATGTATAATATGAAAATTTCCTCATATAGAAGAGAATACGAAGTTAATTTTTACGATTCAGAAGTAAATTTAAACCGATGGGCAGATGACTCTTATGTTCTAATTGATTCTACTGTTAACGAGTTGTACCCGCATCTCACATCAGGCTTCAAGACAGAAAAAGTCATCATTATAGAAGCCACAGAGGACAATAAATCATTGCCTTTTTGTCAAGACTTAATTGGTCTTTTAATTAACAAGGGTGTGAAGAAAAACCATAAACTAATCGCCGTTGGCGGAGGAATTATACAGGACATAACAGGATTTATTTCATCTGTCTTGTATAGAGGTATAGAGTGGGTCTTTTACCCCACCACATTGTTATCTCAATCGGACAGTTGCATAGGAAGCAAGACATCAATTAACTTTTTAAATGTCAAGAATTCTATCGGGACTTTTTATCCACCAAGAGAAATTATTTGCTGCACAAAGTTCCTGAAAACACTAAGTGACTCTGAGATTAAATCAGGCATTGGAGAGATGCTTCATTACTACATTTATGATGGCAACTCTATGGCGTTAAAAATCAAAGAAGAATACGAAAGTCTTTTCACAGACCGATCTTCTTTGATGCCGTATGTTAGAGAAAGTCTGTCAATAAAGAAAAAATTAATTGAAATAGATGAGTTTGATACGAACCTAAGGAGGGTCTTTAATTATGGCCACACTTTTGGTCATGCAATTGAGACTCTTAGCAACTACAGCATCCCTCATGGCCAAGCAGTGACTCTAGGGATGGATTTGGCCAACTATGTTTCTTGGAAACTAGGTTTTTTATCTTTTGAGAGATATAAATTTATGAATCAAATCCTGTTTAAAAATATACCAGAGTTTTTGATAACAAAAGATGAGATTGATGAATACATGGAGTATTTGTCGAAGGATAAGAAAAATATAGAAAAAACAATTGTTTGTATATTGGCATCTGATTTTGGAGATCTATTCGTTCATCAAGTGCAAAACAAGAGCGAATTGCAAAATCTAATATTAGAATATTTTATTGGGGATAGAGTATGATAAGTTTAGCCAGAAACAGTAAATTCAATATTAACGTTAACTTCTCTAAATCAAAAGGGTCTTATCTTTATGACAACAATACGGAGAGAAGATATTTAGATTTTTTTGGAATGTATGCATCTCTTCCACTAGGTTATAACCATGATATTTTTCTTTCTGAAGAATTCAGGGATGAGATTTTAGCAGCCTCTACATTTAAGATAAATAATTGCGAGTTTGTTTCTAATGAAACTTTAGGTTTCGATAAAGAGTTTAGACAGTTTACAGGTAATGGTATTTACGATAACTATCACTATACTTGTACGGGTGCATTGGCAGTTGAAGCCGCAATAAAGACTTGCATACATCGATCTGGCTATAAAAAGCCAAACATAGTATCTTTTAGAAATAGTTTTCATGGGATAAACAGTTTTGGTTCTTTTGTGACTGATCATTTCTGGCCTGCCAGTAATAAATTAGACGGTCTCCCAGAAACTTTTTCAACAAAACTAAATTGTGATTTGAGAGAGATTGAGTCTTATTTGCATAAAAATTTTGTAACTTGTGTTTTAGTAGAACCAATACAGTGTAGCGCAGGAGATATACATCAAGACATTATTTTCTTTACAGGATTGAGGCGCCTTTGTGATAAATACGATGTTCCTTTAGTGTTTGATGAAATACAAGTAGGTTTCGGTAGCACCGGTAAACTTTGGTTTTATGAGCACACTGGTATAGTCCCTGACATTGTAATTTTTGGCAAAAAAACACAATTATCTGGCATTATGGTAAACGATAAATGTAATAAAATATTTGACAAAAGTAACATCACTAGGTTACAAGTAACTTGGGACGGTGATGCGGTAGACATGATAAGATGCAAATATATAATGAGGGCATACAAAAAATATGAAATCATTGAAAAGGTTGCTGAAAAGAGTGAATACTTAATCAATAACTTAAACAAGACAAAGAGACTTTTAAACTTGAGATCGTCCGGGCTAATTATGGCGTTTGATTTAGTAAACACAAAGGAAAGGGATGAATTGGTAAGCAAATTGTATCAAAATGGATTGATTTGCAACAAGACTGGTGAAAAATCGGTTAGGTTGAGACCAAATTTGGCAATTTCTTACGATGAAATAGAACAATTTATATCTATTATTAACAAAACATGTGGAGGTTTATAATGTTGATAGATTTTGAAAATATACAAGAAAAGTGTAACCAGGCTTCTTCTTCAGAAGAGTATCAAAAATTAATTGATAAAGTAAATGGAGCCAAGAAGATTTACTTGGTTGGAAATGGTGGTCTTCATTTTGTGGCATGTCATATGTCAACTGATATGTCTAGGCTAATACCAGATAAATCCGTGTACTCGTTTGATAGTGTGGGGTTCATTACCTCAAATGCAAATGACCATGGATTTGAGCAACTTTTCATTAGATGGTTGGAAAGCATAGCGACAATCGAAAACCCAGAAGACTGCTTGGTTATAGGCCTATCTTGCTCTGGTAATTCTTCCAATGTTATTAATGCCCTACACTGGGCAGATAATCGTGGCATGGGAACATTTCTAATTAGCGGTGAAACTTCTGAAAACTTACAAGACAACATTGACGAACTATCAATAAAATGTAAGTATTTTCATACTGTTGAGGTCTCAATTATGATGATTTTTTACGATCTGATCCATAGAACTGGTAATCGATGCCCTTCAATTAGAGACGAAAAAATTAGAATGGTAGATTCTCCTTTGAGGGCGAAATGAGCAAGTATAATAGTGTTCTAGTAACTGGAGGTTCTGGTTTTGTTGGCAAACGTTTAAAACATTTCAGACCAGATTGGAACTATTGTTCTTCAAAAGATTGTAATCTACTAAGTATAGATTCCACAATTAATTATTTAGAACAGACCAAGCCTAATGCAATAGTGCATTTGGCTGCTAGAGTTGGTGGAATAAAAGACAATAAAGAAAACCAGGCAGAATTTTTTTATGAAAATACCGTTATAAACACCAATCTTTTACATGCGGCTCATTTATGTGGCGTGAAAAGAGTTTTATCATCACTTAGCACCTGTGCCTTCCCAGACGAAGGTATGTCTTACCCTTTTTCTGAGTCTGATTTGTTTTTAGGCCCACCCGCCGAAACAAACTTTTCATATGGATATACGAAAAGAGCGTTACATGTTCAGTCAATTTCATATAGAGAGCAATATGGCTTAAATTATTCAACTTTTAGTCCATCCAACATATACGGTATTGGTGATTATTTTGGAACAATGTCCTCGCATTTTGTAGCCTCTTTGATCCATAAAGTAGCAGTCTGCAAAACAGGAGAGACATTGACCTTCTGGGGAACTGGGAGACCTTTAAGGCAACAGTTGTATGTTGATGATTTGTGCAGAATAATACCTATGCTGCTAGAAAAACATAACACTAGAATCCCTATTATTGTAGCCCCAAATGAAAATTTATCAATATCTGAAATGTGTAGAATATTAGAGAAAAATATAGACAAAGAGGTTGATTTTAGATTCAATGGTATGCTAGACGGTCAGTTTAGAAAAGACGGCAGCAATGATCAGTTAAAAAAACTCATTGGAGACTTTGAATTCACAAGTTTTAGCGAGGGGGTTAAAAAAACTTACAATTCATACATAAAAACACTTGACTAACTTGTGAAAACGGGTTATAATATATAAAAGTCTTTTTTTGGAGTTTAAATGAAAAAAATTACACTAGTTGACGACACAATCTCAAAAGAAGATATAGAGAGATTAGTGGCGTGGCTATCAACCGATGTCCCGCCAAGACTTACAAAAGGCCCAGTAACAATTCAGTTGGAAAATAAGTGGTCTAATTGGTTAGGAGTTAACAATACTGTTTTTTGTAACTCAGGATCTTCAGCAAATTTACTGATGTTGTGGGCACTGTATGAGGCCGGTAGAATACCTAGGAATGCAAAAATCATAGTACCAGCGATTTCCTGGGCGACAGATTTATCACCAGTTATACAACTTGGCTTTGAGCCGATTATTTGTGATTGTAACATGAAAGACTTGTCTGTTGATATAGATCATTTAAAGCAAATAATTAGAGAAGATCAACCCCATGTCTTGTTACTGGTTTCAGTCTTAGGCTTGGTCCCCGACATGCAATCTTTGAAGGATATATGTGATGAAAATAACGTAATTCTTCTAGAAGACACTTGCGAGAGCATGGGTTCTAAGTTTAGAGATAAGAAATTAGGCACCTTTGGCCTGATGTCTAGTTTTTCCACTTACTTTGGTCATCATATTTCTACGATTGAAGGCGGTTTTGTCAGCACAGATGATGAAGAGTTATATGAAGTCCTAAAGGCAATTAGGAGCCACGGCTGGACGAGAGACTCGAGTAAATCGTTTCGAGAACGCCATCTGACAGAGTGGAACACTAGCGAATTTGATTCTTTATATACTTTTTATTATTCTGGGTTTAATTTAAGATCTACTGATTTACAAGCCTATATTGGCCTGGGCCAAATTGACAAACTAGACCAGATCTCAAAAATCAGGAACAGGAATTTCAAAATATACAATGAGAAGTTTAGTGATATATCTCCAATAATTTCTGAGGATACAAATTATATTTCAAACTTTGCATATCCTATAATTCATGAAAACAGAACTCAGATAGTTGAAAATTTAATTAAAAATAATGTAGAGGTTCGACCATTGATTTGTGGTTCTATGGGAAATCAGCCCTTTTATGTCAAGAATTATGGGAAAAATAATTTAAAGAACTCTAGTGTTGTTGACAAAAATGGCCTGTATATACCCAACCATGATAAGTTATCAGAGGAAGAGGTCAACCTGGTGGTTGATATAGTTAGGGAGAGTGTATGAAGACAGCAATTATAACGGGAGTTACTGGTCAGGATGGATCTTATTTGTCCGAAATGTTATTGGGAATGGGGTATCGAGTTGTAGGCCTTAAGAGAAGAACTTCTTTGATATGTACTGATAGAATTGATCATCTGATGAGTAATCCGAATTTTATATTAAGATATTATAGTCTTCATGACTCCGGGGTGCTCTATTCATTACTGCAGCAATATAAGCCTGATGAGTTTTATAATCTAGCAGCCCAGTCGCACGTGAAAGTCTCCTTTGAGACCCCAGAGGAAACTGTTGCTACGATTGCAATGGGAACTTTGAGGATATTAGAGGCAATTAGGCACACTGACCCAACGATAAAATTTTATCAAGCATCATCTTCTGAAATGTTTGGTGACAACCCAGAACACCCACAGAGTGAAAAGACTGCTCTAATGCCAGCCAGCCCATATGCTTGTGCAAAAGTATTTGCGCACAATTTGTGTAATAACTACAGAAAAAGTTATGGTATGTTTATTTCTTGTGGGATATTGTTTAACCATGAATCTCCTAGAAGAGGAGAAACATTTGTAACCAGAAAGATAACAATTGCAGCAGCAAGAATAAAACTAGGATTACAAGACAAGTTATACCTAGGAAACCTAGATGCAAAAAGAGATTGGGGTCATGCTGAAGATTACGTAAATGCAATGTGGCTAATGCTACAGAAAGATACACCAGGTGATTATGTTGTGGCAACGGGAAAAACATATACAGTAAAACAGTTTCTGCATCAAGTCTTTGAAATAGCCGACTTATCAGTTGAAGACTACGTTGAAATAGATCCAAAGTTATTTAGGCCACATGAGGTTCCATTACTGCTAGGAGATCCTTCAAAAGCAAAACTTGAGTTGGGCTGGGAACCTAAATACGAACTGCGAGGACTAGCGGAGGCAATGTATTTTGCAGATCTAGAAAAGATCAAAAAAGAGAATAATTTGTAATAGTTTTGGGGTTTGTATGAAGAAAGTTATAGTAACAGGTGGCTGTGGTTTTGTCGGCAGTAATTTGGTAGATCTTTTGATAGAGCAATCATATGAAGTAATTGTCATTGACGATTTATCTTATGGCAAAAAAGAAAATTGCAACCCATCTGCAAAATATATATTTGATGATTTTAAGAAATATTTGTCCACCCCATCAATAGGTCTTGAGGGTGTAGAGGTAATTTTTCATATCGCAGCAGAAGCAAGAATACAGCCATCTTTTGATGATCCTTTATATACTTGTGAAAACAATTCTTATGGTACTGCTGTTGTTTGTGAATACGCTAGAAAAAATAACTGCATGGTGGTTTATGCAGGATCCAGTTCGTTTTATGGAGGGGTTTATCTTAACCCATATGCTTTTGCAAAATGGCAGGGGGAAGAAACTATTAAAATGTACACAAAAGTTTATGGAATCAAGAGTGGGATTGCAAGGTTTTTTAATGTTTACGGACCAAGAAACCCTAGAATTGGACAATACACACCTGTCGTGGCAATCTTTGAAGAACAGATGAAGAACAAAAGCCCCCTGACAATAGTCGGGGATGGCATGCAAAGAAGGGACTTTACACACGTTTATGACATATGTTCCGGCCTAATCGCTATTTCAAAAAAAGACAGGGAATGTAAAGTTTATAATCTTGGGACAGGAAGGAACTATTCGATAAATGAACTGGCAGACATGTTTGGTGGCGAAAAGAAACATCTACCAGCGAGACCAGGAGAGGCAAGAAATACCCTAGCAGACATCTCAGAGTCGATAAAGGAATTAGATTGGCAACCCAAACGTCAGTTGTTTGACTATGTACAGGAGATAAAAAATGGCCTATAACCATGCCAAGGGTCTTTCTTATATTTATGAAGACAAAGGCATATGTTTCGTGCCTATACCTAAAAACAGCAGCACAACAATTAGAAGATTAAACCCTGACTATAGAGTTTCAAACTTTTTGGATGACCCAACAATATTAGAAAACTATAAAACGATATGTGTTGTTAGGGATCCTTTCGAAAGATTTTGCAGTGCATATATTGAGATAAACAAGAGAGCGCTTGGCGATGGCGTAGAGACTAGGAAAAAAAAATTTTTTAAGATACATGGTGAGCCAAAAAGATTTTACTCTTTCATAGAAGAGGTGCATGATTATGGTTTTTTTGATGCACATATTGAACCACAAATGTTTTATATGACAGACTTAGACAATAACATTGTAATAGATAAGGTCTATAAAATAGAAGAGACCAATTTACTTCTAGAGAATGAATTTTCTATTATTAATTCTAGTCATTATAACAAAAACTCTGGTGTTGCAAAATCCACAATATCACAGTATCTAAGAAACAACAAAGAACTTTCACGTATGGTTTTAAAAATGTACAGGAAAGATATTGATTTTATTTTAAATTTTAAGGAGCAAAAAAATGAAAGATCATAAATTATCAAACCAAGCCGTCGGAGCAATTATGATGGCCCTTCAAAAATCTCTTATGGAGCAATCGGACATCACACCGGTCCTTCGAGGATTCAAGGTACAGGTAGATGATGCAGGGGAACTTGTAATCGTTAATCCACCAACCGTGAAAGTTCCTCAAGCCAAGGCGACACCGACAATCCTTACAGGAGATGAGTGATGCCAAAGTATCACTATAACTGCCCATCTTGTGATCAGGGATACTACCTTTATCATGGAATGAGCGAAGAACACAACAAGTGTCTTCACTGTGGACAGGAAACTGTCTATAGGGTGCCTGAAATGCCTCATATTCGTCGAGAAAACAAGTCGGAAGGTGGTAAGGTAGGGGACGAAGTTAAGAACGCTATAGAGGAAAATAGAGCGATTCTTGAACAAGAAAAAAAGAGGGCACGCAACAATAATTGGGAACCAAACACATGACATTAGAACTATGGCTTATATTTGCATTAACAATCTCACTCATTCTTAATGGGTTTTTGGTCTGGTTTTCACGAGAGCAATCAACAAGAATTACCTATGTTTCTCAAAATATTGGGGATTTAGTTGAATTAGTTGCTAATTATCGTGATCATCTTAAGGCTATCTATCAACTTGATACGTATTATGGGGACGAAAACATCCAACACCTTTTCGCCCATACACGTTCTCTTATTACTATTTTGGAAGAAGAGTACGCGGACGTGTCATCGTTGACAGAGGCTTTAGAGATCGAATTTTCCGAGGAGTCTGATGGTGAAGAAGAAATCGAGGAGCAAAAACCCTATGGGGAGAATGTATTTTACGCAGGATCACGAGAACGCAATTCTTAAGTATTGTGTCTCTGAAGACCGAGCAGAGAAAGAGGTATTATATGGAGATTGGATTCAACCAGCCTTTAACGAAATGGTTGATAAAATTGTATTCGCGTACAAGTTTACCTCTCTCCCAAACATTGACGAACTTAGAATGGAGTGCAAGGTATGGTTAACAACAATTTTAGACAAGTACGATCCGAACAGAGGCTCAAAAGCGTTCTCGTACTTTTCAGTTATCACAAAAAATTGGTTTATTCACAAAGTAAAAAAGAACACTAAGCGTTTACAGCGTGAGGTGCCTTATGAGGAAGCAGAGTTGGAACTTCAAACTAACTTTGTGGACCCTGGGGATCAATTTATAAGGGAGTCCATAAACACTGAGTTTTGGAACAACTTATGGGTAGAGATTGACACTTGGGACTCTGACTTTGAGAAAGAACAAGAGCGAAAAGTTTATGAAGCCGTAAAAATTGTTTTGTCATCTGTTGAGGAAATCGACATCTTTAACAAGAAAGCAATTTATCTTTACCTACGAGAAATCACGGGTATGAATACCAAGCAAATTGTAACTCAACTCAACAAAATGAGGGAAAGGTACAGAGAGTTTAAGGTAGATTGGGATGACGGTAAAATCTAACTGAAACCTATTTAAATGTATGAGTAATAGCGAAAAACATATTAAAGAAGCCATTAAAAACATTGAAGAAGACCGACAAATCACACGAGAGTTGCTTGATGATGCCATCAAGTGGCTTTCTGTTGATGAGGCCCGACACAATCAAATTGGTGGCGTTTTGGCAAAGTATGTAGAAACCCTGCAGAGGTCCAACGAGCAGTTGGTCAAGTTGTGTGGCCTTATGAAAAAAGGTGAAAACACTTCTGACGAATTGACCGATAAGGACTTCGCAGGGATTTTTGATGCAATACAGAATTCCGAGAAAGAAGATAAATGAGCATTTTCACACCCCAACAGGTACGTAGTTTTTCTGATCGTTTAAGTAGTCGTGCAGACTTGTTTCAAGAAGCGTTCATTGATTCCATTTTTGATAACTTACCAGATGTATTTAATGCCACGGTGTTATCGGATAATAACCCTTCAGATAGCGATGGTACGAGAATTGTATTAGATGATCAATCTTATATCCTTGCAAGGATTCGGCCAACTAGAGCACTCAATAGAATCTACCCAGATCCACTTGATGCTGCGTGCTTAAATATCGCTCGTAAATTAATTAATATGCATCCACAATGTGTTTTTGAGGTAACCAACGATTTCGAAGCACCAAATTTTGGAGATGAGATCGAATGCAGAAGAATCAAGGAGTCAAATGGTCAAAAAGCAGTTCTTTTTGCTACAAGAATCACAAAAAGAACAACCTCTGCTACAATTCTTCGAAAAAGAAGACAGTTGGCAATGAGTGCTTTTGCCGATTCAAACTCGGCACCTTCAACTATTGGAGAATCATCTACAAATCCAAGAAAATCTACCAACAATGTATCGACTGTTTATACCCTACAGCAATACAAGGACTTTGTTCCGGCACTTACTGGCTTTCTTGATGATATTTCCTCCCATGAGACTGGACGTACTGGTCCTGATTCCTACGATGCTTACAATTGTGGCGCAACGGGTGAATGTAATGACACTGTTGTTCAAGAGTTTGGTAGATGGAAAAATGGCGCCGGTAAGTTATCAACCAAAACCATAGCAGAAATTAGAGCATCTCAAAATAAAAGAAGCGCAGGCAATCTGGGTGTTGGAGTTTTTGCAGTTGGAAGGTACCAACTTGTAGGCTCCTTTGACAAAAGATCACAGACATTTCAAGAAACAATTGCTGCTCTGAATATTGATCAAAGCCAAGTATTTAACAAAGAAATCCAAGATGCTATGGGTGCTTATTTAATCTTGAGCAGCAAAAGACCGGTCTTGCACGGCTATATGGTTGACAAGCATGACGATGCCATCGCGGCAGCACATGCAATAGCGGAGGAGTGGGCATCTTACCCATCTCAATACGGAGCCAATAAGGGACAAAGTGTGTATAAAGGGGTTGGTAATAACGCTGCTGCAAAAAAAGATAGCAAAAACCCAGAAGGTGTTGCACAAAGACTCAGGGGTTGGAAAAACACTTTTCTATCAAATGCAAAAGTGAAGGAGATACTGGGGATATAATGAGTATTGAAAACAACAAAATGATAACCTTAGGCTCAGCCTATTCAGTTGGGTATGATAAAAGAAGAATGATTCAACAGTCTAACGACAATTTGGTAAAGAAAAAACCAGAATTGTTTGAGTCTGGGGTCTTTCTCATTAAAGACAATGAAGACTTGCCAAGTTTCGGACCAGTTATGGGACTAGAGAAGATCGTCTCTAGATCTAAAAACCAGAATGGTCCCACAGGTGGCCGTATATTGTTTACAAAAGATAATTACGGACCTGTTCATTCTGGCCTAGGAGGTGCCGGAGGCACTCAGTGTGAGGCCATAGATATTGTTGTAGGATCACTTGGTAATGAGTCAAGGGTTTATACCTCTGACATACAGTCGAGAGCAAACTTTGCCTCTGATGCAGCCAGAATCTATCTTACCGAGAGGGGATCCCTGGAACATTATTTTGGCTTAGGTACACCAAACACCTGTTTTGCTGCTAATATGAAGTCCGGTATTGGCATCAAAGCAGATCATACATATGCAATAGGGCGCGAAGAAGTTAGAATTTTAGTTGGGTCCGCAAATTTTACACCCAAAGATTCCTCTGACCTATTGGCGACTGGTATTCGAAGTATTAAACCCAAGATTACTTTGGCAAGAACAACAGAAAAAGATATTCAAGCAGCAGTCTTAGGTGGAAACCTTAAAGAGTACCTTAGAAAACTTGTAAAAAAGATAATGAAAATACACTCAAAAGTTCAAACTCTTGAACAAAAATTAATAAAATTAGAAATATCTTATGCTGTCCACAACCATCAGGGTGCTGGGGTAGGGGTTATTCAAACAGCCCCAGCAGTCAATGCTGTTACGCATACTGGCGGTAGTGTTCCGAATTTCTTTAAGGATACGTTATCAAACATATTGGATAATGTAAATACCAACATTGAACAATTAGAGTCGCTCGGACTTTCTTCTTTTTCAACTAGTGCAGAAACAGACGAGTTAATACAGGGCGCCGGCGACATTTGCAGCAGCACAGTATTCATAGGAAAATAACATGGCCGAAAAAGATTTCTCAAAATTTCAAAAAGACGTTTGTGATGATATTACACCACCACCACCGATAAAAAAAATATGCCCAACCTGTATTGTAAACCCCAACTATATTGAGCCTGACTGGACTGGTATGGTTAATCGTCCATATCTAAACGAAGGGACTTGTGAATATACTTGTGTAGTTAGTCTTGATAGATACGGGGAATATCTTACTGCTGCTGATTTTAGAAGCCCTCCTCAAGGCCGTGAGGTGGCTTTGAGACAATATATCGAGCCGGCATTGCGTTTAATGTTGCGGCATTTTGGGAAACTTGAGGCTGATGCAATAATTTGCGCTTCATTTCCTGGACTTAAACTTGAAGGGTTGGCCCCGGATGAGTTACTAGAACTTCAAAGTGACTATACTTTGGCCTATACGAGGCATATCGAATCTGGTGGGACTGATGTTTTTGACGAGAGAAGCCTGGAAGATATTCCATTGTCTCAGAGAAATTCATGCCCACCTATTGATCAAATAATAGCAGAGGCAACCAACTCAATTTATGCAGGAGAAAATAGAACAACTGAAGAGGGCGACTCCTTTGAAGTGTTTGATGCCACCAAGTTTGCAACAGGAGAGTATCCTGAGATTACAAACCCTTACGCTTTAGAACTATATGCCGTAATAAAAGATTTTGATATTGATCCAATAGGAAACTATCTTAAAGTAAAAGTTACTGTCCCTGCATTTATCTTTGATCAAGTGCCAAGCAAGCCTAGAATACAACTTCCTGGTGGATCCGATACAGTAAGTAAACTTAATGCCAATAATTCAGTTGAGTTTTTATCCGAGGATTTGTCTCCTCAACTGACTAGGCTGTCTACTAGTTTGGGTATCTATAGTACATACCAATCATTGTTTTGGAGAAACCAAGATGGTTATCTAATATTTTCTGATACTCAAGACGTAGAGGCGCTTAGCGCAGAGGACATTCAGCCTGTTGATTATTATGCATCTGAAGAAAAGGTCAAAATTGATCAATTTAAAGATAAAATTGTGCAGATTATAAGAGATAATGGTTATGAAGTCAATAGTTTCTTTTCTGGTATAGGCAACCTTGTAAGGAAAGTTAAACTAGAATTTTTAGAAGGAGAGATTTACAAACTTAAGGCGGTGAAGGTAGAAGTTAATGGTTGCGGGTATAGCAAATTAACCGACGGGTTTGATAATTTCAAAAGTTGGTGTGACAATCGACCCACCACAATGCACTATGTTGCTAATTTAAAGAAGATAGACATGTCATTGCGTGCATCACAGTCCTATCCATGGTTAGATTTTTTAGTAGCATACACATACCCACAGATATCTGTTGTTTACGGTCGCCTTAGCAAAGACAATCTTGAGCAAGACGTTGGTAGTTGCATAGTAAACAACGCGAACCAATATGCTATTGAGTTGAGAGACACTATCTTAAATGATTCAGTCAATTTAATGAAAGCATTAGAATTTGAGTTCAACAATGTGTCATGTTCTAGGCCCGGGTCAAAGCCAAAGTTCTTAGAAAATGAAGATGCTATTAATGCTGCTAATCAACAAGTATATCAGGCGCAATTTGATAAATTTTTCGCCCAAGATTCCTTTTTAAAGTCTTTAATCCCACCAGATACATTAAGATCAATGAGCACAAATCCTAACAGTTCAGCACTTAAGTCTCTTAAGGACGAACCCAAAGGTTCTCAAAGTGATCACGTCATTAAAATGTTGACTTTATGTAACATCAATAGTGTTGGTATGGCAGCAATGCGCTGTCTTTTCTCAGGGACTTCTTACCAAAATGCAATGTCTAAAATTGTTCGTGTGGCGCTTGAGTCCATGGATATTGATGTTATTGGTTTTTTCATTGAAAACCTACCACCAGAAGATCAGATTAAGATCCGTCAGCAATATGAAAAAGATTTTGGCAATCTACCACTACCATGGGAAGCAGGATATGATCCTGGCTCAATGTCAAACTCAAACCCTTATCAAAAATACAAAGATGGGTTTATTAAGCAAGCGTTAGCGGGTCAAGACGATAACAAAAAATTAGTGCAATTTAAAGCAGAATTAGATCAATCAATCAAAGATCAGGCCGCACAATTGAACAGAGTTGGTGATCAATTAAAAAGAGTCAATAAGATCTCAGGAGAAATTGCGGAAGTCAATGCTCAAGAATATAATCCATGGCAAGAAGGAACTATCGCAGGCCTTATGAAACAATTGGAATCTGAGAACAAAGTTCTTGCTGGTGAACAGTTGGTATACGAACAACTTTTGGCACGTACCACAGACTTAGAAGCACAAATATCAAAATTATCAAAGGAGACATCTGATCCTAACGCAAAAAAATCTGATTTGGAAATCTGGAGGGATCTACCGGAAGAGGAAAAGAAAACATTAGCGGATGCTGCCAATAGGGAGTCAAAAGCAAAAGAAAACACCCCTCCTGGGACTTATGGTAATGCACTTGGGTCTCTTCAAAAGACAATTACTTCTGCTTATATTGACTATATGATGGACTCTCTGCAGATTGATGTACTACTTCAGACTCTTGATAGGGTGCCGCTTGTAGGTGAGTTATTGCCCAGGTTATTAGCCAGCGTAAAATGTGCCGCACAGAGTCCATCAGAACCTCCAATTGATAGTTTTCTTAGCACTCTAACACTAGATGTGTGTGGGGATTTACAAAATGGACTGAGGATGCCTAAAATCCCAACAGTTCCAAACTTTTTTGACACTGCGCTGCTAACAAAACTGGCCAATATATTCATAGCATCATTTTCACAAACAATTACAAAAGTTTTGGTTAGTTTAATGTTTAAATTACTACAAACAATTGAGCAAGGAATTTGTGATGGCCTTAATGCTCTCGGTCAATTTGTGGCAGAGGGTGACTTTTCAGGGGATGGTTTTGATAATGCACTTAGAGATGCCTGGTGCCCAGATGGAGACGAAGATGATCTGGCAGCGGCTAAGAATGGAGTTTTTGGTAATCTTGGAGGGTTCGGGGGAGATATTAATTGTCTTTTTAGAACACTTAATTCAGTCACGTCTCGAAAAGAAAATGTGCAATTAATGGCTGGCCAAGGAGAGCCGCATGTATCTGCTAGAATAGCAGAGGCAGTAAATACATTTTGTCCAGAATATGGTGGAGTCATGGGTACTCCTCAAGACGTAGAGAGAGTTTATGTCAATTGTGGTTCATATTGCCCACCAGAACTGTTGCAAGAACTGCTAGAAGAAGTAAACAGGGCGCCTGATGGGCCAATATATGAATCAATTTGTTTGACTCAGGAAGAATTGGATCAATTTAACAGAGATAGAGAGGGGCTGCTAACTGCAAATGGTTTAGACGAAGAAACAGCCAGAGACATGATTGACAAGGCGAACGAAAGAGTACTAGACGACCTAGGTGATGTTGCAAAAATCATGCAACAGGGACCACAGGGATTAATGGAGCAGGCAATCGATGATTTGTTGTCTCGTGCTGATCCAACTTGTTCTGTAAATAAAAGCGCTATATTACTTGAAACACCAGAGAGCCGTGAACAAAAGAAAGGATTAATTAATGACTTCTTTAGTTTGCTTGAAAGAAGATTTTTTGATGATTTAATTGGAGAGTATCATTCTGTTTTGGCCAGTATCCTAACAGACACTGCTGATAATTCATTAAAACTCCACGAACTGTTTGTTGGGTTGCCGATATTCATTCCAAATTATGTTAACTCAGAAGCAGACTGGGAATTTAGAAAAGAGTATGGCTCTATATGGTACGCAAATGACTTTCGTATGCCTGATATAGAGAACGCTAGCGGGATGTTTCCTGCAACAGTTGGTATTCATATGAGGAAACAAATACAGATGTCGATGTTTTCGTTCTTAAATACCGACGGAGAGGTGAAGATTAGTGGCAACTTTACGAACGATGCAAATGGTGAAGGCCCAGACTATGAAATGGAAATGTCAATAACCAGAAAAGGCGGCATAGATAATAAATTTAATATCAACATCAAGGAAATTTTCTATTCTTTTAGACCTGGTCAAGATTTAGATGAGGCATTTAGTAACGATCCTGTTATTGAAAGGGATAGAATAAAATATTCTAAGCCTTTTGCGTATGATGATTCCTTCTTAGAGGGCATACAGTTTCCCGTAGCGGGTCGTACTAAGGGATATGTTAAAGTTTTTGAAAATTTACTAAAACGTGGCCTCAACAGGCCCGTAGAAATCAATAGTATAGAGAGTAGAAAAGTTTACGAAGCGATTAACTCAGAAATGTTTACATTTGTTAGGGATGCCATGTTAAATGATCCGGATGGAGGGACCCCTATAGGTTATAAATTTGGTTATGATGCAAGCCAAGCCATTGAATTTAGAGATCTAATATATGTGGATCCAGACGCTAATCCTAATGATGAAGGTACTTGGAGTTATACCTTTGATGAGGAAGATAGAAAACTTGGTAAAAGTGCAACAGAGAATCCAAGAGTGCATTTTTTGGACCCGGATATTCACGGTGGCTCCTATAGGAGACCAAAGATTTACATTGAGCCTGCAACTTATAATGGTTGGATGGGGATGATGCGCACTTTTGTCCCTGAGATTTCTAGTTGTGATGAGAATACAACTAATTTCTTAGATCTCGCTCAAATCACCAATCGAGTTAAAGAAATTGAAGACAACCTGCCATTCGACGAGCGCTTATCATTACCGCCGGAATGTCGGGTAGAGATACCATTTGATAGACAATTTAGTCCTATAAACCACGGATTAATGGATGGCGTTGTTACTTCAACGGTTAGAGTATATGCCACAGAGTTTATTCTAAAAACACTTCCAGTTTTTAGCAGCGTTGAAATGTCGGATAGAAACATTGATGATATTTTTTCTGATGTTTTGATTGAGGCTATGAAAGATGGGATGGTGGATCAATTTAATCTTTTCAATGTTATACAAGGTTATACTTATTGGCTATTGTTCTTAGAGCAATCAGTGCAATCTGTTGAAAGAATGATCTTGGATGGGATGCTTGAGATGACACCAGCGCTTGTTGAAGCAAAAGAACAAATAGATCAAGCAAAGGAACAGTTTGCCTCACTAGGCCAGGATTTCTTCCAAGCATGCGATGACATAGCCAGAGGCTCAGCGATTATTGCTTATGGCGAAGATTGGGAAGAAGTTTTAAATGATTCTATGAAGATGGACTGGGGTGATGTTGCAGGTTTATGGAGAGCAGCAGCAGGTATTCCGTTATCACCATTTCGCTTAGGCTTGGCAAACAGCATAAATACTATATGGAAGGCTCGAGATGCCGCGAAAGTATTCTTAAGAGAAATAGTGAAAAGGGAAATAACACAATTATCTGAGAAGTTATATTTTAATATGCGCCCTCGACCTCATGTTTACGACATAAGCAAGTACTTATTATCTAAGAATGGTATGATGAGGGGTTCAACTTTAAGAGCGGGAGAGAGCAAAATTGAGGCTCCTGTGACCGGTGGTAAATCTGGTATTGGGTATGGATCTATTTTTGATGTACCACGGAACATTTTAGAAGAAAATGTGTTTGACAATGCTTTATTAACACCAGATGAACTTGAGGAATTAAATGAAAAAGGTGTTTTTTATCTCGAGAGGTACATTCGAACCACCGACAAAGACGGCTTGGAACAAGTTTACAACATCAAAGAACTACAGGAATTACTTAGCGATAGGGCCGTTTATGACGAGAACTCAAAACTATCAGACTATTTTGGCAACCTAGAGTTGATCAGCGATGACAGAATTCTAGTCGGCTCCTTAGGGGTACAGTTTGGGGTACGACTAATGTATTGTCCTCCTTCGGCTTTTTCTTATGACTTAAATGATTTAGATGCAGAGACAAACCGAGCATTCTCTCACAAGCCGGCCATGATACAATTAGCAACTGAAACTAGTCAAAGGCCTTGGCAATTAACGGCACGAACAGTTCCAATTGCAGTCTTTGAGCAAGATGTTCTTGATAAGAAGATAAAAGACATCAATTTTGAAGATGAGAACATGGGAGAAGACTTAAAGTGTTACATAGATAATCTTGTGCAAACAGAAGAGTACCAGGTTCTTGTTGATTACTGTTTCCCTTTAAAGACGTATGTTTCTTCTATAGGTGTTTACTCTTTTTATAATTTCTTTGAATCAATTGGAAAAGATCCAAGTGAAAGAATAGACTCCGGTATAGGTTTAGGAGGCATCGCACCGGATCTCTGGAAGTCGTTTATATTTAATGAGTCAAAGAGTACATGTAGGAAACTGTTTAATTCAGTGTATCGCTCTGATGATGATGAGCCAGAAGAAAATAGAGTTTCCAGCGAAGATTTAAAAAGGAAATTTTTTGAAAATATTCTTCCTCAATTATATATAAATTTAGACAGCAGCATTTCTTGGTGGCAAAGAAGAAGAATTGTTAAAGAAAATCCATTTGATGCGGATGGTAAAGATTGCAAAAACGCATTTCAAAAGTTATTTGACAAAAAGGGTTAATCATGCCAATTAGTATACAATTTCCAATAGAGATAGGACCAGAAGGTTTTCTCAGTTACACAGATGATCAAACCACTGAAGCAATTAATCAAAACTTAAAATTTTTACTGTTAACGGTACCAGAAACATTTGTTGGGGAACCACAATTTGGCGTTGGCATACAGAAGTATCTTTTTAGTTTAGCATCACCCAGTATTCTGAGTCAGGCCAAATCGGAAATTTTAAATCAGTGCCGGAGATATTTGCCATATCTTTCTATTCTTGATATATCTCTGGCTTTGAATGAAATGGTCATGGTTATTAAAATTCAATATAGAATTGATAGTACGAATGAAGTTGAATACTTTGAATTAGTCGCAACAGAAGTGATATAACTTTTGATCAAAAAACTATTTAAGTTTTAGGAGTACCCTTTAATATGCCAAAAACAAAAAACACTCCTATCAAATATACCTCTAGAGACTTCTCTACAATTAAGGAAGATTTGATAGATCACGCAAAAAGATTCTACCCGGAACAGTATAAAGACTTTTCTGTCGGTACAGTTAATTCCCTGCTCATGGATCAAGTTGCTTATGTTGGTGATGTTTTATCATTCTATCTAGATTACAGTGTTAACGAGTCTTTTCTGGATACGGCTCTTGAACGAAAGAATGTGAGAAAACACGCAAGATCACTTGGTTATAGGTTTTCTGGAACACCTAGTTCCTATGGAACTATTGCGATGTATGTGCTTGTGCCTGCTGTTAGTGACGGCACAGCGCCGGACACAGCCTATTTACCAATTGTAAAAAGAGGTACTTCCTTTCAATCTGCAAATGGGAGCAATTATGTCCTGACAGAAGATGTTCGGTTTGATGATGCTGATAATGAAGTTGTGGCTGCAAGATTTAATGACACAACTGGTGCGACCACATTCTTTGCAGTCCGTGCTTACGGACAAATTACGTCCGGAATCTTCCAGAGAGCGACAGTTGATTTGTCAAGTGCAACTTTTAAAAAGTTTCGTAGAATACGAGTTGGCGGAGACAATGTATCAGAAATAGTTTCGGTCATTGACACAGACGGAAATGAATACTATCAAGTTGAAAATTTAGCACAAGAAGTTGTGTTCAATGAAACAACCAACAAAGATGCCGCATCTGATGGTGTCAGAAGCATACTTAAACCATTTATTGCCGCTAGAAGATTCGTCATGGAGCAGGACGACACAGGAACATACATTCAGTTTGGTTTTGGAGACGAGAATGACGAACCAGACGGTTTAATAGATCCGTCCAAAGTTTTCCTGCGTATGCATGGCCAAAGACAAGTGACAGATCTTAGTTTTGATCCAACGCAACTAGTAGGTACATCTAAATTAGGACTTGCCCCACAAGGCACAGAGTTGACAATAGTGTTTAAAGTCAACACCACAGAGTCTGTCAACGCTGCTTCAAACACGATCCAATCGGTAGTTAGAAGGATTATTGAATTTGATGATCCGCAAAATTTAACACAAACATTAATTCAGGGTGTTATTACTTCTCTAGAGGTAACAAATGAAGACCCAGTATCAGGTGATGCCTCAACAGTTACAAATGAAGAAATAAAAGAAAGAGCAAAGGCCTATTACGCGATGCAAAATAGAGCAGTTACTCGACAAGATTATGAGTCTGCCGTTTACAATATGCCAAAGAAGTTTGGAGAGATCAAAAGAGCATCTATTATTAATGACCCAAGTGCGACCAATAGAAGAATGGCGCTTTATGTAACTGGTCTAAACTCAGACGGCCAACTTCAAGATGTTAATGAAAAAGTTAAAACAAATGTTAAAAACTGGATTACACATTATAAATCAATGAATGATGTTATTGACATTTTTGATGCAAAAATTGTGAATTTTGGAATTGAATTTAAATTAAGGATAGATAATCGATTCACAGATGCAGATGTTTTAAGTAGATCAATAAGTAAAATTCAAGAGTATTTTGAGGACAAACTATACATTGGTGAACCTGTATACGTTAACAGACTGTATTCCGTTCTAGGTAAGGTTGACGGCGTAGCAGAGGTTCGTCATCTGAAGATCCTCCCACGATCCGGCTCTTCTTATTCAAGCAACAGAATTAATCTTGATGATATGATGTCTAGAGATGGATCTTTCATCAAGGCCCCAAAAAACGTCATTATGGAACTTAAGTTTCCTGATCGAGACATTAAAGGAACAATTATCAGATGATTAAAAGATACTTCGCACTAAAAGATAATACAATCACAAATGCATTTGATCGTTCACTCGCCACTCGCGGTACTGGGTCTAATATGGGCCAGTCTGATGTTCTTGAGGCATTTACAATCTATGCTCAGGTTTCAAACTCAAGTGGCCTTTCTAGCGAAAAAGCAAGGATACTTATTGAATTTGACTTAAATGAAATAAATGCCGATAACAATCCAACTGGTACAAAGTACTTTTTAAAGTTGTTCAACGCAAGACACTCGTCTACTTTGCCAAGAGATTTTACTATGGAAGTTCTTGCAATTAACGGAGAATGGGAAGAGGGTCGCGGATTGGATATGGATAACTATTCTGATCGTACCTATGATGTAACTGGCTCAAACTGGATCAGAAGAAAGGGATCAACCAGTTGGGCTGATCAAGGGGGTGCCACTCATGCTGCTCCAATTTTTCCTGTAAACTTCCCGGTAGGAGACGAGGATTTAGAGGTTGATGTTACAACGCTAGTTGACCAGTGGGTTGCCGGATCAAAAAACAACAATGGGTTTATGGTTCGCATGTCTTCTTCTCTAGAGAGTGCTCCCGAGTCTTTCTTTACAAAGAAGTTTTTTGGTAGAACATCTGAGTTTTATTTTAGTCGGCCTGTGCTTGAAGCCAGGTATGATAGTTCTAAGTTAGATGATAGAGGGCAATTTTACCTATCTTCTTCTTTGGCGCCTGGTGTTGATAACCTCAATACAATTTATTTGTATAATTATATTCGTGGTAAACTGAGAAACATCCCTTCGATTGGAACTGGGAAAATTGGTGTTAGTATTTTTTCTAGTTCTGCCGGTGTACCAACAGGGCCTGAACTAAAACTGGTTGATGATCGCGAGTTTGTCAGGACTGAAAATCAATATGTTGTGACAGGGGGACATGTTTCAACCGGTATATATTCTGCATCTTTTGCCTTTACTGGTTCTACTACATTAACCGAATTTAATGATGTTTGGTTTAAAATGGCAAATGCAGTCCAAGCAGCCAGTGATACACCCAATCAATTTGCAACCGGTACAATTACTCCAAAGTCTTTTGAGTCCTATCAATACTCTGATACTGGTAGATATGTACTCTCTGTGAGTAACAGAAACAATAAGTATGCTCATAATCAAACACATAGAGTTAGAATTTATGCTAGACATAAGAAATGGTGCCCCAATATTTATAATGTGGCCAGCACAATCCCAGATTCTTTAGTATTCCCAAGTGCCTCCTATCAAATTTGCAGAACAGTTGATGATCGCGTAGTTGTACCTTATGGTACTGGTTCGACAAATCATACTAGACTATCATATGATGTATCGGGTAGTTATTTTGATCTAGATACTTCTATTCTTGAACCTAATTATATATATGAGGCAAAGATCTCGATTTACGATCCAGATGTTGGCACTTACGAAGAGCAGCCTTTTAGATATAAGTTCAGAGTAGTTAAGAATGAGTATTAAAGATTTATTTTCAAAGTCAATAAAAAGTTATGAAAGCAGCAGCGCTGATGTAGAGTCAACCAGATTTGCTGATAATGTTGCGAAAGAGAGAGTGACCTTTCTTCCGCCAATAGACTTTAGTAGTGCCTCAAATTTTGTCAAGTATGGTTTAGCCGAAGTTTACTATGACGAGTCTATTAAGAGAATCTATAATCAGTATCCATATGATGGTTCTGAAAAAGAAAAGATTGAGTTTCACTTATCTTCCTCTTACTTAGATCGATGGATGTACGAAAAGAAATACCCCAAAACCACAGGATATATAGTCCATGGACTGACCAGTCCTCCGGGGGCAAAAGGCCCTAGGGGTTATGGTAAGACTTATGCTTCTTTAGAACACATTGACATTGACGGTGGTGTTCACATTTCATCGGATTTTTCAACAACGGATCCTCTATCAAAAGCATTTGAATTAAATTCAAAATATGATTCTTCAAAAAATCGAGAAAAAACATTTAAATTAGATTTTGATGCTGGTGCGACTTTTGAATTCTACCTACAGAAAACAGCATTTGATTCAGATTCCGACAAAGAAGTAATTTTAGACCTTTGGAACGGTGAGATTTCAAGTTCTGCTACCTATGGAAGGGTCACGATAGAACTTACTAGTTCTAATAATGATTTACTATTGACCGTGCAAAACGGAACAACCGGCTTCTTCCAGGCACCTCTTGCATCTTTGACACTAGATCCTTTTAAACACTATGCGATAACTCTAAAGAACACGACTAGTGCTGTTACCACCACGTTGTATCAAAACGGTGTTAGAACAAACCAAAGTAACCTTGGGTCCTCTACAGTTAATGAGATTAGAGGACTTGTAAAAGGTCGTATTGGCGCACTTTTAACCGCACCTTCTTCATCCCAGGGGTCCGGAACAGAAGTTCCAGGAGATGGAAAATTATCTGGTTCACTTGATGAGTTTAGATTTTGGAAAACAGAAAGATCCAGCAGACAGATTGGCTTGAATTACTTCAAAAATGTTGGTGGTGGTGCAAATACAGATGATGCAACAAAAGACTTGGGGTTATATTTTAAATTCAATGAAGGTATTACAGGCAATAATACAACAGATGCTGTTGTTTTAGATTATTCTGGTCGTATCGCCAATGGCTCTTGGACTGGCTATGCCGGCAAAGGTAGGGACACTGGCTCTGCTTTTCCAACTACAGAGATCTCTGATCCAATTATCTATTCGTCTCATCCACAAGTTATTTCATTAGTTTCAGAAATGCAGACATCCGGATCAAACTATGACCGAACTTACGGCGGGTCATTATTTAATTCAATGCCGGATTGGATGAAAAACGAAGATGATAATGGCAATCTTAAAAATATAAACCAAGTCATTGCAAGTTATTTTGACACCCTCCACGCTCAGATATCAGCGCTTCCTGATCTGCGAAGCAAGAAATATGTTGAGCAAGGTTCTGACGGTAACTATAAAGCACTTCCTTTCATGAAGAATGTACTTGAAGATAAAGGGTTTATGACTCGTGATATTTTTATTGATTCTGATGTCTTTGAGAATTTGACTTCTTATGATGAAAACACAAATAAGTTTAACAAGAACCTTGATGAGATTAAAAACTTAATTTATACCAACATATATAATAACCTTGAGGCAATCTATAAATCAAAAGGCACAGAGAGATCAATAAGAAACCTCATACGTTGTTTTGGGGTTGATGATGAACTTGTTAAACTAAATGTTTATACAGACGGTGGGACTCATTATTATACTGATAAATCAAAAAACACTTCGCTGTCTAAGAAATACATCAATTTTAACTCAACAGGTAATTTTTCTTCAACAATTTATCAAACAGGATCAGTGTCTAATTCTAATACTTTCATAACGGGGTCTCGTGCCACAGCGAATGAAAAGAATAATGCTTTCTCTGTGGAACTTGATATGATTGTTCCGTATAAGAGGGAGGCTCATGAAAATGGCTATTTCCCCACTACTTTTTTATCATCTTCTCTTTTTGGGTTTCATGAAGCAGCAGATAATGTACATGAGTACACATGGGTAACTCCAGAGACAGCATCTCTCCAGGTTTTTCTTGTAAGAGATGAAGTGGAGTCAAAGCGTGCCAAGTTTCAAATGAAAAGTAGAGATGGCTCAATTAATGTCTCTTCTCCTTTTATTGAAAATATCTACGATAACACACACTGGAATGTCGCTGTTAGGGTGAAACCCAACACTTATCCTTATGCTGGTAATGTAACCAATAACACACCAAACTACACAGTTGATCTTTACGCAGTAAACCATAATTTGGATGAATTAATAAATGAAATTAACCTAACTGTTTCGATCAATGCTACGTCCGGATCAGCGTTTTTATCTAACCCAAAGAGAATTTATTTAGGCGCACATTTAGAAAACTTCACCGGCTCAGTCCAACAACAGTCTGATATTATGGTTGGCGGATGCCGAGCATGGCTAGACTTTCTACCTAACGAAGCAATTAAAGCACACAACAAAGATGCCAGTAATTTTGGAAACCGTGATGCTTTTCAGACATCTAATATGTTCACCATAGCAAACAAACACATTCCAAGTCAAGATCTTAAAATTTTAAACTGGGACTTCGACACAGTAACTGGATCCAATGCCTCCGGTGATTTTGCAGTTGATGACATCACCTCTGGTTCAACCAATACAATATATGGGTGGCCGGACACAATCATTCGAAGAGAACACAGAGGTAGAGGTCGTGGCTTCGGTGCTTCTAACACAGGGTTCTTAAAAGACAAATTTGTTTTTGCTTTGAAAAAAGAACTACCAGAAATTTCTTACACAAACGAGAACGTATTCATTAAAGGTGATAGGGAAATCAACTTCATAAAAGATGACGATGTATCTGACAACTTTTTCCTTCTTGAGAAAAGCATGAATGCAATTGTATCTGAGAAAATGCTAGAAACATTCTCGACAATTCAAGAGTTCGCCAACTTAATTGGAAGACCGGAAGATAGATATAGACAAAACTATAAGCGACTCGATAAAGTGCGTGAGTTGTTTTTTAATAGAGTTACAGCAGACATTGATTTTGAAACATTTACCAACTATTATAAGTGGATAGATTCTTCCGTTTCTGCCATGATATCCCAACTTTACCCTGCATCTGTCAGGTTTGGTGAGGCAGCCTCAAATGTTGTTGAGTCTCACATCTTGGAGAGGAATAAAATTCAGAACAGAATTGGCCTGCTAGATAGACATGACAGTACAGAAGGGTCAATTCGTGGAGTAAATGAGTTAACTTACAATTGGAAGTTCGGTCATGCACCAAATTATGAGACATATGCCTACCAGAACACAAAATCTCTTTTAATGGCTCAAGATGCCAATGATGTTGCAACGACAAATTTTACAACGTCAGATCAATACTGTCTTGCTTTTTGGTTTAAGTCGGATGCGAATACTGATAATAATGACATTATTAAGTTGCAAGACTCAACAAATGTTGTTCATAGATTGGATATAAAAAACGCTACTGCTTCACACTACAGATTTAGACTTAAAGTAGGTAACAGTTCATATGCTGTTGGCAATACGATAAATTGGAGCCAAACCATAGCCGATGACACTTGGGTACATGTTCTACTGCAAGTTAGTGGTACGGGTAATATTCCACATACCGCCTCTACTTCTGATCCAAACTCTAGTATTAAATTGTTTGTCAATGGCGCTGAAGCAACAGTTTCCTCTAATACGGTCACAACAGCGTTTCAAATCGGTGATGTCAATAGAATGTTGCTGAATAGTAATACCAATTTTGATATGGAATTTGATGAAATGACGTTCCTTACTGGAACTTTAACCACCAGTCAAATTAATGAACTTTACAATGCCGGAAATTATTTTGATCCAACTTCTGATGCATTTTCTGACAATAATTCTGTCGTTGCTCATTGGAGAATGGGAGACACTCCCGGTGACACAGCGGCACTTGTTCAAGATGTAGTGTCAAATCACAACTTTGTTATTAATCCAAATAGTAGTGTTTCCCTGACCAGCGACGTGTTTAACCAAGGGCAGTTTGTCCAAAACAGAGACAATGTTAATTGTTTATGGCAAAAAGAGCGAGAGGAAAGATCAGATCTTCCAGACAGAGAGATTATTAGACAAGTTTTGGTTAATCAAACTAATCAAACTAGTTCTAATCTAGCACAGACTGATAAGACAATCTACCAAGGCTCAACTTATGCAAGGAGAAAGTTATCACGTCCATATGCTGTTTCTATAGGGTTCAATAACTCTATTCATGGAGGTACAAACTACTCCCCTCAGAAGAATCGTAATTTCGTTCGTGAAGTTACAAGTCCTCATGGTGGCACCTTTTCATCTGGTGCCCCTAAAAGAGTATTTGGCATTGGTTTAGGCGGCGGCCAGGGTATTCGTGAAAGGCAAAAATGTGATGACGTTTTAGATCCTAATCAATTATACAAGTTTAATGCTGATGCCGTTGTTGGTAAGTCATCTGATTCTCAAGGTGGGTCACCCCTTTCTCCTTTAGCGGAACCAGAACAGAAACTTAAAACAGAACACTACTGGCCTTTTAACATTATATCCGGAAGCATGAAGACGGGATACAACAGGAGAGTCCACGCAGAATTTAAAAAAGATGCAATTTTTGCAAACATACATGCCGATACCATTGATATAACAAATGAAGTGCCAATGCAAGGCCCTTTCACAAATCAGTGGGTTGGAGGAAATCAGGCACGACATGTTGATATTAACAGACATGATACAACTCTTAAAACCGAAGGTGGCGCAGCAACACTCAATAATCTACAGGATCAGTACACAAGACCAGAAGCATGGCGATTACTAATCGGAGAGCACCAAACTGTTACTAGTCGTGATGGTGCTGTTGGTTTTGCTGGTCCAGATTATGGAGGGCCTTATCCAAACATTACAAGAAAATGGGCAATCTATTTCCGAGAAGAAAAGGCAAAGAGACCAGTTAACGTTAAAAACATTCAAAGCACAACTGCTTCCGCAAATGTTGGAAACTATTTTCATTCTTATGAGTTTCTTAATTCGTTTGGCAAGAACAAAAGACACTTTGTTAAGTCATCTGGTTTCGCATTACCAACACACATATCAGTGTTCCCAGAGACAACACAGGCGCTCTCATATATTAGCGCTTCTACAAACTTTCAGGTACCAGAAGAGACTATTAACAGTTCCAAGAACATGATCACGACCAGATTCTCTGCACCAGGTGGCCCAGAAGTTAATACTCGCGGGTATCTTGACATTGCAACTGGTGAGATGTCTGTCTATAATTCAATTAACTTCCGGAATTTGAGCGTTGTAGGTTCTGGCTCTGGCGAGATATCCGCTGATATTGCCCCGCGTAGACCTACTGACAGGGCAACCATGGTTACTGGTCCCTCAATTAGAGTTAATGATCAATTGAACAAAAGAAGAGGGCTTAGATCTTTATTGAACTTGCATTCGGGAAGATTTGGCGTTGACCCCACACATGGTTCTGTTGTAAGTACAACATATGTTACGCAACCATCTTTTCATAAGCAGCATAGAAATACGTTGTTTAGGAGAGAAAACGTTTATAGATTGAATCGTGCAATAAATTTTAGCAGCACAACTGCCACTGCCGCATTTCCCACTGTTATTTCTGCTGCCGACACTGTATCGGTTCATTTTTGGGTTAGGTTTGACGTTGTCGCCGGTTCTGCTGTCTCAAGAACGATACTTGATGGTAACAGAGACGGCCAGACAACAATTACTATCTTGAGAAACGCAAGTCAAAAATTAGTTATTGACATATGCGAGCAAGGAAATGGTTCGATAAAAAGAAGGCATACGTCAAGTGATTCTTTGGTTGATAATGTTTGGTATTTCATTGGGTTTTATTTTAGAAACAACACAACCAACGTTCTTACTATTAATGGAGCAGCGGCCACAACGACAGATTCTAATGTAGGAGGGTCCCCATCCAGCCCATCCACTGGCTTGGGCACCATCACTATTGGCGAGGATAGCAGCAATTCAAATTCACTAAAAGGCACCTTGCAAAACCTTGCATTGTACAGTCACAATGGTCCATCGACGGCAGGTAACTTCAATGATATTTATTCGTTAGATGTTGATGGCACTTATGTCAACACTACTTATACAAACAACTTAATTCAATTCTTTCAACTTGGAGAAGACTTGGAGCCATTAGTGGTTGGAAATAACTTGGGCACGGTAACCTCAATTCCACCAGCGTTTGGAACAAATCCTGGGGTGACAACAGTTACTGCTGGAAGCAACTTGGTTATAGTTCAAGGTTATTTTCCAGGAAAATATATCGATATTGAAGAAGGGTTTCATAACACAGCCCTAATTACTTCACTACTTCCTGCTTCTGATTTTCAATATAGTTGGGTCATGAATGCGATTAGCGGATCCAATTGGCGAAACGGTCAAAAGGTTCACGGATACGCACCTAGAAATGGTATTTTAAGTTCATCAGCAGGATTCACAGAGGCAATCGTGTTCCCATCATCATCAGCATTATTTGGAGAGGATTAAATGGCTAAGTATTATCAAGACTTTGTTGGACTGAATACATTCATATATGAACCCAATGGTTACAATGTTAGCGCATCTCAACAATTCTCACCAAGTGTTTATAGTTTTGGAAGAGAGGCTGTTTCTCACATTGATTTTTTTGGCGAGACTGCTGAAAACTATATTTATTTTAATCAAAATTTTATTGGTGCCGATCTATCAATTACTCCAACTGGTTTTAGAACGACCGATCTAGCCGCCTATAAGAACTATCATTTCTCTCATGAACTATCAAACACAGCATCTTTTTTCAATGCCTTGATGTCTAAAAGAAATGGACCATACGGCTACCCAATGTGGAAACAAATCAGGACAGGACAAAACCCACTCTCCAGAAAACAAAGAAGAGAGAATGTTTTCACCTACGTCACCGAACCGGGAACTTCTCGCGATGTAACCATCGGAGGAAGAACAAATCAAATCACCGACCGTTATGGTGCAATTAATGTATTCACAGAACCGGTCGTAAACGCCTCTCACAAGCCGCTTGAGTTGTATGGAGGGGTAAGTGTCTATGATGCCTCTAAAGACAAGGAAATCAAGCATAGCGTTCGCTTAAAGACATCTTTCGGTAGTCAGATGGTGTTCTTTGCAAATGATGAGCCGAATCGTTACTATGATTTGGTTTTTGAGACTGATGAGAACTACGAGAATCTTAAAAAATTATATCTTAAAGATGCTCTTGGAAGTGACTCATCACCAATGGATAGATTTACATTTTTGTCATACAAACAACAAATATGGCCAAAGCAAGAGTATGCTTTTCTAGACAAGACAAGGTCTCGAACGTTTTTTGTTAATACCTTCTGGAGAGACGTAAGAACATCTAGAACAGAGACAAATGTTTCAAACGGTCAAGGAGTTACGGTTCCGTTTCAATCAATGTGGCCACTGGATGCCGCCGCTGATTTTGAAACAAGAAGTGAGCCAAATTTACAAGATAACGTTTATGCTGCTGGTAACAATCATGCATTTTATTATTATGTTGGTGGTGTATCCGGTTCCGGTGATGGGGGGAGTTCTGGTAAGACCCTCGGTGGCTTCAATACAGGCCAAGATACAGAATCAGGAACGGCAGGTACCCCAAACGCCTCTTTGGGGGGCAGTGGTGTTCTTTGCAATTCATACTCTCAAGTTATGAGAGGAAATTACATCGCTGGAAGTTCACCGGGCAGTGTCAGCACTCTCAACGGCATTACAGACCCAGGTCAAGCGCTTTCTTCCTCTTGTTATTACGCTAGACGACACACTCTTAACTCAATCACTTCTGTTGTTGGCCCCTCTGGTATGCAAATCGTAGAAACCGGAAGTCAAGCCTCAATTAGCACTGGCTCTTTGTTTGAAGGGATTGCTGCTTGGGATGCTGGTAAGCAGGCAGGGAAGAATCCTTTCTACGATTCTTATGAGGATTACAATCAAAATATACGCCTGAAAGGACAAGGGTACTCAATTGTTCCTGAATTTAGGATTAGTTCTCACGTTAAAACTTATCAATCCAAAGGTGTTACTGAAGAATTAAAAGAGATTTTTGAACTGTCCGGTGCTTTAGGACAGAATACAACCACTAGTGGTTCTTCAACTTTCTATAAAGTCTTGTCGAACAGTGAATTCTTAAAACACTTTGATTTGATCAAGAAAGACCATGAGGATTTTGCTAATCCAATATCAATTGCATTAAGGTGTAAAGCAGTTAAGAAGTTTCTTCCGTATGAAGGTTTCTACCCAGCACAAAGATGTGTTAATTTGTCACAGCAATTCTATGATTCTTATGGCGATAAGATCCTTACGTATATCAACGGTGCTCAACAAGATTCTAGTGATAATTTTGCTGTTCAATCAATAATTGAGCCACTTTTTGCACCAGGGATACTTTTTAATACAATTAAGTCAGGAGTCGCTTGTGATTATCCGATTATTCTTTCTGATGATATCCATACAGGAAAGGTCAGTTATTTAGGTAAAGAATCAAACAAAAGGATCAATTATTTAATCACTGGTTCTGATTATGCTCTTGATCACGATCAGTTGTATTCGGCGTTTATTAGAGTGCCTTTTGAAGCAATAGTAGAACCAGAAAGATTCCTTGCCGGTCGTGATTTAAGAACAATGGGTCCTCATCCATTTGAACTTGCAGCATCTGACATTTCTGCCCAATGGTCAGGCGACGGCGACCTTTTATACAAAAAAATGGCAAATAACTTTTTAGCAGAATCTACAGAATTTTTTCTAAAAAATGGGAATATGACAACAATCACATCCTTGCCATCAGAAAACCCAGCGTTTGGAAACGCAGAGTCTGGCTCTTTCTATGCCATGAGAGTCAAAATGAGAAGGACAAGAAACAAACCAAATGATTTTCTTCCTGGTTTTGGAGCAGATAAAGTTATTCCGCCCCAGGATCTCTATCCAAGATTTGATGTTAGAGAGAACTTTACAATGTATTCTCGACCATCTGCTTTTAGTCCTCCAACTTGGGGCGGTGATGGAACTGGTAGTTATGGAACCACCAATCAGTTTACCATTAATGGGTCGGATTCTATGTGGGGATATAATTTCCCTTATACTGCACCATATTATCACGGGGAGGGTTGGGCAGACCTGATTTTTAGACCTTCTGAAACTAAAAAATATACTGTTGATGAAATAATTGCATCGGCTTCTCTCTACCCTTACTATACAAGGTTTTGGTGGAACGGAACACAAGATGCATTACGTGACCTGTCTGGATATAGTGGATCTGAAGGAACAGCATTGCCATGGTCACAACCCCTGGATATTGCTGCTGGGGCATATACTCAATATGATAAATCTCCGTGGTTCACTTTAATCTCATCCTCTGCTAATATTATACAGGGTGAGCAAATGGCAGATACACAGAATTACGCAGCCAGTTTCAATTGGGGTGATGGTCTACCATTTGCCTCAAATTACCCAACAAGGGTTGCGTATGCGAATTACCCAAGTCAATATGCAATACAACATCCATATTATATAAATTATAATGCAATGCAAATGAATTCAAGTGTAAATTTGTTTGGTAAAGGAACCGCTCGTGTTATAACATCAGAAGAAGGTGATGAGCAAATTATTGATATTAACACCGAAGCCACAAGCGGAAGAAAAACACGTTGGATTATTCAACCAAAATTTGAAACTCCAATGCTAAATTTTAACTCCTACACAGATCTTACAGCAGATCCAAATCTTACTTGCCCAACCTTTGCTTCAGAATCGGTACCTCGAGGAATGTGGCATCAATATGGTCAAATTGAAGAAGATCCCTCAAGAGGAGTTTTCTTAGAAATCTCTGATATCCCACCAACATGGTGGAAAGGCGCCCTCGGTGTTAATCAGGGTATTCAAAATAAATATATTAAGTCTCTCGCTGACCTTTGCGGTTTTTCAAAGGAACCAGTTCGATTAGGAGAAGTTGGTCAAGCAAAAGAAATATCAGAGGCCGTTGTGGCAGTGCCTTTTATTGAACAAGATGGAACTCGTAAGTTCTTCAGTCTCCCTAGGATTGACATCACAACAGCACTTGATCGTATAAGAAACGAAAAAAGAATGTCATTTGTAGAGCCTCCAAATGTTGGGGACACTGTTTTGGAGATGGTGCGCAATATGCAAAAGTATGTTTTCCCACCGTCCATGGACTTTGTAAAAAATGAAGAAATCGATCCATTTGCAATGTACATTTTCGAATTTAAGCACGTTCTTGACAAACAAGATCTTGCTGACATGTGGCAGAACTTGCCTCCAAAAATTGGACGGTCTTTTGAAGAGGCAGAGGCGACCATTGGACACCCTCTTGTTGCTGAAGAACTTCTTGGCGGTGGTGCTGTAATCCAAGCCGACAAAATCAGAAAAAATATACAAACAAATCTTGATAGCAAAATTCAGTGGATGATTTTCAAGGCAAAGAAAAGAGCAAGGACAAATTATTTTGACAAAGTTGTTGCCAAGAAAGGTGGTACCATGGATAGTTCTGTTGTTTCTGTTGAAAACTCAAGCACAAGTGAACTTGGTGATGATATGGGTGTCACGTACAATTGGCCTTACGATTTCTTTTCGCTAGTAGAACTAGTTAAAATAGATGCGGAAGTCAATCTCGGAAACCTCCCTCCACCGGTGGATAATAATATAATGCAAGAAATAGCAGCCGAAGTTCCAAACAGCGTAAAGCAAAAAGCAATTACCAATCCTACCGGGCTGATGAGCGCAGACAACCCTGGGTCTCTTGCGACAAATATTGCGGAGCAAAATGCGAGCACACCTGGGTTTTCTGAGGCTGGCTCATCTGGAGAGATTGACCCATCTGATATTTCAGGACCTGGTGGTGGCTCTGGTCCTGGATTTAACAGCGGCGGCGGAGGATTTGGATTTTGACAACATTTTTTGACAAAAAGCAAGATGTTATTTCGATTGAACTAACTCCATACGGTCGCCACCTTCTTTCTCTTGGGAGACTGAAGCCTGCTTACTATGCATTCTTTGATGATGATATTCTTTATGATGCTGCCGCTGGTGGATTTACCGAGGACAATACTGCCATCAGAAAAAGAATTATCGAAGAAACACCGCGCTTAAGACCACAAAGAGACATTGATTCACCTGCTGGAACTATAACACAGTCAGAAAACTATTTATCAGTTAAAAAAATTAGAAGACCTAGTACGCAACAGAGGGTCCATTTTTTAACTGAACCTTTGGGGACTTCCGATGCGGCAAAAGATGAGCCTCCAAGGTTTAAAACATCTTTTATTCAAGGAAAAATAACAGGCAGCGTACACACTACATTAACTGGGTCATACTACGAAAAGCACATTACGCAAATTAATTGTGACTTAGAGTACACGATGAGCCTTGGCAACACAGCAAATGATCCAAAAGTAAGAGGTCGTTTGTCAAGCCTGAATAAATCGGTTAGCGATATTAAGCCTGACAATACATATATAAAAATTGACGACGAACAAATACTTGTTGAATTACTTGAACTAAATGGGTTTAGATTTAAAGATGGCCTTGAGGTAGAAGTTTTTTTGTATGACGATGTTTCTGGTAATGAGACTCTTAGGCCACTTAAGTTCTTACCAGAACAAAAAAGCATTGTTAATGACCTAATGATAGACCCAGTACCAACTTTAGTTGATCCTTCCCCTGATTATGTTGAGCACTATTTTAATTTCTTGACAGATAATCAGATACCCGAAAGAGACATCTGCGACGGACTTGAGAACTTAAAGTCAAAAGACATATTTATTGACACGGAACTTGACTGTCCAGATAGAGAGGCCATTGATTTTGACATTTATGGAACAAGAGTTACTGATGTGGAGGTTTGCGACTGATGTCAAATGAATTAGTGGGATTAGAAAATGTACCAAACTGTTATATTTCCAGAATAGTTTTGGATGACAATACAACCAAGTCTTTTACATGCTCGGTTAACTTGGAAGTATTCGATGTCAATGAAGGCGACAGAACTATTTGGGGATACAATTCTTTATTTTCAGACTTTCTTAAAGTTGCCTTAATTGAGACAAGAAGAACACCTCTGGCTCAGCGTTTAACTAATGGAAGTACTTCACCACTGCCGTCAAAAATAAAACAAAGCCCATTCTTTGATGAAACCTCAAAGATCCATATCGCATCAATTAAGGAGTTTACCAAACTAAATGGTGCTTATGTAAAAAAAATTAAGTTTCAAGTACCAATCAATTCAGAGAATTTATCTGTTTTTGCTGTTTGTTATATTGACACAAAAGGACTTAGTAATTTTTTACAACTTGATATGACTGGTGAGTTATCTCATTACCACGGAGCAGTAGCATCCGAGAAAGTTCTTGTTGATGGAGATACTATCAAGTCCTCTACGGTCTTCTATAAGCCTGATGATGCGGTCTGGACAGGTCCCGTTCATCAACATGACGGAATGTATATGGAAGGCTCTAAGCATACAACAGAACCCCATAACGTGCTCCGAGTTGGAACCGTTCAAAACCTAAAACTAATAGATCGAAGAGGAAAGAATTTTTCTGATAGACAGCAAGACTCAATCAAAAACAACCCAGTAATCAGCAATCTTCATTTGTCTGTTAATAACAATGATGATTTAAATGGATTGTTCTTTGTCAATATGAAACAGTTATTGCTTACGAGAACAAAACTAGGTAAAAAAATAGCAAATTTGAGTGCGAGAATGTTCAACGACTTTCTGATGCAGATTCAAATCTCACAATTAATTGTTAAGAGATTTAACTCCAACATTAGATTAGTCAAGGGCAAGATGGGAACCTTCCAGAAAAGCACAATCAATACAAAAAAAAGTGACATAATTGCCGCCTCTATAGACTTGGCACCTTATTCTCTAAGGTCCCAGGAACTATTGAAGGAAAGGCATTTGTTTACCAATAGAAACATTAGAGCATTTGAGTTTACCGATGACTCTAAAACAAGAAAAAATAAGGGTAATTTTAAATACTCAGTCGAATTAACAATTAAAGATAAATCACAAGAATACATCGATAACATAATTTTACAACTTCGCTCCTCTTTGAGTAGCATGAAGGAGATTCACTACACCTTAACCAGAGAAAATTCTTACGATTATGAGATGAGAAAGTTAAGAGATGGAGTCACTGTTCCTGCCGATGTTACCGGTATTATAGAGACCTACTACAACACCCTTCAGTATTTTAAAGATTTCGACGACACAGAGAAAAGCAGACTTATTGACGAAAAAATTAAAGGTTTCTCTGTTGCCTCTTATAATCCAACGACATCTGAAAAATTTGTTACTGATTTGAACAACTTAAGTAGTCTCATGTTTGAACGCTTTGGTGTTTTAAACAAATACAATTACAAAACACCAAAAACAACCAAAAAGAGTTTTATACCAGCCCGTATTTTCCTTAAGAAAACTTTTGAGGACAATATAAACTTCTTCAAGTATAGTCGTTCATACAATTATATAAAACCGTATACGACAAAGGGAATACCCGTGTTAACCACAAAGGACATTTTAGACAGAGGGAACGAAGAACTTGATAGATATTTTTACAGAAATCAATTCCAAGGTAATAACGTTGTTGCAGAAGAACTAAGGTCTCTCCCGCCAGAAATGATCTCTGCCTTGGCCAATCTTGATCCAACAAAGGTATCTTATTTTTCACCTCTGTCTTTAGAATACAAAGATGAGACTGTCCCAATGAAAAGCATTCAGAGCGTGGATCTCATGAGGGTAAATTCTGCTGTCGCCGGTGCAAAAGAGATCTCATCCAAAATAAGATCTACTCACAGTCAAACACATACAAATCGCACAAAAGTTGGAACTACAAACAACCATAATCTTCAACAAAACTTTTTAAACGAGTTTGGTGTTTCCTCAGTACAGACTGAAGTATTGGACACCTCTAGTAAGAATGAGGAAGAGGTCCAAAGAAGCCTGATAGAGAGTTTTTATTACTTAGGTGAAAACTCTGAGTTTGTCAATGTTGATGACAATTACACCCCACCTGGAACACAAAATACCAAACAAGCATCGGATCAAATTGATCTCGCATTCTCCAATAATTCTGGTGCCAGTAATGAAAGGGAAGGGGGATCTAGTGCGTACAATTATGGTAGTCCAAATAATCTTATCTCTCACATGTTAAATTCTCAAAGAATTACTGTTGAAGATGTAGATAAAATGGCAGCCCAAATGAAGGCTTTGGTTAATTCAAGATCTGCTGCTGTAAAAAACAACGTCCTACAGTCACCGATTGATCCTTTGAGTTCAACAATAACCCTAAACACATATGAGATTGTTTTCAAAACTCTTCAAGTGATTGAAAAAATTACTGGCTTTGCCACTGATTCAAATGGCGTAGAGATCGTAACACAGCCGATTTTTGAAATGCTAGGGACATCAGATGTGACAGATGACTCGACTCTTTTATGTAGAATGAGATATTATGAGGATGCCCCAATGAATCTTGGACCAAAGGCTGATTTAATGTTTCCGGTCCGCAACCAGACATTTATTGTATCAAACAGGGATTTGTCTGTGCCTGAGTACAATGAAACACCAACATTAGTCATTCCTGATCTTTCTATTGTAATATCTCCGGTTGTAAAATATTCTACCACAAACATAGTTACTCAGAGATTAGATGGTACTTATATTGATACCACAAAGGCAATCGGAACTATTCGAATAGCAAACCAGAGAGTTGGATCTAGAGTTACAAACAGAGGCCAGATAACTGATTCTTCCGCCACTAGAAGACAGAGGCGCACAACCAGAGATACTAGAAACGCTCAAGGGATAACTTCTCCACGCACTGGAGCACCAAGATCAAGTGGTGGCGGTAGAAGCGGCGGAGGAGGATACTAATGCCAAAAGTAAAGATAGCAGAAGCGATACAGGAAAACCTGAAATCTGCCACTGGTTTTGCAAAAGTAGTTGACAACTATGACTTTGGTGTCTCTAGAATCAAAGTGATAGATTCTCGATTGTTTAATATGGAATATGGCAACCGTAGAATAAAACAGGAAGATGGGATCATAGCAGAGGTGCAAACTATTAAGTTGACCACAAAGACCAGTGATTCAATAGAAAACCTAATATCACAAAACTTGACCCTCGACACTGATTACACTGATCACTACACCACCTTTCAAGTTCCTCAAAATGCCTTAGATGTACAAGCGATTTCTCTAAACAAGACGATTGCCACATATGATGTGTTTAGTAAATTTAATTTTAACTCACCAGAGTATGATAGAATCTCAGTTGATCTTCCAGAGGCAGCACTTCAAGCAGTATTTAATGTACCAGCAGGTGCAGATTTGTCACGCATGATATTACCAGGCGGACACCAAGAGGTTAATGACAAACCTTACTATAATGAGATTTCAATTAAGAATAGAGTAGCAAATGACTTCACTAACTTCTTGAGAAAAGTCGGATTGTACGAGACAGTATTGAATGACTATCTAGAGGGAGAAAAATCAGAAATATCTTTCAACATACAAAACAACCAGGTTGTTTCCAGCGACACAAGTGTGCCTATATACAATTTATTAAATTGGGTATACTCCGAATCTTTTGAGTCAGATTTATACTCAGAGAACAGAATAGACGACTCGAACATGATTAAAACGTTTAAAAGAACCCTGTTTTTGTCTTATGTGAGACAATTATCAAAGAACTTTAGAACATTTAAAGATGTTGTTGCAAATAATGAGTGCTATAAGGAGGACTTTTGTTATAGTATAGATAAGTACTTAGGTGTCTCAATCGACCCTAAATTACAGCAAATTTACATACCAGCAGAAGATGATATATCAACATTTTTGGACTCACAGATAAAATATGGTGAAACCTATGCCTATAAGGGCACCGCACATTACATTATAGTAGGGAATAGTTATCGATACACCAACCTTCGTTTTGTGGAGGACACTGCTTTAATAGATGTCGTTAATAAGCCAACTGTGGTTATTGTTCCCTTTGAGATGTTCAACCAGACAATTAAAGTTATCCAACCGCCATCGTTACCACCGAATGTTCGATTTGTTACAAAAATGAATTCTGAGAATAAAATAAGCATTTATTTGTCTCCAACAAAAGGTCGGATGTTGGGAGAGTTTATCACGGTTCTATCAGAAGACGACAAGCAACTTCAAGAAATGACAATTAATAGGCAAGAAGGAAAACAATTATTTGAATTTAGCACAAGCCGAGAAGATGGCCTATATGAAATTTTTAAGACAAAAATCCCGCCAACATCTTATGATGATTTTAGGGACAATAAGTTAATAGAGATAGGTGCCCCTTTTAAAACTGATGATGCAATGTTTGTTGATCGAGTGACTCCTAACACTAAATACTACTACATGTTTCGTAAGATAAACGAAAAAGACTTGGTATCAAACCCCTCGCCTATTTTTGAAGTGGAACTATTAGTCGATGCAGACAATGCCAAAGTTATGGTAAATAAATATGAGTTTCCAAAGCAAGAGACGTATCAATTGTCGAAGACTTTCAAAAGCCTCTTTCAGGTAACCCCGGTCATTGAACAAACTTTATTTGAGGAAGAACAGGATGTTTTGTTCAATAAAGATACTTATAAGGGGACGATTGATCGATTAAAGTTGGGAGTTGCTCAGGAATCTGTTTGGGGAAAGAGGTTTAAAATACGAGTTAAATCTACAACAACAGGTAAAATAATTGATTATAACGTAAATTTTAAATTGAAGAAAAATAAATCAGAAGAAGAATTCTAAGTTAATTCTATTTATTAAAGATGTAATGGGAGTTATTAAATGGCCTTTTTAGACAACAGCGGCGACATTATTCTAGATGTCGTACTTACAGACCACGGAAGAAAAGTTTTAGCAAAGGGTGACGGTTCATTCCAGATCACAAAATTTGCTCTTGCGGATGAAGAGATTGACTACTCTCTTTACAACAAGAATCACCCTAGTGGTAGTTCTTACTATGATCTTTCAATCCTTCAAACACCTATACTGGAGGCATTCACAAACAACGCATCTAGCGTTAAGACTAGGCTTTTAACTTATGATAATCTTGAGTTACTGTTTTTGCCTGTTTGTGTTCTTAATGAAAGAAACAATAACACCAAGCGACACTCGACAAAGAATGCTTTTTTGATCGCGGTTAATGCAGAAACTGAAGACAATGATGGAAGTACTTCAACCACTACTGGTGTTGCCGTGAGTGCGGATGGTGCAATTGTCCAAGGTTTCCTTCGCGGAGAGACTCTCGCTAGCGAAAACTATATTCAAGTTGATCAAGGGCTTAACACCACTGAAATTTCTCCAAAGAGAAAACTTGACGACGAATTGAAAGAGACCAGTTATATCATACAGATGGACAATAGACTAGGTAAATTAACTGATCGTGAAGGTACCGAGGCTACCCCTGATTATATAGACGATGACAACGTTGCATACTATACCGTAGATCTTGGAGATACTTTTGTAACTGAGATTCTTGAGGATGGGAATGTAACAACTGAGGCAATTAGTGGACCAAGAGGTACCCGTGTATCATTTAAGATCAAGTCTTCAATGGACACAAATACAAGTTCTTACCTATTTACTGAACTAGGCGGAACTGATACTTTGGCTAACAGAACACCTGGTGGTGCTGGTACTAGTAATGTTCGTTTCATCGACACAAATGTTAGAATTACCGGTGTTAAAACAGGTGGTTTCTTAGACGTACCAGTACGGTACATTAGACTTCAATAAGGATAGAAAATGACATACAAACCATTAAATGAAAACGATGTAGTTTCAACAAGAACACTGCTTCATGAAGCAATTCCATTAACTGGAACTATTGTGTCCGGTACTTACGACGACAATAACATTAAAAATTATACTCATGGCATGTTTCAATCTGTTTATGATTATCCTTATTTGAGTTCATCTGCTAATCATATTTTTGATATAACCATTGGCTTGAGTTCTGTTGGTTCTAACCTTTTTGACTCAACCACAGTACAAGCGGTTAAGAAAAAGAACATTTATAATCAAATGGCCCAAGTTTTAATGGGTTATGATGCCACTGGTTCAATACTTAGATTTGATGAAGATGGTAATTTGCTTGATGGTGGAAGAAAAGTAAACAACGTGTTCTTTTTAAATTTCTCTAGGCTTTTGGTCAAAGATGAAATTAAAAAAGGAACCTTTGAGTTGGAACTTGGTATAGATGATGCCTATGCACAAAACGGTGCTGTTTTTAACAACAGAATAAAAATCACAGACTACAGTGCTTCTTTGGCATCTCCTAGTTATCTAGTGAACTCTCCTGCTGGAGAATATGGTATTCTTTCCGCCACAGGAAGTAAGGGAACAGATGTAACAGGATTAGCGCAGAGATACTCAGTTGGTTTGATTTTCTATCAGGCTGGTATCGCTGTTATCTCAGGATCTGTATTTAACGACACCGCTCTCGGCGGTATTCTAAACAATACACTTAATAGCACTAATTTATCATCCACTAGTGGGCCTTCAGGCTTTCAATTTGTGTCCGGATCTGAGATTTCATCATCTGCTGATGCGATTCGAAACAGAATTTATAATCTCCAATTTAACAACACGACTGAATTGAATTCAACTGTTTACTTCTGTCGAGCAAATCACAATGAATTCAACTACAGTTCGAACCCGACTTATGTATCTGGATCAAAGATCCGAGTTAAGTCTCAATCAACTGATAATCCTGTGTCATATATCACCACTGTTGGTCTTTACAACGACAACAATGAGTTGATGGCAACCGCTAAATTATCAGAACCTTTGAAGAAGTCACCAGATACAGAATTTACTATCCGTGCCAGATTGGACTACTAAAATGTTATGTCATACTACAAATTTACAGAAGACGATCTTTTCGTCAATACATTAAAGACATACCCGGACGTAGATTTCTACATCCAAAGTGGCTCCGTATATATCAATAATGAAACAAATATCTCCGGCACATACTCTGATAATATCAAGGGTGTGCCTGTGGGGTTTATCTCGCTCTATGAATATAATATAAATCGCGCCACCAACCAGACAATCTACCCTTTTGTTACAAAGGATGGCTTTAAGAATACCTTCAAGACAATAAACAAGAAAGACTGGAATACACAGTATGGTTATGGCGGAGACCAGATAACATCAAGTTACAATCTCTCTGCTTCTATCACAAGATATTTTGTTAATAGCACAACAGACACAGACTATCGTAGATTACAGGCACTCAAGAACACAGTGAACCATTATGCCTACCTTTCTCCACGTTATGATTTTGAAACTTACTATTCAACTCCAAGTTCAAACATTAATGCTGTGAACATGATTACAATACCAAGTATTTTTTATGGTTCATCAATTAAGAAAGGCTCAGTTAATCTTAAATGGTATGTGTCTGGTACATTGGCTGCTCAAGCATCCGACTCTCGATTTAATGGTGATCTTGTTCAAGTTTCTGGTTCAACTACTGGTGGTGTTGTGGGTTCTATACTTTACAACGAAGGAGTTATTTTACTCACAGCATCCGCAGAATTGGACTCCACCTCAATAGCAAACCTTGTTGATAATTCAACTGCTGGTACTCCTCGGTGGATTTACTTTGGTCGGGGGGCAAATGATGGCTTAACACCAACAGATGTCCAACTAACAACACTATCTGCTTCCTTTGGTATAGAGTTTCAGGGGACCAACGACATTCAGACAGTGACCATGTTAGCAAAAGCACCATATAATGAACTCAACCACTCAAACAACCCAACTTATTTAAAAGATACAAATGTGACAAGGCGATTTATAACAAAAGCAACTTCCTCTTATATGTATACCGAGCCAAACATGGAGATTGCTAATGTTGTCCATTCGCCGTTTACAGGCTCTACCCCTCCGTTTCAAAAGGAGACATATATCTCCAAGGTCGCCTTATATGATGAAGATAAGAATCTGATTGGCTATGCAAAACTTGCAACTCCTGTGAGAAAAACAGAAGACAGAGAGTTTTTGTTTAAATTAAAACTTGACATTTAATGTTAAATGTGTTATAATATATTATGATATTAGGTTTAGACGTAAGTAGCAGTAAGATCGGCTACTCAATAATTGATCAAGATAAAAAACTCCTTATGTGTGAGTTTAAGAAATTTAAGTCTTCTGTGTCTTTAGAGACAAGAGCACTTGAGTTTTATGAGATATTAAATAATATAAATAATAAATATAAAATAAACAAAGTTGTAATTGAAGCACCTTTCATGGCTTTCTCTGGTGGTAGAACAACTGCTATGACAATGAGTAAACTTCAGCGATTCAATGGAATGATATCTATTTTGATTCCAATTGTGTTCGAGATGGAAGCCGAACTTGTGAATGCTACATCAGCCAGAAAGAAAGTTGGTCTGAAGATTAAACGTGGAGACGACACGAAGAAGATGATTATTGAATGGGTTGCTAACGAATACCCTAATGATTTTGTCGTTGAACTAACGAGGCACGGAAATCCAAAGCCCGGTACAGACGACATGGCTGATTCTGTTATTGTTGCCCTCTCAGGAATTTAACCAAAAATACTTGACAAACTTGCCCCACCATGATACGTTTTTTATGAGAGGCAAAAATGCAACACAACAAACTTAAAATTTTGACAGAAGTTCTAGGGTCTTACAGAAGATCCAATGATGAATATCTATTCCATTGTCCATACTGTGGCCATCACAAGAAAAAGATGTCAGTCAACTTTTCACTGAACGCTTTCAAGTGCTGGGTATGTGATCAGCGTGGCAAGAACATCTATCGTCTTGTCCGCAAGTTTGGCAATTACAAGCAACGACAACAGTATCTTGAACTGATCGGTCGTTTGGATTTGTCAGAATTTGACAAAATCATGAATGAAATAAACGATGTGGAAGAGCAACAAGTGATCGACCTCCCAAATGAGTTTGTTTCTTTATGCAATAGGCACTTACCTTTGGGTTCTAATCGTGCTTTAGACTATTTATACAATCGAGGCATAGAAAAAAATGAGATCCTTAGGTGGAAGATCGGATACTGCGAGAAAGGAAAATATGGCGGGAGAGTCATTATACCATCGTTTAATGCTGATGGGGACGTTAACTATTTTATCGCTCGCTCTTACGTTGGGCATAACCGTAGGTATCTTAATCCGCCTTGCGGTAGAGATATCATCTTTAATGAGTTGAGCGTTGATTGGGATGAGCCTCTCATACTTGTTGAGGGCGTGTTTGATGCAATCGTTGCTGGTGATAACGCCGTTCCTATTCTTGGCTCAACGCTACGAACTGAGTCGCTGCTGTTCCAAGCAATTGCTGCACATGATACACCAGTGTATCTCGCCTTAGATCCAGATGCAGAGAAGAAAGCAAGGTGGATTATTATGTCGATGCTTCAATACGATGTTGAGATTTATAAAGTCCCCATTGGCGACTATGAAGACATCGGGTCAATGAGTCCGGAAACGTTCAAGGACAAACTACGACTATCAGTACCGATAGACAATGAAATGTATTTTTTAGAAAAAATGCTAAATAATATTTGACAAAAATTATAAACATGTTACATTACAAGTATGGGATTGTGGTGGAATCGGTAGACACACCAGACTTAAAATCTGTTGCTCATTGAGCGTGGGGGTTCAAGTCCCCCCAATCCCACCAATATCAACAAAGGAAAAAAACAATGCAAGTTATAGACAATAGAGAGAAATTTGAAGAGTTAACTTCCGCAGGGAACGTGATAGTACAGTTTTCAGCAGGATGGTGTCAACCGTGCAAGGTTCTGAGTAGGACAATGGCTAGTGTAACACCTGAACACTCAGACGTTTATTTTTACAAAGTGGACATTGACTCAATGGACAGATCACTAATTAATCATTACAATGTTAGATCTGTACCTCGACTACTTATGTTTGTCAACGGTGAAGATGTCGCGGAACTTATTGGTGCCAAAGGTACAGATGAGATCAATGGTTTCATTAATTCAAATAAGGAGAACTCATGAGTAAGGATATTTTTATGCCGCTTTATCGCGATGAAGACGAGACTTGGCTGGAGGCCGCAGAACGTCACGCAGATAACTACGGACTAAAGGACGACGTTCAGGCTATCTACTATGAGTTTATAAGAGAAGGCTATGATGATGTCATGGCAGCAGTAGAGGCACTAGAACAACTAAAAATACCTCTAGATGGCTTAGAGGAAGAGTCCGCTTAATAAAGCGGCAAGAAAAATAATTCCAAAAACTGGTGCTGTCACGTAGTCATCCGTAAGATCAAATTGTCGCCGATCCCTAACAGAGTTAATAAGATCAGTTGAAAAAATTGCAATTATCATGACTAAAAAAACAGCCAACCAGTTCATTCATGAGACCCCCGGTATTTCTAAATAGTCCCGAGGATATCGAATCTATACGCAGGAGGAACAATGACTAGATTTGCTCACATTAGCGATACACATATTAGAAATGTAAAGTATCAAGAAGAATATAAAATAGTCTTCAAACAGATTTACGAATCTCTTGAAAGAGAACAACCTGACTACATTATCCATACGGGAGATATTGCTCACACAAAAACGCAATTGTCCCCAGAGTATTTTGAGTTGTGTTCTGACTTTCTTAAAAACTTGGCAGACATTGCACCAACCTATGTCATTCTCGGTAACCACGATGGGAATCTTAAGAATGATAATAGACAGGATGCAATTACGCCGATCATTGAGGCACTAGGCCACCCTAATCTTCATCTACTGAAAAACTCAGGAGAAACAAGGTTGGGAAAAAAGATCACCCTTAATGTTCTTTCGGTCTTTGATCGAGACAACTGGAAGGCTCCAAGCAGCAAGTCTAGAATTAACATTGCACTTTATCATGGGGCAATCCGTGGTTGCAAAATTTCTGATGGGTTTACTTTAGAAAGCGGCGAGGACTCAATCAATATCTTTGATGAGTTTGACTATGCTATGCTTGGAGATATCCACAGGCGACAAAAACTTGATGAAGAAGGTCGCATCTGGTATGCCGGATCTACAGTACAACAAAACTTTGGCGAATCTTTGCTTAAAGGTTATTTGCTGTGGGACATCCGAGGCAAAAAGAAGTTTAAAGTTGAACCACGACTGTTTATGTCACCGCGACCATTTGTCACTGTGGAAGTAAACCAGGACGGCACTTTACCGAAAACTGATGTGCCAAGAAACGCAAGGCTCAGATTGGTCTCACATTACAATCTACCGCTCGCAAAGTTGCGTAGGGCCTGTGACTATGCCCGAACCAAATGGAGTGCCTATACGGTCAATTTCGTCAACAAGGCAGGCTATTCTGGACTGGGACTAGATGGAAATAACCCAGACAGTAAAATTATCAACATGCGAGACCCAAATACACAAGAAAAATATATCAAAGAGTTCTTGGCAGACAAAGAGATTACTGATGATGTGTTAGACAGGATTATTGAACTTAATTCAAACTATAATAAGCAAATTGAAACTAGTGAAGATGTATCTAGGAACATTATCTGGAAACTTCGTAAAATGAAATGGAACAACTTGTTTAATTATGGTGAAAAGAACGAACTTGATTTTACAAAACTTAACGGACTTGTTGGTATCTTTGGTAAAAACTATTCTGGTAAATCAAGCATTATTGATTCTGTTCTTTTTGGCATGTTCAATACGACATCAAAGACCGAGCGTAAAAATGTGCATTTGATTAATCAGAACAAAGAGAAGGCCAGGGTACAACTGGATATTGGAGTTGGTAACGATACGTTCAAGATCACTCGTTCACTTGAGGCATACGAGAAAAAGAGTAAAGGCACCATAACGAAAGAAGCAAAAACAGACCTAGACTTTACCAAGTATGCACTTGGAACAATGGCAGAGAGCAAGAACGGCACAACTCGTAACGAGACAGACCTGAACATCAGAAGAGCCTTTGGTACCTTTGAGGATTTCATGATCACCTCTATGTCCTCCCAACTTGATTCTTTAGGTTTCATTAACGAAGGGTCCACTAAACGTAAAGAGATTCTCGCAAAATTTCTTGATTTACAAATGTTCGAAGAGAAACATAAACTGGCCAAGAAAGACTCCGCAGAACTTAAGGGTATCATAAAACACCTCAGTACCATTGATTGGAATAAGAAACTGGTCCATGGCCAAGAGGCACTAGAAGAAATTTTAGAGGAGATAGAACAGCAGTCTGGTTTGTGCGAAAAACTCAAAGCAAGGATAAAAGAACTGGAAGAAGAATCTGACCTTATTGGAGACCAATTGCGTTCTGTAGAGGATGGTTGGATTGATATAACTCAGGTTGAATCTAACTTAGAAGAAAAAGAGAGAGAGAAGTCTAATCTCGTTGGTAAAATTAAATTAATGAACGTATCCCGATTAGAATTTGAAAACAAACTCAGATCTGCCATTAATAACCTAAACCCAGAAGAGTTATCTAGATTGGATGGCTTGGTCCAAAAACACAAAGAGTTGCTATACGAACATGAACAAATGTCACTTGATCTCAAGCCAAAAGAAACAAAGTTGCGTAATCTAAACAAAAAGATTGCTATGCTTCATGACCATGAGTATGATCCAGATTGTAGGTTCTGTTGTGATAACAAGTTTGTTAAGGATGCTAATAAAGCAAAGGGAGAAGCCCCAGTTATTGAACAGCAAATCAAAACACTACAGGACGAGATTGTATTCTTAGAGTCTGAAATGGAGGCGCTTGATTTTGATACCATAACAGAAAAACGCGATCAACTTGCAAGTTTTGAGGAACAAAAGACAGACTTTGAAGCCAAGATTCAAAAGATCACAACTCAAATTCAAATGTGGAATGCAACAAAGCAACTTGTAAAATCGGAGATTAGAGAATTAAGAAAGAAGAAAGATCACTACTATGAAAATCAAGAGGCCTTTGACAACATTGACTCTCTAAAAAGAGACGTTAGATCTGTCAGAGCAATGATTGAAAACAAGACTCGTGACCTCGCTCGATGCGAAAAGAAGACAATGGGCCTTGTATCCGAAGAGGGCGCAACCCGACAACAAATAAAGGAGGCAGAAGCAAAACTAGCAGAGATTCAAACTTACGAGAGAGACTACATTGCATACGATCTTTTCATTCAAGCAATGCATCCCAACGGGGTTTCTTACAGGGTTATCAGATCAATGCTATCAGTCATCAACTCAGAGATTGCAAAGATTCTAAACAGTATTGTTGACTTTGAAGTGTTCTTTGATAACGTTGGCAGCAAACTTGAAATCTACATTAAACATCCAAAATACGATCCTCGACCTTTATCGATGGGTTCCGGAGCAGAAAAGACAATTGCTTCGATGGCTATTCGCTTAGGTCTAATCTCGATAACCAATCTTCCAAAATCGGAATTGTTTATCCTTGACGAACCGGCAACGGCATTGGATGCAGAACACATGGACGGTTTTATCAGACTTCTTCAAATGATTAAGTCACAATTTAAGACGGTTCTGTTGATTTCGCACCTCGAAACCCTCAAAGACGTTGTTGATATGACAATTGACATACAGAAGAAAGACGGATACGCACACGTCCAAATCTAAACTTGAAGCCTATTTAGAGTAAAATCTAGATAGGTTTTTTGTTTATGGAGACTAAAAATGAAACTTACAGAAGAAAGATTAGTAAAGATGATCTTAGAGGAACTTGATGCGATGGGAGAGGCGTATAGGGGTTCCGCCGGACAGCCTTTAAGTCGTGCTCAAAGAAGGGCGGCTAGGATGAAAAGACGAACTGGGGGACCTGGAACAATGGAACCACGAAAAAAAGGAACAGAAGAAGAAGAGGCCAAGCGTACTGCCAAGCGTGCGCTTGATCTCGCTGCGAGACCAACATTGATGATGATTCGGAAAGATATAGAAAATGAAAAAAAGACACAATATGATGTAGAACGGGACGTTTATAACTATATCAAGAAATTGTCTAGGGATGACCAAGACGTTCTGGATCGCCTAACAATTAAGGAGGACTAAAAAATGGATTTAAAAGAAGAAGTAATAGACAGAGTAGAGGCTGTCGTTGAAAACATCGATTGCGAAAGTGTTGCTGCTGAGTTGCACCTTGATGACCCAGAGTTGGGCGTTTTGGATGCTGTTCAAGAAAAACTAATCTCAAGAAAACTTCTTGTGTTTGGTGTTGCAACCGCTCTTATGATCTGGTCAAACCTTGACCCGGATACTTGGGGACTTATTGCAATGATGTACATCGGTGGTCAATCTGCCATTGACCTTGCTAAGACTTGGAGACACGGATAATGACCTGGTGGCCAGCATTTAAACTGTGGTGTAAACACAATTGGAAAGTGCTGGTCATCGGTGCATCCATCTTAATTGCATTTCTTGCTGGAAACAGAAGAACAGCAGCAGCCAAAGCGCAACTTAAGTCAACAAGAGAGTTGTACAAGAAAGAACGCGAGGCTCTAAAAAATCTAGATGCCGAAGAAGATGATCTTAAGCAAAAAGCACAAGAGAAATACAAGAAGGCAATAGCAGTTGCTGACAGGCAGATGCACGAGTCTCGTGATGAGTTAGAGAAAAGAAGAGCAGAGAGGGTTAAGGAACTATTGGTAGAGAACAGTCATGACCCGAAAGTTATCGACGACATACTCTACAAAGAATTTGGGATTAAAAATAAATGATTTTTTTGTTTTTTTCACTTGCAATTGCTGAGCCTTTGAGTTATACTATAAAGAAGGGTGATCCTGCCCCTATTGATGGTAGACTATTCAACGACGAAGCAGTTGTTAATTTAATTGCCAGTAACGAAAAGTTACAAGATCAGTGCGAAATCTCTCTACAATACCAAGGTAAAACTCTGGCCGCTGAACATGCGCTAGAAATGGAATACGTAAAGGCAGAACTTGAGATTGAAAAGAAGAAAAGCGAGACTTTAATTGGATTACGAGACGAGCAAATAGAACTACTACAGAAGCAACAAAGCCCATACCGCACAATTGGTTGGTTTCTAGCAGGCTTTGGATTAGGAACAGGAGCATCGATTGCGACTTATTACGCAGCGAAGAACATACAATGATTAAAATTAGAATTATCAAAGCAATGAAGCAACTTATGGGATTTGCATGTCCCGAAGCAACTCAAGATTTGGAGTTAAACACAAAGAATCGTGATGCTTCAATCAAAGCCGAACACATTCAGTACGGCCCTCTTAATGTAGATGAGCCGGGTGATTACTGGAAGGACATCGCTGAGTACTGGAACACCACTGAGAAGGCAGCAAAGAAGTCTTTATGTGGTAACTGTGTTGCGTTTGACATCAGCCCTAGAATGGATGACTGCATGCCCGGCCAGGTATCTGATGAAGATGGCCGTCTAGGGTATTGCTGGATGCATCACTTTAAGTGCCATAGCGCACGTTCGTGCAGAACATGGGCAAAGGGCGGCCCAATTACGGAGGACACTATTTCTTACGATTGGCAAGAGAGAGGTGAGAGTGCCCAATAAAGATCCAAACTATGCTGTTAAGGTAGAGCAGGCAATTGCAAAAAAATACGGCAAAGATACCGTTGTAAACCCAAAATCTCTATGGGATAACGAAAAAGAACAACAGTACGTTGCTGGACTCAAAGAAACTTACGTGAGAGAGACGTTAGAAGACTATGACAAAGTTGAGGTCGAAGGCGTTTTTATTCCGAGAAAACTAGTTAAAGAAGAGTCTAGTCGCTCTTGTCCAGTTTGTAATACTTATTCGTTTAAATCAAATGATGACGTGTACATGACCAAATTTGAATGTTGCGAAGAATGTTACATACAATGGGTCGAGGGCAGAGAAGAAAGATGGAAAACGGGATGGAGACCAAATAAATGAGTTCAACATACGAAATTGTTCAAGGGCTTGCTCAAGCAGCCGCAAATGCCTATGACGGCGCACACGATGAGAGATACTCTCTTGACGGTCAAATCAGAAAAGTTGGCCTTAACCGAGAGCAAGGACATCCAATTATTGATAAAAGAGTTAACGATGGTTTTTCTGTTAAGTTCTACGGAAACTCAATGATCATTAACTATCAAAGTGATGTACGATTGCAGGAAGTTAAAGATCCTAAGTACGATCAAGAAATCGTTAGAATGCTTAATGAGATCAAGAAGTTTCTTCAAAGAGAGTACAAAACACTTACAGGAAACTCTGTTCGCTTGTCTGCTAAGGGAGAACCTCAAATCCTCGTACAAAGCACCTCTCGCGTTCGAACTTTCGTTCAGGCATACCAACACTACACAATCTCAGGGATGAAGGCAGATCCAATCCTTCAGCCTTCTGAAGACACTGAGCGAGATGTCACAAGAAAATTTTTAGAACAATTCTCTGATAAGAGACCTTCAAATGATACAAGAGGTAAAGAACAATGAAACTTAAGATTACAAAAGAAAGACTTGATCAAATCGTCAAAGAAGAGTATGAGAGAATTAAAGAAGAAGAACATGCTGATCCTGTTGGTGCTGGTATCGAAGACATTAGCGCTGATGACGTTCTGGGCAATCAGCCTGGTCTTGGTTTTGATATAGGCTCTCAACAGGCCTTTGCAGAATTATATGCACGTTACAGCGGTGGTAAAGACAAGGCCCAAATAGCGACAGACTTTGAAAAGATTGATGCACTGGGTGATGAAGGCCTATCTAAAATGTTTAAAGCATTTATTCTCCGAAACACACTTCTTTTCCCTGATGAGACCCCAGGTTCGGTTGATTTGTTGCGTAATGATCCGGAAGCAGTTGATGCAGCGCTCGCCGCTATTCCCGATGAACTAGAGGAATTAGAAGAAGACATTTCGGATTCACTTGTTAAAGAAATACAAAACCTCCTGAAGCAGCAGGGAAATCTATAAAAGGATTAAATGGGTTATAAACTTTCCAAAAACGAAAAAGTTCAAGAGATAATTAGATGCGGCAAGAGTCCTCAATACTTCATTGATAACTACTGTCGCATTTCTCATCCTATGCACGGTCTGATTCCATTTAAGACTTACGACTACCAGAAGGATCTGCTTAAGGATTTTAACGATTATCGTTTCAACATCATTCTGAAAGCCAGACAGTTAGGTATCTCGACAATCTCAGCCGGGTACATTGTCTGGTTTATGATGTTTCATCGAGACAAGAACATTCTCGTCATTGCAACTAAGTTTCAGACAGCGGCAAACCTTGTAAAGAAAGTAAAAGCAATTACAAACAATCTACCAGACTTTATCAAGATTGCAAAAATCTCTGTTGATAACAGGACAGCATTTGAACTTAGTAATGGATCACAAATTAAAGCAGGAACCACCTCTGGTGATGCTGGTCGTTCGGAAGCATTATCACTGCTCGTTATAGACGAGGCAGCACACGTAGACGGCCTGGAAGATCTATGGACCGGTCTTTACCCTACCTTGTCAACTGGTGGGCGTTGTATCGCATTGTCAACCCCAAATGGGGTAGGGAATTGGTTCCACAAGACTTACGTTGATGCAGAGGCAGAAGATAATGATTTTCACCCAATAAATTTACCTTGGGATGTACACCCTGATCGAGACCAAGAGTGGTTTGAGAAAGAGACAAAGAATATGTCTCGTAGACAAATTGCACAGGAACTAGAGTGCAACTTCAATACATCTGGTGATACCGTAATTCACCCTGATGACATGCAGTGGTTGTTCGAATGCCAACAAGATCCAATCTACAGAACAGGGCACGATAGAAACTTTTGGATTTGGGAGAAGTACATTGAGGAAGCATCTTATCTCTTGGTAGCAGATGTCGCTCGAGGCGATGGCCAGGACTCATCCGTTTTTCATGTGATACGTGTTGATAACATGGCTATTGTTGCTGAGTATCAGGGCAAGCCGTCCCTAGACCTCTACTCGCAGATCTTGTTTGATGCCGGCAAAGAGTATGGTGACTGCCTGCTTGTTGTTGAGAACAACGGTATTGGTATCTCTGTTTTGGAGAAACTAAAAGACCTTGCTTATCCAAATTTATATTATTCAATCAAGGGATCTCATGAGTTTGTTGAAGCCTACAAGGGTGCTTATGACGACAGAGCGGTGCCTGGGTTTACAACCTCAACAAAGACAAGACCGCTTATTGTAGCAAAATTGGAAGAGTTCATCAGAAACAAACTAATTACAATACATTCTACGAGGTTATTTCACGAATTAAAGACTTTTATTTGGCATAACGGTAAGCCCCAAGCAATGCGTTCTTACCATGACGATCTAGTTATGGCATTAGCAATTGGTTGTTGGGTTAGAGATACAGCCTTACAGGCTAATCAAGTTGAAGTCGAATACAAAAAAGCCATGCTTGGTGGAATAATGAAATCAGAAACAAGAATGAACACACAGATTAAAGGACAACATGGATATGCTCAATCGTTTGAGCAGAGGTATGAAGAAGAAATAAAGCAAGCAAAAGAATTTTTCTGGATTTACAAAGGATAAAAAATGGCAAAGAATGATAGAAACCCAAATAATAACCAAAATGATTTGTTTAAGTCCTTAACTAAGTTGTTCTCCGGGCCTCTTGTAAGGAGAAGAACACAATCAGGAAGACAACTTAGAAGAAGACATCTAGACATGTATGCATCTAGGTTTAGATCTGCATCTGGTCAGCAGTTTAAGAAATCAGAATATAACCCAATGAACATTACTACGGTGAATATGATTTCAAACCGTAACCGCTCAGAGCGTTATGTTGATTTTGATCAGATGGAATATACACCGGAGATCGCCTCTTCACTCGATATCTATGCGGACGAGATGACAACCCACTCAACTCTTACCCCAATGATGCATATTAAGTGCGCCAACGAGGAGATAAAGTTTGTCCTTGATTCTCTTTACAAAGATTCGCTGAATATTGAGCACAACCTATTTGGTTGGGCGCGTACCATGTGTAAGTATGGAGATCTCTTTTTGTACTTGGACATTGATGACCTGCGTGGTATTACAAATTGCATTGGTCTCCCGTCTCAAGAAATTGAGAGATTAGAAGGCGAAGATAAGACAAACCCAAATTACGTGCAGTTCCAATGGAACACAGCAGGATTGACCCTTGAAAACTGGCAGGTTGCTCACTTTAGAGTTCTGGGCCATGATAAGCATGCCCCATACGGAACAAGTGTCCTAGAGCCTGCTAGACGGATTTGGAGACAATTGACTTTGCTTGAAGATGCTATGATGGCGTACAGGATTGTTCGTGCCACTGATCGTCGCGTATTCAAGATTGATGTTGGCGGAATTGCCCCACAAGACGTTGAGCAGTATATGCAGAAAGTCATGACCCAAATGAAAAGACACCAAGTTGTAGACCCCACCACTGGCCGTGTAGATTTGCGCTACAACCCTCTTTCAATTGAAGAAGACTACTTTGTACCAATTAGAGGAGGCCAGTCCTCTACAGATATTGTCAACCTTCCTGGTGGGCAATTCGCAGCACAGATAGAAGACGTAAAATACTTGCGAGACAAATTGTTTTCCGCTCTTAAAGTTCCTCAGTCATATTTGTCAATGGGCGAGGGTGCAACTGAGGACAAGACAACCTTGGCACAAAAAGACATCAGGTTCGCAAGAACCATCCAAAGACTTCAGCGTGTTGTGGTTGCAGAACTTGAAAAGATTGGAATTATTCATCTTTACACCCTAGGGTACCGTGGGGATGATCTTCTTAGTTTCAAATTATCTCTTAATAATCCTTCAAAAATTGCTGAAATGCAAGAACTTGAAAACTGGAAAACTAAATTTGATGTTGCAGGCGCTGCTGTTGAAGGATACTTCTCTAAGCGTTGGGTTTCCGAGAATCTTCTCGGATTGTCAGAAGACGAGTTTATCCGGATGCAAAGAGAGATGTTCCATGATCGTAAGTTTGCAGCGAATCTTGAAGCAGCGGGTTCTGCTGAACCTCAAGCCGGTGGTGGCTTAGGTGATCTTGGTGGTGGAGACCCCGGAGGTGATCTTGACCTAGGTGATCTTGGCGGCGGAGACACCCCTGATACACCAGCGGCAGATGAAGGTGGAGATACTGGGGGTGGTGCCGGAGGAGACACTGGTGGCGATGCTGGTGGCGATGATGATACACTCTTGGCCGCACCTCCTGCTAAAAGAGATGATCGCCCTAAGAAAAGAGGGCCATACAAGAGACACCAAACAACCTACAGAAAGGGTGGCTTGTCCAAACAAATGAGAAACCAGGCCAGTGGTGAAGTTGGAACTTCTCGCAAAACGTTTCCTGGAAAGGTTGGCTTTGGCGGACTAGATTCTCTCGCTCGAGGCGTAGTTCAAGAATCAGCGGATGTTTTGGAAGAGACAAAACTATTTAATACTAGCACAGAACTTCAAAATTTAATTGAATCTTTAACAAAGGGAAATCAAGATGAAACATAATAAGAAAAGAAATACCGCTTTTCTTTACGAATGCTTGATCAAAGAATTGACCAGATCAGTAGTCAGAGAAGACACTGAGAGACAGTCAACAATCAAGTCTATTCTTAAAGAGTATTTTTCAAGAGGCACAATTCTATCAAATGAATTAGGTGTCTACAGAGAATTGCTGGAAGCAAAAGACTTAGAAGACAGGCATCACACAAGACTCTTGACGGAATCTAGAGTTGACTTTGAATCTCTTGATAGGACTCAGGTTTTCAATTCTCAAACAAGTTTGATCAACAAGATCAACAAGCAACTTGGTACCGGTGTCTATTCTAACTTTATGCCAAACTACAAAGACATTGCAACCGTTGGACTATTCTTTCAAAACAAATCACTCAGTGCAAAAAAGAGAATTATGTTAGAAGAGAGAATGGTGGAATTGCTTTCTCGTAAAGATATTGAAGAGAAAGAGATGGTGCATGTAGATAATCTGACATACAAAACATTTGTTAACAAGTTTAACGAAACATACGACAGAACTTTGAGAGAAGAACAGAAAGAATTATTAACCAATTATATTACATCATTTTCTGACAACGGGCTGGGATTGAAGTCTTATCTAAATGAAGAGATTGGGCGCCTCAAGAATGCTGTAGATGCCGAGATTGTGGAGGGCACTAATATTGCTCTAACCGAAAATTTTCAAAAAGTTAGAGCAAAGTTGGACAACTACACACAAACGCCTCTAAATCAGCAAATTATTGAAGAGATTTTCTATATTCAAGACCTCATTGCGGAGGTAAGACGAAATGGCAATTAAAATTAACATTGAAGAGATAGAAAAAGAGTTTAACATAACATTTGAGATGAACATTAGGTCTGCTCTTAATGGCGATCTCATGATTATGGAACATAAAGACATTGATATTATCATTAAACAAAAAGACAACAAAGTAATTGCTTTCCCAAAAGACATTATGTCAGATCTTGTTTATGGTGCGGAATCTAGAATGCTAGAGTTTCTTAGGAGACAAGGTGTTATTGAGTATGACTCAATCCAAGGCGGTAATGTTTATGGATCAATGGAAGGTACAATAATGGAGTCAGAGAAACTTGACTCAATAAAGGCCACCCTCTTATCATTATCTGAGTGGTTTAAGACAGAGCAGTCTTACATTAGCGGTACAACTGCTTACGATGCTATGCAAGACGATGCATTGCTTGAACCTGATAAAGAAGAGTCAACAGAACTTGGTGAAGTTCCTGCCGAGGCTGAGAAGGGGTCAATCACGCAAAACAACTTGTTTGCACCTTACTTGTACGGAAGATACAGTTATGAGTAAACAACGCATCATACTTGAGAATTGGCGAAGATTCTTAAATGAAAGTCGTCAAGATGTAATAGCATCAGAGGATGCAGCCGTTAAAGAGTTTATGGGTAAACTAAAAATAGAACCTGGGTATCCCACAGAGAAAGACAATCAACATTGGACTGCGACATACAAAGGCTTTGCTATTTGTAATGACAAAGAGATTTCAATTACAAGAATGAAAGGCAACGCAGGAGAGCATGAACTTGGGGACTTTGAAAGAGGCTCTATTAAAGGAAGGGGTAGAAAAAGTTCTGATGAATGGAAAAAACTCAAAGCCGATGTTCTTGAAAAGGGAATAGAAAACCCCATACTTATTGTTGCCAAATGGGAAGGCGATAATGTTATTGCTAGAGTTTCTGAGGGCAACCATCGCATACGACTAGGGTGTCAAACCGGGAAGAAAATCCCAGTAGAGATAAGATTTTTTGGTAAAAGCGAAGAACACATCGATGAAGTTTATTTTGATTTCGACCTGCGAAGATTGATACAATACGGATTAGAGCGAGGCTAAATTGGATACGTTACATTTTATCTTAACCGCTTATGGAATGACATTTATTATTGTCTACGGAAAGATTTTTGAGAACATAAGGCCAAAAAAAGATTACACAAAAAAATGGAACACTTTATGGAACTGCCCGTTATGCATGGGTTGGTGGTGTTCCTTGTTTCTTTTTGGCATTAACGGCTTTACGGAACTATTTACATTCGAGTATTCTATAGCGAATGCTTTTTGCCTAGCCTGTTTAGGGGCGGGTACTACTTATTTGCTCTCGGTTTTAGTCAATGACTTTGGCCTAAGAGTATCACCAAGACCAGGGGGTGAACATGTTGGTGATTAAGCGTTGGACATTACAGCCAGTCCGCCGTTGTTGCAGCGGATCCTAACGCGAGTGGGTGGCGCCCACTCTATTTTTTATTTTGAGGGAAGGTATGGGAAAAGAACTTTTACAAGAATTTTATGAACTTTGCAAAGATGGTGTCTGTCTTGATCTCTTAACCGAGGCCGAGAAGAGAGAAGCCATGAACGAAGGAACAATGTTTCTTTCTGGTCGCATCCAGACTGCTGATAAGCAGAACGGAAATGGTCGTGTTTACCCTTACGAGGTTCTTAAGAGAGAGATGGACAACTACGCAAGGATTGTTGCTGACAATAGAGCATGCGGTGAACTTGACCATCCGGACGATTCAGTTGTTAATCTTAAAAACGTATCTCACATCATAACCAAGGTTTGGTGGGAAGGCAAGGATGTTATGGGCAAGATCAAAGTCCTTGACACCCCATCAGGCAGAATCCTGAAAGACCTTGTGAACGCTGGGGTTAAACTTGGTATCTCTTCTCGTGGACTTGGATCTGTCCGAGAAAGTATGGGAAAGACAGTTGTAGAGGCTGACTTTCAATTGATTTGTTTTGACATTGTGTCCGAACCTTCCACACCAGATGCCTATGTTTATCCTGGTAGAGGGATGTCTGAGGTTGTTTCATCTCGCCTTAAAGAGAGAAAAGAGAACAACATTGATGGGCTATTTAGAAGAATTCTAGGGGATTAAATGAACAAGACAGAATTAAAGAAAATGCTAAGACCTCTAATTAAGGAGTGCATTAAAGAAGTTATTTTTGAAGAAGGTACCCTGTCAACTATCATCAGTGAAGTCATGATAGGTACATCTCAGCATCAACAACCTTTAATGCAAGAGAACAAACAGAGAGTGCAATTAGAGTCTGATGAGCAAGCAAACCGAAGATTACAAGAACGTGCAGAAGCAGAAAAGCAGAGGCGAAAGACTCTTCTTGACTCTATTGGCAAAGACTCGTACAATGGCGTTGATCTTTTTGAAGGCACTACACCACTGTCCAATCGAGACAGCGGTCGCCAATCTACACCACATGGATCAAAAGCACTAGACGGAATTGCACCTAATGACCCAGGGGTTAATATTGGAGCCTTTGCTTCAAACGGCCTTTGGAAAAAACTAGCAGGAAATTAAAATGGCAACGAACATTACAGTAAAACCTAGAAAAAATGAAGACCCAAATAGACTTATCAAAAGATTCCAGAGAAAATGTAAAAAATCTGGAATTTTTGACGAGGTTAGAGAGAGAAGGCATTTTCGTAAACCTTCCGAAAAGAAGCGTTTAGCAAAGAAAAAGGCCATTGCCAGGCATAAAAAAAGAATGAGAAAAATGGCCCAAAACAACTAATTAACTTATAGGAGTCCAAAATGTCAAATTTTTACTACACAGCAGGTCTTCATAATGTTGGTTCTTATCAAGTAGCAGGTCGCCCTTACCTTTCAGGGTCCACTGGTATTAATGCAACCACGAGTGAAAGATTTATTTTTCCTCAAGTTTCTAAATCAATTTTAGTAAAAAACACTGATGGGTCAACTGCCATTAGGGTTGGTTTTGCACCAAAAGCAGATGGCGAACATGGGTATACTCATGGTGCTAATGATAATGATAACTATTTTATTGTAAATGCCGGGAAAGAAATTAGTTTTAATGTAAAATGCAAAGAGATATTTATCTGGACAGGTTCTGGTACTTCTGCTGCTCAAGTTTACGCAGAACTAACAGAAATACCCGATCAAAGAATGTTTACTCTTGACGGAGTAGTAGGAGTTGCTTCATAATGTCTAATTTTCACTATACACCTGGCCTGCATAACGCAGGATCATATGTATCATCGGGATACCCTTATTTAAAAACTTACACTCTTTCAAATTCTGGTGTTACCGAACAACAACTTAGTTTTAATCATGTTACAAAACAGGTAGTAATAACAAATTCAGAAACCACAAGCAATAGAGATCTCAGAGTTCATCTCCTCTCTACAGGTTCTCAGAGTGGTGCGCAGATTGTTAGTAACAAACACTACTATGATGTTCCAAATAATACTAGCCTCACTCTTGATTTAAAATGTAAAGAGATTTTCTTCTCTAATGCTAGTGGAGGGTCAATTACATTTTCAGTATTTGCTTCTCAAACACAAATACCGACCGGAAGAATGTATCCTTTGACTGGTTCCGGAATTGATGAGTGAGGGGGATAAATGAGTGAAAGTTTTAAATATACAGCCGGTCTTCATAATGCTGGATCCTATCGAGTTTCTGGTGTTCCATTTATAACCGGATCTCAAATCCCTGATAGTTCGTCGGTGAAGGTTTCTTTTTATCAAGTAACAAAAGAGATTAAGGTCAAAAAGACCAGTGGAACGGGTGAACTACGTGTTCACTTTGGCTCTTTGAGTAATAATGCATTGGCGGCCAAAGGAACTATGGATTTCAGAACTGCTGATAATGTTTTTGATATCCCAAACGGAAGTGGGGCATCATTTGCCTTTTGGATTAGCGGCAGTGATGGTAATGACACTTTCAATGCTAATGAAAACTTCATTGCTTTGCAAAACGAAGCCGGAGATAATGCAATTGAATTTAGACCAAGAAACCCCAGCGGCCTTAACGGAAGGTTCCAGATCAGATCAGTGGATACAGCCGGCGGAACATATAAAAGTTTCTCAGATTCTGATGCAAACCAATACACAGATGGCTGGAATCACTTTGTAGTTTCCTTCGACGGTGCTGCTGGTGGCGCCATTAATGTTTACAGGAATGGTAGCGCTATTTCGACAACCACTGGGGCTACTGGAAATCCACTCACAGGTTCAACTAAGTTCGTTCTATTTAATGGAATTGATTTCGGTAAAGTAGTTGGTATTGATGAAGTAGCAGTATGGGGAACAGAATTATCATCTGGTGACGTTACCTCTCTATATAATAGTGGTGGCAAAGCAGATCCCCGAAATATTCAAGGAGCCAATTTAAAACTATGGTATCAATTTGGCGATAATGAAAATGATGTCGTTGATGGAGCAAATACAATCATTAAAGACTCAAGTGGAAACTCTGACGACCTGAATGACCTAACAAACTTTGGCGGATCAGATGAATTACTTCCTGTGATTGGCCCTTTCTTTTTGACGAACAACGTTTATAGAAATCTTCACTTCTGGCCGTTACCAAGCAGCGGAGATGAAGTAACAATACCAGTAAAGTGCAAGCAAGTATTTTTATCTGCTTCTGGTTCTGCTATAGATTATCAACTGCAGGCATCGCTAACAGAGATCCCCGCTGCTAGAATGTACGAATTATCAGGGTCTGGGGTCGATGAATAATGGCAGAGTTCGGTTGGGCATATGTTTCAGGTGCGCTAGGTAGAGGTGGCACACATGCAGTCCAGACATCGGACTCTGCTAGTAATCTTTCTGGTAGTCAGCGCTTTGTATATGATGGCTCTTCGGTAGTCTTGACTGGTAGTCTTCTTGTCAAAGGAGATATGGATTTAAGTGGTACTCTTAATATTGACACGCTCAATGTTAATGAAACTATCATCTTATCTCAGACAGGATCAACTCAAATTGGAAACACTACTAATGATACTCACATATTCACAGGACAAATAAGAGTAACATCATCCAACAATTCAGATATAATTTACAAACAAGGAAGCACAGAATATAGCGCTACAGCCTCTGTTGCTACCGACTCTCCTATCCCAGATGCCGCTACGTTTAATAGAGCCGTAGATCCTGCATTGACTGTTTCTGGTACTGCTGTCTTCGAAGCACCGGTTGCTCTTAAGGGCGGCCTCTTTGGGGCATCACCAATTAAAATCTTTGCTCCTTTGAGATCTATTGGAAGTTCGGGCGAAACCTTTGATATTAAAGGTGGTCAATTTAAAGGAAACCTTCGTGTAACTGGTGCGGTAACAATCACTGGATCAGGTCCCGCCGATGGTATGGAAATTCAAATGGGTGCCCTAAAGATGAACTCTGTGGAGCCTGGGTCTTTCCTTCCAATTATTACAATGGAGAACAGAAACGCCTCCAATGTACAGAGACCACAAATAATCTTATCAAATAACCTAGCAGGTACTTTTAGTGCTGGAACAAGTTCTATGCAGATTAACGCTGGTGAAATTAGTTTCAAGGTGCCAACCAATGATGCAGTGGCTGGTGAAGAAGTTGGATCATTTGAATTTAAAAGAAAAGACAATGCAACTAATAAACAGTCATTTTTTAGATTTGCCATTAAATCAGTTGCTCCATTGTCCGCTTCTAACGGTGCCGTTAGTGGTTCTGATAAAGTTCAAGAAATTGCTGTTCTTGGTGATTTCCAAGGAACAGTTTATAAAAACAATTTCAACCAACAAAGGGGCCTTGTTATTTTTGGAAACGTTGTTCCTAAATCAATCGCCGCAAATAATGCTAATGCAACTGCTATTCCAACTGATAACTTTTCACTTGGAACACCAAACCTTAGATGGGGTGATGTATTTATCGGAGATGATCGAGAGATAAACTTTGGAGACTCACAAGATGTTAAGTTAGGATTTAACTCAACAACAGATGATCTTGAAGTATCTGGAAAGTATTTATCTGCCAAAAACAACTTGCGAGTGCAGGCTGGTGGTTATGTTTCTTTTGGAGATACTGACACCACTAGTGGTTATGGATTTAGAGACAACTCTGGCACTCTACAATTCAAAAACTCTGGTGGAGATTGGACTAATTTTGGGGCTGGTGGATCTGGTGGAACTATTGGTGCCGCTGAAGATGGGAACTATAATGATGGGTTATTTATCGACTTCACAACTGAGACCCCTATTGGCACACCAATAGATCGCTTTAATGAGTTGTTCTCTGTTCTAGTACCAAATGCAGCACCAGATGTAAGTCAACTTGATTACAATGTTCCTGCTGGTCACGCCATGAAGATTTCTTTCGACACGACAAATGACCCAACAGGATATACACAACAAGCAAATACTGCCGGCTTTACTGAACTGGATGTGAACGACCAGGTTACAATTGCTTCATCAGGTGCAAACCTTAGACTTGGTGTTTATCAGAAGAACCAAGAGATTACCGGGACGGTTAATTACAACGTTGCCCAAGATATGGAAGGCTCTTATGAGAACCACCCAGCAGATGCTTTTGGTAACGCAGAAACTGGCTCTCTGCAATTGTTTGTTAATGGTGCTTCGGTTCATTCAATTAATCTAGCAGTTGATTTAGGAACTGGTAGTGCTGGTTCTGGTACCGGATTGGCATTGAACGCAAATGGTTCCGGTTTTATCAATCTTTCAGTTGCTGATCCGGCCACAGATGCAAACAATAAAACATTTACAATCTTTAAGCACAGAACCTCAAAAGTTGTAATTGACACCAGAGACCAGAGAAATGGTTGGAACTATGCTCAAGTCAAACACGTAATAGGCGCTAGCACGAAGACAACCAACTTCTTAGAGTGGATAAATGATGGGGAGGCTTCTGGTAGCGCAATCACATTTACCAACCCTAGAATCTCATCCTTGGGCCTCTCAGGCAACAAGTATTTATCTGGTGTTAGGTATCATACTTCTGCTGCCCCAGTTTACAATACACAGATTTCAAATTTCTATAGAAATACTTATCCTACAGGAAGCGTAATAACTTTCTCTTCTAATTTTGGATCTTCCAACGCTCAAACTCCTCCAGCAATTGGAGGGTCAGAAGATTACACTAAGCAGATTTTATTAACTGCCAGTTTTACAAACACTGCAACAACTTATTATGGCACATCTTTCACGAATCAAATTGCAGTTTCTCACCCATTTAAAACTCAAACTGGTGTTGGTCCTGCAACTGGTAGTGGAATCTTGCTGGATAATATTACAAATAATACAACTAATTTGTCAGAGCGGTTTACTAGTGAAGCGTTCCGTTTGCCATCTGGGTCTTTTGCAAACCAGTCAGCAGTAACATCAGCAACTTGGTTCTCTGGCTCTCATATGACTGGGTCAGATCACGCAAATGGACTGTTGGTTTTTGCTCAAAAAATACAATCACCAAAGAACACTTCTGGGACAGGAATTACAAACGGTAACTTTACTGGCCCTGGTAATGCTTACGGCGGTCAGCCTAACTATTCTAGTGTGTCTGGGACACGGACTTATTTTAGAAAAGTTCAGAACACTTCTGGTGCAACCAAGAGAGACTTGAAAATCACAACAACTAAGAGCAGCAGAATAAATAATGATTCTCTTACAACCAATAATGTTCAGATGTTTGTGAAACTTCCGGGCGCCACAGGGTTTATGGACGTATCTCAGAATTTCTCATTTGGAACTTATAGTAATGGTGCCGGCGCCTTAATAAATGGTGCTGATGACAACTCAAATACTGGTGGGACAGTAAATTCAAATGCTGTGCATTGTGTAACATTTGGTACACAAAGCATTGCGAATAACGAATACATTGTTGTCAAGATGATTGCTGATGCTGGGTGGACCGGTAACTTCTCGCAGATTAATTTTCAGTTTGGAGCATCTGATGTTTCTGCTCCTACAGAGGCGCCGGCACTTGATGATATTGATGGCAATGATGTTGGTTCAACAGTGAAACTATCCTTTGGTGCAACAAATGGTGTTGTTGGTTATTCAAATGCAACCAGGTCATCAATTGGAGCATCTAACTTGGATTCAAATGCTACGTTTTCTATTTCTGGGGATCAGCGCGGTGCTTTCCAATCTGTAAGAGTGATAGATGGAAACTTAAATGAAGATGTTGGCGCTAACGGAAACAATTATCTTGCTAACTCTTTTAAAGATGCGTACACTGGATCATTAGTAATAGAAGTTAATGGTAGTGAATTACATACTGTAAATTTAAACAGTTCAGTTGGCACAATAAATAGCACAAATGGTAATGGATCTGGTTTTGCTTTAAACGCTCTAAGTTTCTCTGAAACTACAGACGGAATTCCTGATTACACCAAGAACTATAGGACGGGAACTTATACTGTTGGAAACAACGATCAAAGGAATGGTTGGAACTATGCGAGAGTAATACACAGAATTGGCGGGTCAAATACTACTACCAACTATGTTGACTGGGTTAATGACCCATCCGGATCAACAGTCGCTATGGCCTCTTCGTCTGCTGTTATGGATAATTTTGACCATGGTAATAAATATTATCAATCAGGTGTCGGATACTTTGCTAGTAGGCCAAGTGCCAGTTTCAAGTACATAGCCTCTCAGGTTTATTCTAATGTCTACTCAAACTCTTCAACTGCTGTATCCTATGGAACAACAACCAACTCTTCTGTTACAAAAATTAAAATTATTGGAACTGGTATCAATGATGCAGAAACCTCAGCGGCAGCAGTTGCGCTTCCTTCTCTTAATAATAGTGCAGGTTGCGAGGCTAAAGATATTCAAATAACTGGAACAGTATTATTTGATAACTTAACCAGTATTAAGGAAGGTCTTAGTTTGTTCACTGCTTATGATATAGCAGTTGCCTCAACGGTGGTTCATCCATTAAAAACAAACCTCACGACGACAACATATTCAAAAACCGCTTTTATGGTTTATTCTGGCTCTCTTGGATCCACAAATTTGAACACTAATGAATACTTTAATAATGAAGCCTACAGAATTGTATCTGGAAACTATGTGTCTCAGTCACATGTAACCTCTGGTGGTAATGCTTGGGATTCTACAATTTCTGTTAATGACAATGACAATTATGCTACTTATTGTGATGGTATGGTTACAGTGAATGGTTACGCCATTTCTCCATTGAAAATTGGAAACGCTGGCGATACGAGAAATGTTGCTAACGGCGGAATCTTACAAGCACCAGCAAACAACCCAAACTATTCATCTTTAACAAAGGCTACCAGAACGTTCTACAGATATTTCCGGAACCAAACCGGTGTATCATCGGCAACACCAACACTACAACTTTATGGTGATGCAACAATAGTTGCTAAGTCTGGTGCTTTCTATACAGGCACACTAGGTGCGAACAAGTTAATTAATGTAGAAATAAAAGTCCCATTTGATCCATCATTTACAGGTGGCGATGATACATCTACTGCATGGAGTGATGCTGTCAAGCCGTACTCTGCAGGAGTTCAACCAAACACTGATGGTGTTGGTGTTTATGGTGGTGGCGGATCTGGACTAGATCAAACAGTTGATGCTAATGGTAATAGTTTCCAACTTCAACTTCAACAGAAACAAATTAGAAATAATCAGTATGTAATTGTAAAAATTACAGCACACAAAGATTGGACAGGATATTTATCTAGGATAAACATCTCTTATTAAGGCAAATAAATGAGTACGGGAAAAACTAACTTAACATCAACGCAATTTGCCGCCAAGAAACTTCTTGGTAAAGCACACACGTCCAACTTAAAGGGGGACGTTAACGAGGCTATTCCATCAAACGTATCAATGCCATCTGATGGTGTGTTTGCGGAGACCATTCCAAACAGTCCTGGCGATACTTTCTTTGTTGTTCAGAGTGCATCTGCAAACGACCCTGGGACTGTTGAGAGAGTTTATTTAGATGTGGTGTCTCTTTCAGATACAATCTATGATGCAAATGTTTCTGGTGGAGGTGGTGACGAGTCTTCAACAAGCGGTGCTCACGGATACTATCTCAAATTACCAGCAAATTACCAAACTACTTCATCAAATCCTCAAAGAGGCACTGGTTCTTTTGTTAACAGCAAGAGAGTCTATGACTCTCGTGGTTCTTTACAGTTGGTACCCCCTCTTATTTCAAATGCTAGTCCCAACAAGTATTTCCTTAAGTTATACAAGGGTGATCCAACAAATGCCGCCAATGAAATTACAAGTGGCGATACAGTTGATTGGCAAGTTGATTATTACTCCGGAGTTATCTTTATACAGGATTACAACTCCTCCACAATACCAGTGACTGCATCTGCTTATATTTATACTGGAAAGTATCTTAATGAGAAATTAACAGACATCTCATCTTCTGCTGGTGGTAGCCTAATCGTTAAAGATGAAGGCTCTAATATAACAACAGCAGCCGCTAGTTTAAACTTTGTTGGGGCTTCTGTTGCTGCTTCTAACAGCGGTAACGATGTGACCGTTACATTATCCTCTGCCGTTTTCTCTAGAACTGCGGTGACATCGACAACAACGTCATCTGTCAATGATCGGATACTTGGTGTTTCTGCATCTGCTGCACTTGATATAAGACTTCCTGCTGCATCTGGGTTCTCTAGTGGCGCAAACTTTACAATCAAAGATGAGGCAGGTAATTCAAATAATTTTAACATAACAATTAGGACAGCCGGATCTGATACTATTGATGGACGAACGTCAATTATCTTGGAATCGCCCTATGCTGCTGTGAACATTTACACCAATGGTAGCAATAAATTCTTTGTTTATTGACAACTAAAATACTATTTATTGCGAGATGTAACCTGTCACTAGTTGGCATTTGCATCTTGTCATAATATTATATTAATGGAGGAAAAATATATGGCTTATAAATTTCAATTGGGAGCATTCGTTGCTTCCGGTTCGATCACTGCCGAGGAAGGTCTCGATGCTGGTGATTCGAATATTACGAATGTCGGTGACATCGCACTAGATTCTATCTCTGCTGATGGCAATGACATGGAAATCAACATGACTGATAATAGAAGCACTGCTTTTGTTATTAAAGAGAGTTCAAACATCTACATGAGAGCAAGCACTGCTGACGGTGCTGAGCAAGTAGAATTTCTTAAGGCAATCTCTGGTTCTGCAAACATGAGTCTTGGTGGAAACTTGACCATGGCTGGCGGTACTGCAACTATTGCTGAGATTGTTGTTGGTGCTGGTGGACTTGATCTTCAGAACCTTTCTGATACTGCTATTGCAGTTGGATCTGATGCTCTTGTTTTCAAAGATGCTGATGGGTTTGCTAAGACTGATACTATTGCTGACCTTGCTACTGCAATGGCTGGTAACGGACTTGCTGCTTCTTCTGGTGTTTTTGCTGTTGGAGTTGATGACAGTTCTATCGAATTGAATTCTGATGCTCTTCGTGTTAAGGCTCAGGGTATTACAAACGCAATGCTTGCTGATGATGCTGTTGGTGCTGATGAGTTGGCTTCAAATGCAGTTGTTAACGCTTCTGTTGTTGATGGCGCTCTTAAGGCTGATAAACTTGACATCGACGGTTCTACCGATATCGGTGCTGATCTTGTTGATGCTGACTTGATGATTGTTGATGATGGTGCTGGTGGTACTAACCGCAAGTCTGCTTTGTCTCGTGTTAAGAAGTACATCTACGCTGCTATGAGTGGTGATGCTACTGCTTCAGATGCTGGTGTTTTGACTATTGCTGCTCAAGCAGTTGAAAACAGCATGCTTGCTGATGATGCTGTTGGTGCTGACGAGTTGGCCGCAAACGCTGTTGTCAATGCTTCTGTTGCTACTGGTGCTGCAATCGCTGCTAACAAACTTGACTTCAATGTTGATCTTGGTGGTGATATCACTTTCGGTAACCAGTCTGACGATACTATTTCTACAACTGGTCACCTTACTGTTGGTGGAAACTTGACTGTAAACGGTTCTGTTACTTCTGTTAACTCAACCACAATCAACATTACCAGTTCTTTCACTTTTGAAGGACCTGCTGATGCTCACGAGACTGTACTTAGTTCTGGCGCTCCAGCGGCTGATACTACTCTTACATTACCAACATTGAGTGCTGGATCTTACTTCATTCCTGCTATTGCTGGTGCTGCTACTGATGCTTCTGCTGCTGTAACTGCTGCTGAATTTGCTCTTCTTGATGGAGGCTCAACAGTTGGAACTACTGCTCTTGCATCTGGTGATGGTTTCTTGCATAATGACAATGGAACTATGAAGCAAACTTCTATCAACAAAATTGGTGACTACTTGGCATCTGATGGATTGGTTGCAAATGGTAGTGGTCAGTTGGAAGTTAGCCTTAATGGCCTTGGTGCTTCTTTGACTGCTGTTGCTCAAGCAGACAGCCTTGCTGTCGTTGATGCTGACGGAAGTAATGTTACCAAGAAAATCACCTTCTCTAACTTCGAAGATTCTATCTTCGGAAATGTTAGTGGTGATGCTACTATCGCTGCTGGTGGTGCTTTGACTATTGCTAATGATGCTGTTGAAAGCGGAATGCTTAACGACAACGTTATCTCTGGTCAAACCGAGTTGGCTTCTGGTGCTGCTGTTGATGCTGATGAGATGTTAATCTCTGATGGTGGAACACTTAAGAAGATTGGGCTTGACAGCCTCAAAGTATACATGTCTGATGCTGCTGCTGTTGTTCAGAATGTTGCTGCTGCTGGTACTCTTGTTGTTGGAGTTAACTACTTCTCTGCAATGGGTGCTGATGGTGAAGATGCTGTAACTCTTCCTGCTTCTCCTTCTGTAGGACAATCAGTTAAAGTTAAGGCTCCATCTGACTGCTCAACTGCGCGTTACATTACAATCAACCGTGCTGGTTCTCAACTAATTGATGGCGCTGCCTCAATTCGTCTTGAGTCACCATTTGCTGCTGTTGAATTAGTGTATGTTGCTAATGACATTTGGAGAGTATTCTAATCTTCGGATTGGGATTATTTCCTACAAGTTTTACTTGGGCGGACAACCTTCGGGTTGTCCGTTTTTCTTTTTACATTTCTATTTATTACGTAATCTACGGAGGATAACCAGATGGGATACAATTATTCAAAAGGTGCTCAAGTAATTGGAGACCTTAAGGCAGCAGATGATGCTGAGAGAAATACACAAATAGATTTCGGCGAGGATCAAATTGATTTAGAAACAAGTGGCTCACTAAGGTTTCAGGTTAAAAATGCCGGGACAAGCACCTACTATGACCCAGCACAACTTGCGAATGATGCTGGTATGGGTGAAATTGTAAAGTTTGGATCTGGTACATTGACCGCTGGAAAATTGTATTATCTTAACGGCAGTTCAGCATGGACAGAAGTAGATGCTGATGCTGTAGCATCCGGTGCAGATCAGTTGTTGGGAATTGCATTAGGGTCAGATCCTGCTGGGGCGGGTGTTTTAATTAGAGGAATGTTTGATGCTCACAGTTACCTATCAAACTTCTCTGCCGGAAAGGCTGTTTACATTAGTGCAACCGCTGGTGGTATGGACACCACAGCACCAAGTGGTGGAGGAGACTATGTAAGAATTGTTGGGTATTGTACAAACACATCTAATGTTATTTACTTTAATCCATCAAGTACCTGGATAGAATTGTAATGCCTGATTTTACAAAAATAATTGATATTAGTCTTGATAACTTAAGTAAGATACAAGGCATTAGCGCTGATAGCATTGAGAAGGTTGACGGCTTAACACCTGATAGTGGCGGTGGTGCTGGTATTGAGCAGTATGGTGCAATGGTGGTCATGCAAGGCGTGCAAAACCAATCATACCTAAACCAAGTTATACAAAGCCCTCAGTCAGATCAGACATATGAGTATGAAGATGAAGGTGGTGGCATCTACAGAATTAGAGCAGACAAGTTTCCAAACGGTAACGATGATCAAATCTATGCGCTTCTAACCGCTCCTCTACCAAGTATTGCTAGCATATCAAATAACACAGACCTTGTAATTAGATTTGGAGTTGAAAGCAAAGGTGCCTATTATGGCTTTATGGCTCAGGACGATCTAGAGTCATTCCAATACGCTGATGTTGAAAGAAACTCGGTTCTGTGGCTAGATCAACGAAACGGAAGCAACAATGGTCGTATTTATACGAAAAATAGAACTCAGATTGGCACTAGTGTTAGTTTTCTTAACACCTCGGCTGTTAGGTTCTCAAAAGATGGCAGCGGGAATCTAACTGTTAAATGGCAGACATACAACACCACGCATAACTATTATACTGATCGTGTCACAGTTAGTAACAATTCTACTTTCAATTCTAATTTTGATCCAAACCAGCCTTTGAGATTCTATGTTTACACTCACAGAGTAGATGCTGTTTTGATGAGAAATTTAGTAACAGTAACAGAATAACCACTACAGCGAATAAACTTCCTTTTCTTATCGAGAACACTATTTAATAAAGAAATACGTATTCTCAGGAGACCCGTTAATGTCTAATATGCTAGAACAGGCTATTGTCGATGCTGCTGCATTGAGAGAGGCCGCCCTCAAAAACGCCGAGCAGGCTATCATTGAAAAATATGCTCCACAAATCAAAGAGGCTGTAGAGTCCATGCTTGAGGGAGAACCAGTAGCGGAATCCCATTGCGGGTCTAACGGGTCTAAAAGAAAGCACGAAGAAAAAATCGTTGAGATTATCGAAGATCTCAATGAAGAAGGACAGTATCTCGTTCAAGCCGAAGGAGAGAAGCCTTATCTTGTGAATGAGATGGATCTTCAAGAATTAAATGAAGAAGACATTCTACAAGAAGAAGAAATGGGTATGGATGCGGGAGCAGCAGGTGGCGAGATTGAAGCGCCTTTCGCTGGAAACCCTTCTATGTCCGCTGATCAATCCGTTGAGTTCTCACTTGATATCGAAGACTTAGGTGATGGGATGGTCAGCATTGATCTTGATGCTCTTGAAAAAGCAATGAATCTTATGGATGATGCCCCAGTAGAAGATGCACTTCCTCGTGATGATGTTGCTGCTGAACTTGGCGCTGATGATCTGGGGAGTCTTGATAGCCTGTTGTCTGACATTGATGACACTGAAGGCACAGAAGAAACAGAAGACGATATGGATCTCCAATTACAAGAATTGCTTGATCTTCTTGGAGAGGATGAAGTACTAGAAGAAAAAATCACTGTTGATATGGCAGAAGATAAAGATGGAACGTTTCAAACAAATGAAGCCACTTTAGAATATGAACAAGCAAAACAAGAAGCACATGATGCTCACAGTGATGAAGACAAATTAGAAGAAGAGGAAGATGACTCTGAGTTAAAAGAAACCGGTAAAGTCAACGATCTTCAAGAAACAGTTTCCGCCCTTGTCTCTCAAAATGAGAAACTTGAAGGCGTGATTTACAAACTTCAAGAACAACTTGAAGCAACTTTGCTATCAAACGCAAAGTTAATTTATAAAAACCGCACTTTAAGCGATGCCTCCTTGAATGAGCGACAAAAAGAAAAAATTGTCGAAGCCATTGCCGGAGCGGAGTCTCCAAAAGAAGCAAAGCAACTTCATGAGACACTCAAAGCAACAGTGGGATCATCCTCTAAAAAGCATGGTCCACAATCACTAAGCGAGTCAGTCAACCGAAGATCGAATCTTTCGGCTATGCTTAATTCGAGACAAAACTTAAGCGAGAACAAAAGCGCTGATCCATTTATGGAAAAGATGCAAAAACTCGCAGGCATTAAATAATAATTTATAAGGAGTAAAATAAAATGTCTATTATTGAAAAATTGACCGAAGGCATTGTAAACCGTGACATGAAGCAGGAAGGCGCCGCTCTTCTTTCTAAGTGGGAATCTACTGGTTTACTTGAAGGCCTTCAAAACGAGCATGACAAAAACAACATGGCTCGTCTCTTGGAAAACCAAGCAAAAGAACTTCTTCGTGAGGCTTCTGGTATGGGTGCCGGTCTGGCAAATGTTGATGGCTTTGCTGCTGTTGCTTTCCCAATCGTTCGTCGTGTATTCGCCGGACTTATTGCTAACGATCTTGTAAGCGTTCAGCCGATGTCATTGCCATCTGGTCTGATCTTCTTCCTTGACTTTGTGTATTCTGCTGATATTGGATCAACAACTCAGACTCAACGTCTTGGTAACCAAGATGAAAAATCACTCTATGGTACCGACAAGGTTGGTGCTGGAATCATTGATGGCGTAAGTATCACTGATAGTCTTGGTGGCGATCAGTCTGGTCCTCGTGGAATGCCAGGTTATGCTTATGCTTCAGTAGAAAGTGAAGCAAATGGAACCGTTGACTTCCAAAACAATGCTCAAGGTGCTTTGGCCTCTGTTTTTACATTGAACGGTGCAGTTCCTGATGCTCAGAAAAAACTAATTGATTATGATCCAGACCTCTTGTCTATTACTAGCAATGCATCTTGTATTGTTATGGATATTGCTGAGAGTAAGTGTACTAATCCTGATTTTGAGAACATGGGTGCATTCAACTTGCCTGATGTAATTGATGCAACTGTTGTTGGTTCTGCTAACTCTTTGGCTGCTGTATTAAACAACTTCGCCACAATTTCAATTGCTACTGGTGCTTCTGAACTTCGATCCATCCGTCGCCTAACTAAGCGTAGAACTGCTACTGAATCATCACTAAGTGTTGCTTCTGTAAGACTTGTATTGGTTCTTGATACAACTGCTGGTGGTACATCTGCAACTCAAACTCTTACTACTCAACAGGCTGCTGGTGCCGCTGGTATCCTTGCTGCTGCTAAGTTTAAGTACCCTGCTGCTGATACCGCTACTGATGGTGCAGGAACTGGTGTTATTGATACTTACACAATGCTTCTTGAGAACACTGAGAACATCCCTGAGATCGACATCAAGGTAGACAGCACTGCAATCACAGCGCAAACCAAGAAGTTGAAGGCCAAGTGGACCCCAGAATTGGGACAAGACTTGAATGCTTACCACAACTTGGATGCTGAGGTTGAATTGACTTCTATCCTTTCTGAGCAAATTGCTCTTGAAATTGATCGTGAGATCCTTGCTGACCTTATTCGTGGCGCAACTGCTGCTACTTACTACTGGTCTCGCTCTCCAGGTCTCTTTGTTGATCGTACCACTGGTGCTGAGATTGGTGCCAACAAAGCGGCTCCTGACTTCACTGGAACTGTTTCTGAATGGTACGAGACTCTCATTGAAACCATCAATGATGTGTCTGCTGCAATCCACAGAAAGACCCTTCGTGGTGGTGCTAACTTCGTAGTTGTTTCTCCTGAAGTAGCAAACATTCTTGAATTCACTGCTGGATTCCGTGCGAATGTTACTGCTGATGCTGACAAAGGCGACATTGGTGCTGTTAACGTTGGTTCTTTGAGCCGTAAGTTTGACGTAATTGTTGACCCTTACTTCCCAAGACAGATTGTTCTTGTTGGTCGTAGAGGTTCTTCTTTCCTTGAAAGTGGTTATGTCTATGCACCTTACGTGCCTCTCCAGACAACCCCAACCATCTTTGGGCCAGAGGACTTCGTACCTAGAAAGGGTGTGATGACTCGTTATGCCAAGAAGATGGTTCGTCCAGATATGTACGGTCTTGTTGTTGTACGTGGACTAAATGGTGAAGAATACGCCTAATCTTTGATTAGTTAGTTCTTCCTGAACGGCCCCTGATCGCTTTTTGCGATTGGGGGTTTTTCTTTATCTGAGAACTATTTAAAGCAACTTGGATTTATTCTCCTTGGGGCGGGGCGGCTGTCCCTAGAAAGAATTACATCGAGGCCGCTGGTGTGATTCATTGATTAGAGACAAGTTATTGCAATAATATTTTAATTTATAAGGAGAAAATAAAATGGGAAGTAGAAGATTAGGAAGAGGCCGTTTGGCTAACTTAAATCAATTTGGACAAAATTCGACATCAACAGCACAGCCTGGTATTGTAGATGCTATTGCCTCACAAACAGAATTAAGAGATGGTTCACTTATGACAACTGATATTCAGATTGATTTAGGAACATCTTTGAGAGCGATTAACTCTTTTGCTGGTGTTGGCGCTGAGAATGCTGGTGGTAGTACTGTTATTGGTTCTGGTTCACTTAGTTCATCAATTATGCTAGTTGCACCTGCTCAGGGTATTCTTGCTCAAGCAGAACTAGTTTGTGTTGAGCCACCTGCAGGTGGGGAAACAAGAATCGGAGTATTGTACGCTGATAATGTTCTTAGTGCATCAATGAGCATGGCACAGGCAACCAACCCAGTAGTTCTATTGGCTAATGAAAATTATACTGCTGCTGGTGATATTGCAGTAAACGATGATATTTCTGCTGATATTGATGGCAAATACATTTATCTTTGTGCATCTGGATCAACTAATGATACGTATAGCGCTGGTAAGTTTATTCTTCGTCTACACGGATATGATCTATTTAGCGATATTTGATCAAAAAGGTTGATTTAAACTGATCACTTCAAAAGTCCCATTAATTTGGGACTTTTGTTTTTTATAACTATTTATAATAAATGGAGAATGCTATGAGCAATAAAACTATTAGAATTGGTAGACTAGCAAAAAAACGAAAAAATGCTAGCGCTGCTTTGCCAAAAAAACTTAAAGTAAAAGAGGCAGCACCAGCAAAAGATACATCTGCTGCCGAGAAAAAAGCAAATAAAAAAGCAAGAAAGGCTGCTGCTGCTGCTAAAACGAAAAAGCCGTCCAAAGGATCTGACTCCTCCGATTAAACTGTGTTGTGTGAATACGATGGCGCCTCTGCTGCATATGATGCGGCAGGGGTTTTTCTTTTATCTTGAAACTATTTAGTGTTAGCGGAGGAATTCTATTAATGTCATTTCCAAGTTTAAAACCAGCATCAACAACAAGTGCCATAATTTTACCAGTGAGCGGTACCTTAACTGATGTGTCGTCTTCCCTAGCAATTAACTTCTATGGAGCAACAGATGCTTTTGTAACTGGTGCTGTTGCTCAGGTTGCATATACATACAAAAGATTAGGCGGAGATGTTCTAGATATTGAATTAACAGCAAAGAACGTCTATAATAACTACGAGGAGGCTGTTTTAGAGTACTCTTACATCGTTAACCTACATCAGGCAAGAAACTCTTTGGGGAGTGCTCTAGGAGGCTCTACGGGATCCTTTGACCATAAAGGGAACGTATCAGGAACAGATTCTGTATCTCTTAAATATCCAAAGTTTATTTTTGACTATGCATTTAGAGTAGCAGATAAGTTTTCAACCGAATCTGGTATTGGTGGCACCACTCCTATATATTCTGCTTCTTTTGATAGAGTTACGGACCAACAAGATTATGATCTTCAATCGATTGTAAGCGCATCGGCTAATGCCGGTGGTGTCCCGTATGCAGACTTTACTGATAATGAAAAAAGTAAAACAAAAAGAATTAAGATTCGCCAAGTATACTATGTCACTCCTCGACAAATGTGGAGGTTCTACGGGTATTATGGCGGCCTTAATGTAACTGGTGACCTCCAGACATACGGACAATATGCTGATGATTCGTCTTTCCAGGTTATTCCTGTGTGGCAAAACAAAATGCAAGCAATTCAATATGAAGACCATTTGTATACAAGAACATCTCATTATTCTTATGAGATCATAGATAATAAATTAAGATTATACCCAAACCCTGATTCAGTATCGCCGGAAAAATTTTGGTTTAAATTTTCTATTGAAGACAATAATGCATTTGCAACTGGTTCTTATGACTCTGGGGTTGATGGAATTAACAATATGAACACGCTACCGATGGAAAATTTACCATTTGCTAGTATCAATTCGATTGGACAACAATGGATTCGTAAATTTTCTCTTGCTTTGTCTAAAGAGACTCTCGGTCAGATCCGAGGTAAGTTTGGAAACTCTGTTCCTATTCCTGGTGATAATGTAACTCTTAATGCTAGTGAACTGCTGTCTCAGGCAAAAGAAGAACAAAACAGTCTCCGTGAAGAACTTAACAAGCAACTTGATGAGATGCTTTACGCTAAACTTGCCGAGACAGATAAAGGCATGATTGATAATACCAATGCTATGGTTGGTAACACCCCACTTAAAATTTTCGTAGGATAATATAATGAAGTTTAATGATACTGCTTGGAGAAAGTTTCTCCTAGAATCAAAAGAACAGGTTACTGAGGCCACAGAAGAAGAGATTGAGTATCTCGGAGACCTTCTTGAGATGCCTCCGTCTGCTTTGCCGTTTGATGATTTCTTCAATGGCAAGTATCGCATGGTCCAAAACTTTAGTGCTACAGAATCCACCGGTATTCTTGCCGACTTGGAGAAGTGGTTCGGTAGAGCCGGTTGGACTATCTATCTTGACGAATCAGGTAAAAAACCTGTTCTTAAGGCAACTAAAGTTGTCGAGAAGGAATACAAGGATAAAGAAGGTAACAGAAGACAGGTCTCAAAGACAATTGATCTAAAGTTATCAAAAATCGGCTCTCGCATAATTTCCTTTATTAACAACTGGGAAACCTGGAAAGAAGGAGTCGAAGGTGTCTGGGACCTTGCTATGGAATACACCGACAAACTCGGAGAACTTCCAGTAGACGAAGATGGAGAAAGACCGGGTTTTGAGGCAGTCGCGGGAGAATATATTCCAAGATTACAAAAGGCGACAAACCGCTCTAAAAAACTTATTGCTTCATTTAAGGAATTGTTTGGAAATGGAAACTATGATAATTGGGATAGTGATGCAACGGAAGCCTATCGCCATTTGAAACTCGGAGGTGATGCAAAAGGTTATGGAAATTATTTTGAAACAGTCCTCGCACCACCGGCTAAGAAAATTGCTGATTTTCTTTTGGACGGAAGTAGTTTAGATGACCTAACCAGAAACATTGACAATTACAAGTTGCAGAACTACATTATTTATTCCAGACACCCAATCGATGTCTATCGTATGTCTGACTTTCGTGGTTTAGACTCTTGTCACTCATTACCTTCTCGTAAAGGAACATTGGGATTTGACGAATACAACGTCTGTGCTTTGGCTGAGGCTCACGGTAACGGTCTTATTTCTTATGTTGTGACCGCCGAGAGCATAAGAGAATTTATCGGAGCAGAAGAAGGACAAGAAATAACCCCAGAAATGATTAGAGAGAAACTTGACCTACACGAACTACCAGAAGCGGGAGACGGAGAAATCTTCGCAGACGAAGAAAGGGGCGTTGAAGGTATGGTTCCTGTGTCAAGAGTCAGAATTAAGCATGTGTCATACGATAGCAACGGTGATGATGAGGACCCAATCAGACTTCTTGTTCCCCAAGGAAACATTTATGGACAAAAAGTCCCTGGTCTTATAGATCACCTTTACAAAACAACAGTAGAAGCACAAAAAGAAAAGATTGAGGCCATTGCCGAGAAGGAACTTACAACCTCCGATAATGTTAGCATGTATGCCTTTACTCGTTATGGTGGTTCATATCAAGACGGCGGCTATCGTGTTAAAGATGCTTTGCCAAGAATGTTTAACATTGCATTTCCTGACGTTGAGATTAATTTTATCGGTTCAATAAACTATGACAACGACATGGAGAGGGAATTAGCCGGTGAGACTGGGTTTGTGAACGAAGCGGCAGTTGAAGAACTTATCGAACAGGCAGTTGAAAATCTCGGTGTTTCATCCAACATCGATGTTAATTATGAAGTTGAACGATGGGATGAAACTTTTAGCATCAGCATTAGTGCTACTGTTGAATTTCGTTTTGAATTTCCAAGAGAAACCGGCATGACTTACGCTGAAGCATCATCTGTTAATGATCTAATCGATAGCAAACTTGAAAACTTTGGTGAATTGCTGGGTCCGCAAGAAAGTCTAGTTGATAATGTTACAACAACATACATCGAAGACCCAACATTTTCAGGCTACAAAGTATTGGTAGACATCAACCCCGAGTACTTGGTAATGATGTCTGGGGAAGAATATTGGCAGTATGAAGAGATAGAGTATCAACTTGAGCGAGTTTTTGGTGGTGATGGTTCTAACTATGGAATTGGTCTTGGATTTAGCACTCTTGCAACACGAGGTGGTGCAATGCAACAGGTGGTTTATAGGGCACTTCAAGATGATGACCTTATGCCTGGTGGTAACGAATACAAGTTTGGCCAAATAGCCGAGTACGAATTCCAGGCCGGCTACAACACACCACTTGTTAATGGCGACTTTGAAATTGATTTTGAACTTTACCATGACGATGAAACCGGTGAACCGATGTCCTCTGGTTACAGAATCAAGGGCATGACCGAGTATCAAAAAGACGAAGAGGAAGGTATCAAGATTGCTGCACTTCTTAATCTCGCCTATGTAAAGGGAGATGATTATGCAAAAGGTCTTGTCCGAGAAGTTGTGTATGATGCACTTGGAGGTGAGGTTGCACTGAGAATTCCAGTGGACAAAATGAGAATTTACTTTCAATTAGAAGACGAAGACGAAGATCAGTTTGTATACCAACTTGGCTGGTATGCTAATGAGTATGACTTTGAGAAGAAATCAGACATCCAAGATCACCTTAATGCAATAGCAGAGGATGCCTACTTTGAGGGAATCAATGACCATCTTGTAGATTACATTGATAACAACATTCCACTTAAAAACTTAGGTATTGCAGATGTTATCGCCCAGGCCGACCAGGACCTCGGACAGACACCATCACAGGTTTCTTTTGAAGACCCAGAGCCTGAACAGGAAATAACCGAATCAAAGAGAAGAGTAAAACTAAGAATTTTAAGAGGATAATAAATGTCAGGATTATCAGGTGGTGACGACCCGGAAATCGGTGGTGGCGGAGATTCTGGAAACTCAGGAGGAAATGGAAGCGTGTCAAATAAATGGGAACAACCGGCATCGCCACCTCCTCCAATGTTTCTTGGAGAAAAAGAAAAGAATCTTGTAAAGCAAATCAACGATGAAATTATCGAACGAGTTGTTGGTCAACAAGTTCTTTACTTCCCAATAGACATTGACCACACAGACTACCACCCAATCTATGGAGAAGCAATACAAAAAACTTTCCTTCATCCTGTCAGAGTTTATGCCCTAGTTGAATACCAAGGGGTTGAAACCTCTGATATGAGCGGTATTGCAATTGACAAATCAACAAAGATTAAAGTTAACTTCCACAAGAGACGACTCACAGAAGACCAGAACCTGTTTGTGCGAGAAGGCGACTTTGTTAGGTACGGTAGTATTTACTACGAGATAGTAAATCTTAATGAACCAAAACTATTATTTGGACAAGTGGAGGCACCACGCTTTGAGATACAAGCAGAGTGCATTAGAGCAAGGGACGGATTATTTAATGCCGAGTGAAAGCGTAGAAATAGTTGAACCATCAAGTCTGGAGACAATTGACTCTGCCATCTACTATTATCTAGATGAGGTACTTAACCTTTCATGTACGACAAATGATGGTTTTAAAAAGGTACCAATCGTATGGCACGGATCAGAAAGACCTTATCAAATCAAGAACAACAAAGAACTTAGAGACTCTGTTGGTAAGTTAAAATTACCAATTATATCTGTTCAGCGTTCATCGGTAAGTAGAGACGATAATTTCAAGGGTGGCTTTCAGGCTACAATTGGAGAAGTAAATGATTATCGAGGAGGCACAGTTGCGGTAACAAAAGTCATCAAGCAGGACAAAACGAGAAACTTTGCCAATGCTGATCGTCTAAGAAAGTCAAAAAGTCGTGGTGATGAGACTGGAAGGACTGATAATTCAAAAATTGTTTATGAAACCATTACAGTTCCTGTTCCAACATACGTTACGTGCATGTATGATATTAAGGTAAAAACAGAGTATCAACAGCAGATGAACGAGATACTTCCTGGTTTTGTTTTTGATACTAAAAATAGTTTTCTTGCTGAGTATGACGGTCATCGTTATGAGGCCTTTATAGAAGATAATTACAATATAAATAATGTTACCGACTTAGGTTCCGAAGAACGAGTTTTTGAATCAACAATTAACATAAAAGTACTTGGGTATCTTTTGGCTGAAGGTCCAAACAGAGACCGTCCAAAGATAACGAGAAGAGAAAACCAAGTCGAAGTTAGAATTACAAGGGAAAGGGTCATTGTTGGGGATACAAGACCGTGGGCCAAAGATGATGGAAAGTATAGGCCGTAGATGCGTTTCGTAGTTGAAGAAACTATTTACTTTGAATGTATTAATGCATAAGGAGAATTTTAATGCCTAGAAGATTTGATTTTATTTCACCTGGCGTTCAACTGAGAGAAGTTGACGAATCACAGATTAGCCCAGTCCCGGAGGAAGACGGCCTCCTTCTTATTGGTAGAGCACCGATGGGTCCGGCAATGAAGCCAGTAAAAGTTAATAATTTTGCAGAATTTAGACAAGTTTTTGGAGATCCTGTTTCCGGTAGATCTCAATCTAAAGATGTTTGGAGAGGTGGAAATTATGGCTCGCCAATGTATGCAATGTATGCTGCACAAGCATATTTGGCATCTGGTGTTGGTCCTGTAAAGTATATCCGTCTTTTGGGAGAAAAGTCCTCAGATGCTACGGCTGGTGGAGAAGCAGGTTGGCAAATTCCAGGACTGAACGTGAATGGTCCTAATCAAAATGCTACTAATAACGTTTCTGCTTATGGTTTGTTTATCATGCCATCATCATCATTGAATTCATTTCAAGTCGGTTCTTTCACAGGATCTCTTGCCGCTGTTTTTTATGTAACTGGTGCCGGTGTTCAGTTGATTGGAACACCAACCACAAGTAGTCAAACAGCAACACAGCCTGCAGCCATCACCCCAATCACTGCATCTGGAAGGCTTATTAACTCGATTAGCACTGCAGCCGCACCTAATACTTTTAGAATATTGGTTGATGATGTACAACATGTTGTAAACTTTGATCCAACTGATACTAACAATTATATTAGAAACAAGTTTAATACAAATCCTCAGATGATAAGAAACAATGCAAACTTTGGAGGAACTGATTTAAAGTATTTCCTAGGTGAAACATATGAAGAGTCGGTACAAAGAATTGTTACTGATATCTCTGGAGCGGCAGGTAAGCAATATGGACTCATCCTAGCCTTACAATCTGGTTCGTTGACAAGTAATAACTGGGGATATAATCTAGGCGATGCTCAGGCTGCTCAAACTGGGTGGTTCATCAGCCAGCAACCACAGCAAGAAAAACTATTTAGATTTATTGCTTTAAGTGAAGGCGATGAGATTCAAAAGAAATACAGAATTAAAATCTCAGATCTTAAAATGGGAACAGCGGAAGAGCCTTCCTCTTTTTCTGTGTCAGTTATTAATAGTGCTGGTCAAGCAGAAGAATTGTATACTGGATGTACTTTAGATCCAGGCCGTTCTGACTATATCTCTAGAAAGATTGGTGATCAAAGACCAGAGTGGGATTCGACCGAGAAAAGATTTAGCAATAGAGGTCTGCATCCACTTAGAGGGAACTTAATTAGAGTTGAAGTTTCTTCAAAAGTAGAAAACAAAACTCTAGCAAGTGCCCTTAGTTTACCAGTTGGGTTCTATGGACCTCTTAGGCCTAAGGGTTTCAGTATCATGTCCGGTTCTGGACTGATCAGACCTTTTGGTCTGGCTCTTGGGGACACATCGCCAGCACGCGAACTCAACACAGTTGTTACTGGTGGGCTTCAAATGCCAGGCTCTGATGCTGTTGCCGATAGTTTTATATTTGATGAGTTAGGAACATCCCTCGCCTTCACTGGGTCTTTCATATATCCTTCTTTGAAACTAACCACACAAGGTACAGCCCCAAATAATCAACCGGCATACGCTCATACTTATAACTTTGGAGTGGACCACAGAAGACTTGCAGCAGACACTTATCAAGATGCAAGTTATAATGATCTAGTCAGAGAATTGCCTGGTGGTTTTAGTCATTTTCTTTCAGAAACTGCTGCACCACCGGCTGCAATGGAGTACTCTTTTATATTCTCTCTTGATGATATAAGACAAAACCTTGAATCTGGTCTTCCTTCTAGAAGATTCTATTTTCAATCAGGTTCTTTCAAAGACAATGTCTCTGTTACTGCGAGAGCATCTGATGGTCTTAAGACACTTTTCACAAGCACTATTAGCGGTGGCGTTAGACAATTTGTTGCACCATTGATGGGCGGTACAAACGGTGTTGATGTTTTTGAAGCAGATCCATTTGATAATACAAACATTGGAACCAATCTTAACACATCTTATGAAAGAGCAACACTAGAAAAGACTCTAGACATTGTTGCAGACCCAGAAAACGTATCATTCGATCTTTTAGCAATCCCTGGTATCAACGATAACGATATCACAGATCGCATGTTAGAAATTGCTGCCGAGCGGACTGATCACCTTGCAATTATTGACCTTGATGGTGGATATGTACCAGGTTACGATGGTAATTCTGGTGTTGAACAGGCCGGTTCGGTAAGTAGTACTGTTAACAATCTTCAAAACAGATTTATTAACAATTCTTATGCTACTGCATATTACCCAGCAGTTTTGCTAGGAGATACAATTAATGATGTAAATCTCTATGTCCCTTCTTCAGTTGCTGGTATTGGAGCGATTGCAGCATCTGAGGCTGCTTCTCAACCATGGTTTGCACCTGCTGGGTTTAATCGCGGGGGCCTTAGTCCTCTCGGCGGCCCTAATGGTCCACAAGTGCTTGATACTTATGAGAGACTCACCAAAGGACTTCGTGATGATCTTTATGCTGCAAAGATTAATCCAATTGCCAACTTCTCTGCTGCTGGTGGGATTGTTGCTTTCGGACAGAAGACACTTCAACTTAATCAGTCTGCTCTAGATCGCATCAACGTTCGTCGATTGATGGTGTTCATCAAGAAGCGTATCGGTGCTGTTGCTCGTAACCTCTTGTTCGACCAAGCAGTTGACGTGACCTTTAATAGATTTAAGGGACAAGCCTCGAGGATCTTACAGAATGTTAAATCCAATTATGGTGTAACTGATTTTAAGATTGTTCTTGATGAGACAACCACTACACCTGACCTGATCGATCAGAACATCATGTATGCCCAGATCTACATTAAGCCGGCTCGTGCTATTGAATTCATCGCTATTGATTTTGTTATCTCTAGAAGCGGTGTAGAATTCGAGTAAACACTATTTAATTTGAAGGAGTTATGAAACATGAGTTTTTGGAAAGATAATAAACAGGAGCCAAAAAGGCTATTTAGATTTAAGGTTCAACTTGGCGATGATGGTCCTCTATGGTGGGCAAAAAATGTAAAGATCCCTACCTTTACTTCAACCCCAGTAGAACATCAATATCTAGATAACGTTTACAAGTTTCCCGGGAAGGTTAGATGGCAAGATATTACCTTGACACTAGTAGACCCTGCTAGTCCAGATGCAGCCAGTCAAGTTATGAGGCTTTTGCGAGATAGTGGTTACGCAGTAAAAGATGCCCCAGGCGAGGCACCAACATACAAAACAATTAACAAAGTAGATGCTACTGAAACTTCAATCAAGGATCTTATAATATCAGTTATTGATGCAGATGGTAACCCAATTGAAGTTTGGACTGTAAAGCACCCAATGATTGTTGATGCTGATCTTTCAACTTTTAGTTATGATTCAGATGATCTTCGTGAAATTTCAATGACAATTGCTTACGATTATGCTGAGTGTGAAATTAAGACTGGTAATAGATCTGTTGATCCGGCGAAATACTTTAAATAAGGTGATGGATGGCTTTCTGGAAAGACAATAAAACTAACCCAAAAAGGCAATTTCGTTTTAAAATTTTAGGAACTGGGGTTTGGTATTGGGCGAAATCAATTGATAAGCCCACTGTTGAGGTCTCTAGTAATTCATACCAATTAATTAATCACAAATTTAATTACCCTGGTGTTGCTACGTGGTTACCAGTCACTATTACAATAATAGATGATTCTGTTAGAACAAATGAAATTTATAATTATTTAATTAGTTCTGGTTACAATACGCCAAATACAGTTGCAGAAAGTGGCAGAGACGGGATTGAAAAAAATGGCTTCGATGGCGCTTTAAATGATATTATATTCCATCAACTAGAAGCAGACGGAACGTCTTCTGAGGAATGGACATTATATAATAGCATTATAACAAACGTTGACTTTGGAAAACTAGACTATTCGTCAGATGAACTAGTTCAACTAACAATACAAATTACATATGACTTTGCAGAATTAAATAAAGGAAGTAATGCACAGAACAAGCAAGCACAACAAAAGTCTGAGCAGGAACAAAAAAGCATACTAAACACATCAACAACAGCAGCATTGTCTGCCATACCAAGTCCATCAAAAACGACAACATCCCCACCACTATCAGATGAAGTTACAAATAACACCCCGGGATCGACTACACCAGGCGCGCCAAAACGACAAACCGACAAATCTGGTAGAGGTACATACGAACAACTTCCATGACAATAAATTTAATGAGGTGAAAATTGGGAAGAAATAATTCAAACCGCTTAGGCAATAATAAGGCGGAACCAGCAGAGGCACCACCAGTAAGTTTACTGGATTTTGTCTCTCCAACAGAAATCGTTGACATTCCTTCGAAGGGTAATCACTATCCCGAAGGACATCCACTAAAAGGCAAGGATTCAGTTGAGATTCGATACATGACAGCAAAAGATGAGGATATACTTACAAATCAATCACTCATCCGTAAAGGTATTGCTCTAGACAGATTCCTACAGAATATTATCATTGACGATTCTATCATTGTTGAGGATCTTTTGATAGGTGATAAGAATGCATTATTAGTTGCAGCAAGAGCGACAGCATATGGGGCAGCGTATGATGCTGAATTACAGTGTCCACAATGCTCTGTAACGAACGAATTGCGCTTTGATATTGGTAGCCCTAGGATGTTTGAAAATCAATCTCTAGAGGGCCTTAACGTGTCTTCAAATGGAGATGGAACATTCACAACAACATTACCGATGTCAAATTTTAGTTTACAGTTTAGATTGTTAACTGGAAAGGATGAAAATTATCTTTCAAAATATATTGTTGACAATATTGAGAGTGAAGAACTTAGTTTATCTTATGAGCAAATTAGTATGGTAACAGTTAACATACATGGCGTTGAAGATAAAGAGATTATTCAAAATGTTTTAGATAATATCACGGCATCTGATGCGAGGCATATTAAACTGTGTTTAGAGGCAGTTACTCCGAACATTGAAGTTAAGCAAGACATGAGTTGTAAAAACTGCGATTATACACAGGAGGTAGAGGTCCCGTTTGGGATCGACTTTTTTTGGCCTAACCGATAGGTATATGGAAGCAGTGTATGAACAGTTCTTTTTGCTAAAACATCATGGGGGCTGGAGTATGACCGAGGCTTACAATTTACCTATAGGTCTTCGTCGATGGTTTGTTGAAAGATTACAAAAACAATTTGAAGATGAAGCAAAAGAAATAGAAAAGGCTCGTGGAAGTTCAAGATAATACTTCCATGAGCATTTATAATTTTTGACTATTTAATAAGAGATGGAGGGGATTCTCGTGATCCGTATTGATTTTACAAACAAAGAAATCCTTCAAGAGTCATTCTTGAAGATGTGGGGTTTTTGGAACAAAAAACTTCTTAAATATATTTATGGCGAAGATGCTAATGTTGTTGCTAACCTTAATGAAGAAGATGCTGAGGAAGTTAAGTTTGTAATTCGAGGTGAGTATGAGGATGTTAGGGCTTACGCTAAAGTTCTAAACCTTGAGAAAGAATATCTTGAATCATACGTTGAACTTGGTAAGAGTCATGAGGACACAAGGGCTATCAAGTTAGAACTTGATAAAGCAGCCGTAGATTTTACAGAAAAAACAAATCTACCGTGGCCATTTAGAGATTGAGGGGAACTTTAAGTGTCAACGCAAAAACAATTAGAAATACAAGAGTTACTGAATAAACTTAAGAAAGAAGCAGAATTGCTAGATGGCAAAGCCTTAGAGCAAAAACGTCTGGCCATAGATGCTCTTGAGGGATTATTGGCAAAACAACAATTGTATATCAATAATTCAGAAGAAGTGTTAAGTCTTGAAAAAGATTTAGCCGCTGCTCAAATTCGTACTGCCTCATCTTTAGAAGATCTTGAGTCCCGGAGACAAGCACAGATAAATCTTTTAGAATCTGAAGTTAAATTAGCAATTAAACGAGGGGAACTTGAAGAGGGGATACTTGATCAAATAAGAACACAAGCCACATCAATCTCTGAGAACACTAAGTTGCGAGAGGCTATTAGCGAACAGGCTGGCGAGATACTTAACAATGCTGAGGAATTATACCAGGTAGGTGTGGCTCAAAACAAAGCAGGCCGAGACCAGAAAAGGTTACTTAATGACATTGCTGGTTCAATTGGCTTTGTATCAATGAAGAGCAACACTTTTCTGAAGACGATGATGGACGTTGGTAACGGCCTAAAAACAAGTGAAGATGCCGCGAAATCCTTTGCGGAAAACTTTAAAAGTTTATTTAATTTTACAAATTTAGTTTACACCATGGTAACTAAAATTGTTGAACAAACAACCCTGCTAGTTATCGCAGCAGACAAGGCACAAGCATCTTTAGCAAAAACAACTTCTATTGGTAGAGATCTTGTTAATGTTATGGTAGAAACCCAACTGGCCGCCAATTTATTTGGTGTAAGCATGGCTGATGCTGCCGATGCAGTTGGCATACTTCAGGCACAAACAACAAACTTTGTTAATATATCCGATTCTTCTAAAGTGGCTATGGCCTCTCAAGTAGCAATGCTTCAAAAACTTAACGTGACAGGAAAAATGTCTGCTGAGACATTCCAATTCTTAAATTTAAATTTAGGCATGACTGAAGAACAAAGCAGTAATACTGCTGCTAACATAGCAATGATGGGTGATACTCTTGGAATAACTGCTTCTAAAATGACTCAAGACTTTAATAAATCTTTAGGCTTATTAGCAGTTTATGGAGAGAGATCAATACACGTTTTTAAAGGTATTGCAGCCGCAGCCAAAGTAGCAGGAGTTGAGACTGAAACTCTTCTTAGCATTGCTCGTAAGTTTGACACTTTCCAAGGTTCTGCTGAAGGAGTCGCCAAATTTAATGCCCTTCTTGGTACTCAATTGTCAACAACTGAAATGTTGATGTTGAAAGAAGATGAAAGAATTAAAATGCTTATTGAACAAGTTCAGGCCCAAGGGGTTGCATTTAATGATATGGATAAGTTCAGTCAAAAAGCAATTGCAGCCGCTGCTGGTATTAGCGACCTAAATGAAGCACAAAGAATATTTGGCATGAACATGGGCCAATTTGAAGAGTATCGATCTCAAATGGAAAGAAGTGCTGATGGTACAGCAAGGCTAAAGGAAGCCGTCGCGGCGACAATGGATATTACAACTAAGTTTAAAGTTCTCGCTGCTGAATTTGCTGTAGCAGTAAAGCCAATACTTGCTGGTATACATGATGTTTTAGATGCTACACTCGAATTTGTTGATTCAATAGACAAAGACACAAGACAAGCCATTGGTGCAGGTGTCGTTATATTTGGCTCATTCACTATCGCTCTAAAAGTATTAGTCCCTACTATCCTTATGTCTGTTAAAGCATTTTCGCTTTTGAAAGGTGTTTTGCTTGGAGGCGCTGCTCTTGGAGGCGCAGGCCTTTTAGGGGCAGGAGGCGCAGGGGCTGCTGGCGGTGGTCTTATTGGGGGCCTTGTTGCCGCAAGTCCAATACTGTTGAAAGTTGCTGCTGCGCTAGCAGCAGTTGGCGCTGCTGGGGCTGGTTTGGCAATGCTATCAGACGTTTTTATAGGGGCTGACTCTAGAGCATTAGAAACAATGAATGAAGAGTTAAAACAAATTGGAGCCAATAATGATGTGATGGTAAGAGCAAGGGCAACTGTTGAAAATCTGGCATTAGTTACTGCTGGTAGGGCAAAGGATTCAATTACTGGTGCTGCTGTGGCCGCTAGTGCTGTCAATGTAGTGTCAAGTGTTAACAATGTCTTTGAAGGAATGAAAATGGTTCTAAAACTTGATGATGCTGGTGTGACTACATTAACAGGATTTGTTGAGGAGGTCGCAAGTCAATGACAAAATATCCAAAAGAATTTTACAATAAGATGCCGACTTCAGTGCCTAAAGGGTACGCATCTGCTACTGGAGCAAAACTTAAATTTCAATCTATGGTAGAGCCTGATATTGAAATAGAATTTATGGCTTTTTTAAATAATTTTACACAGAATTTTAACTCGACCTGGAACGCAGAACCAGTTTATGGTCGCAATGATAACATTGCAACGTTTCAAGGTACTAAAAGATCTTATTCTATTTCGTGGACAGTACCAGCGGGAACCATTCAGGAGGCTCAATATAATTTGGCAAACTGTGGTTTTTTGACACAAATGCTGTACCCTCAATACAACACAGACAATAAACAAGTGGGAACAAATACAGTCTCGCAAAATGCGTTAAGTATTTCAAAATCACCATTAATTAGATTGTCATTTGCAAACTTAATTGTCAATTCTAACGATGATGGTCAAGGATTATTAGGTTACGTGACAAGTCTTACTTGGACACCAACATTAGAGATGGGAATGTTTACAGAAAATCAGAATTTCTACCCAAAGGTTATTGAAATCTCAATTGATTTTAATGTTTTGCACGAGCATCAACTTGGATTTAGTAAAGTTAAAGATACCGACGGTACTTTTGGTGGAGGGATTATTGGTTTCCCGTTTAAAGGAAGATAACTATGAGTAGGTTTAAAACTAGAACCAGAGCAGTGAATGATGATGAGATGTATGAAAACACTTTGGATAACCGAGGGGTTAAAAAAATTGTTCAATATACAACCACGGAATTAATTTACCCCGACGAAGAAGAGATAAAAAGAATTAATGTTGTTAAACACTTTTGGACACAAGGAGACAAGTTCTGGAAACTTGCCTATAGATACTATGGGGATCAGACTCTTTGGTATATCATTGCTCAGTGGAATCAAACACCAACAGAAGGACACTTGATGCCAGGAGATGTAATTGAGATCCCAACCAACCTTAATGTTGTATTGGGAGCATTTGAATAATGGCTGAAACAATTAGGCTAGAAGGTCTTGAGAACGAATTTCGACTCAACGCCGAGGCAAAAGCAAAAAGTGTAATTGATGAACATTTAAGAACAATTGTCCGAAAAATAAGGTCACTGGTGAAAGCCACTGACCAAAAAGGCGTAGAAGAATCTTTAGAAGAATTGGGCAAACTAAACAATGGTGTTTATTTGCTAGAACAAGTGCTTCAAAATAATACACCTTTTTATAACACTTATGAACTTGAATATGTGGATCTTGAGGTTTTTGGAGAAAATGAAACAGGTGTTGCAACTAGACAAGGTCAAGATGTAGTCGATGGAACGCTGCACACTGATCAACTGGATTTTTCTGCTGATGAAATTAAAAAAATAAAAGTAAAAATTGTAAGATATGCGATGAACACTACTGAAAGTATTTTTACAATACCCTTGATATCTTTAATAAAGCAATTTTATAATTTTCAAACTTTTGATACGTCTGTAACAGACTTAATCAAAAAAAACCTTTTAGGCAAATACACTTTAAGTGGCAATGCTTCCCCTCAATCAGCAAAAGAAGTTGAAATTTTTAATTTATTAGGACCTGAGCATGGAGAAATAAGTGAAGAATTGTTTGCAAAATTAAACTTAACCGATCCAGCATTTTTTCCCGAGGAAAGTTTAAAAAATAATTTAACCGAAGAGTTTGTCGGGAAATATTTAAAAGACTCTTTAGCATCTAGTGTGATTAAAATCGACCCTGCTGATGTCTCTAGTAATTGGCTAGATAAATTAGGCTCTTTCTTAACTTCTTTTAGTAGATCCAATAAATTTGTTAATATTTCTACAAAATTAGAAAATGATTACTATAAGTTTATAGAAAAAGTTATTGAAGATAGTGAAAACATCTTTGAAGAACCAAATGATAGTTCTTTGTTGGAAAAATTTGAAGAAACAATAGACATCTCTGTTAATTCTAACATGGTTATGGATGGAGAGTTGATAGATTTATTAGACTCAGGTCTTTATTCAATTGTTGCAAGGTTTATTGAAAATGCCAGAAGAGAACAACTAGTTGAAGATAGAAGGGATTTTGATGAATTTCCAGATCCGGATTCTGAAGGTTTTCAAAAAACCCTTGATGATATAGAAAAGAAAGCCTTGGGGGAATTATCTGGCTCTCCGTTGGGTGAAGAGGGCGAGAAAGAACTAACTGAAGAAGATATAAAGAACCGACAAAGATTTTTTAAGCAATGCGCTTTAATGATGAACTTGCCACAACTTGCAAAATCTTATCAAAAAATTATTAAAAATAGAATACAAAAAACAATGGCTGCTCAAAGTGCGCAATCTAGAGGCTCAGTTACTTGCCAAACCTTTTCTAGGAAGTTCAATAATGTTCCGTTTGATGGAAGACTTTACATGGTATCAAACCCTGATAATCAATCGGCCACTTTAAGTAAAATGTTAAACTCTGATGTTGCAAAAGAGTTGTTTAATATTCCGCCTTCTGTGTTGTCTTCTTTGGTTCCAAAAATCAAATTATTTAGGGTACAGAATGACGAGAAAAAAGCAGTAAAAACAGAGTTTGTGTTTGAAACCTCGGAGGATTTGAATCGTGAAAGAAACTTTGAAAAAACTATAAACTTTTTTGATTCTCAATTTGATAAAGGTTCGGGTGTCGGTCTTAAGAATTTTTCTTTTGAATTTAATGGAACCAACCCTGCTGAGTCACGAAAGGACATCAAAGCGACACTACAATTGCATTTTCAATCATTTGGTGATTTTGTCGCAGAAAGGATTGGATATAATGGCGAAAAATACAGATTTGTGGATCTTATCTTGCACCCTCCTAAAGATGAAAAAGAAATAATACACAGAAACCAGTATAGTCCATCATACTATAGAATTATGGCTGAGGTTGGCTATCATATACCAAAAAAGTCTGACTTAGAAGTCATGTTCCCGTGGTATAACAAGGCAGAGCAATTAGTGGAGTCTCTCGTAAGAACCAATAAATCATTTTATCTTTGTATGATTGACCATGACTTCCAGATAAACGTTGATGGCACCGTGAATCTTAACATTACTTATGGCGCTTATGTAGAGACAATATTAAAGACACATCAATATGATGCCTTAGCAACCCCAGAAATAGTTGAGAATAGAAAACAAATTTTTAAAAATTTTATTGATATTGTTAACAAGAGAAATTGCACACAAGAAGAACTTCAAAGATATCGTTCGGCACTTGATGCTCAGCAACAAATTTTTAGAGAGAAATCATTACAATCAATTATCAAAAGATTGTTAGACAGGGAGAAAATTTTTGTTTGTGAGATCAGCAGTGAACAAGCAAGTAGTTATAGAACCCTAGGTTTCTTTAAAGATAAGCCTGTACTAACAGGACTTAAAACAAAAACTGAAGATGTAACACAAGAGGATGCTATTCAACAAGGGGACACTCTTCAGGAAGAGAAAACAGAAATTATATTAAACCAAGTTGCTTTACCAGATGGTTATAACTATAATTCCCCCAATGATAATACAATTCAATATTTTTACTTCGGAGATCTACTTCATACGATCCTTGACACAATGTACAAAAAAGAGGACCCAACCGTTTTAAGAGAAGAAGTTGAAAACTGTCGTTTTATTTTGGGCAGTTTTGACTTTGACGTATATAAAGATGCTTCTGGGTTAAATCATACAATTAATATTGCTCAAATACCTATATCTGTTGAATATTTTGCAGATTGGTTTACAAACAATGTAATTAAAAAGGGTAGTACTAGAAAAACATTTCCCATCATAACATTTATTAGGAACCTATCAAGCAACCTGTTGCAGCAGTCTTTACTTGAAAGTTGTGTTAACAGAAGACTTGATAAAAACTATAGTTTTCAAACCGGGCAAATCACAGCATATAATGAAGGCGCATCCGGAAAAAATTCTAGAGACCCTTTAAGAAAAGTTTTTGACAACAAATCTCAGCAACCTGTAATTCAAATTCAATCACACAGAACTAATACATCTGGGTCCTCTGGTGGGCGTATTTTTCCTTTTAAAGGAGACACTGTTTCCGAGGTTAAAGATATTTCAAATTATCATAATTATATATATCTTGGTGTTCTTGGTAGTTCTTTGTCTACTAACGGTAACGGAAAATACGCAGCAGATAACAAGAATGGGATGTACCATATTGAAATTGGAAACAACAAAGGGATTGTAAAATCAGTTAATTTTGCCAAAACAGATATGCAGTTTGTTCGTGAAGCCAGGTTCTTTCAGCAAGGAATCGATGGCTTACTTCAGTTATCAACTGTTTATAAGGTGACAATTGAGATGTTTGGTAATACAATTTTTTACCCAGGAATGGATTTGTATCTTAACCCTTATGGTATTGGTGGGGATAAACTGGGGTCCCCTACCCAGGGACCCTTTGCGCCCGGCGGAGAGCGATCTCTGGCGAATAAACTGGGGATAGGCGGATACCATACTGTAACAAGTGTTAAATCTTCAATTGGGGTTAGTGGTTTCAAAACTACTATTGAGGCTCAAATGTATTATGCCGGGGATGGCAGTACCTCATATGTCAGTAATGGCGCCCCTAATGGACAAAATGTTCCTTCTATAAGTAAAGCAAAAGGTCGCGCCAATACCAAAAACTCTGTTGAGTGCGAGAATGTTATTATAGCAGTAGAGTCAGATCTTAACTTGGTTGAACAAAATCAAAGCCCTTATTATCTTTCAAACATCAGTGACACCATGGAGACTTCAAATCGAGTGTCAAGTAACGCTAGTGATGCAATAGATGCTGAATTGGATTCACTTTATGGACAAGAAAGTGACCCTGATAATCCTGGGAGTAGTACGCCATGAGCAGATTTAAAGGAAAAAACGACTTAGAGTCAATCTCAGCCCTTGCTGTTGAACGTTCAAAATACAACCGTGAGGCATTCCCTCAGAACGGCGGACTAGGACCAGAACAGGTTGTTGATTTTAATTTTGCCGAGAAGACTCTTTACGGAAAAGTTAATAGAGAATTAACACCGGTTATAGCAAAAAAAGAGTTCCTTGTACCATTAAAAATTACAAATGAATCTCAAGGAACAAAACTTGTAATGAATTTTGTTGCAGAGCAGTTTAGAGACTTTGAAAATCATTTCATTAGAGCATGTAGATTAGGGTTGCTCCCTGTTAATGATCCTTATCTTTCAGCAGTAAGAGCAGTCAGGACATACGAAGACACCCTGCCAAATTATAGTTCGTTTGTGGCAGAGAGCATGTCTACTTTTAATTCAACTTACTTACAGCAATATATGGGACGTGTCTTTAATATTCAAGACTACATTCACTATCTCGTCGAGTATATGGGAAAAATACGAGATACATTTCCGTTAACGTTATCCGGTTTTCAACGGTCTTATAGATCTTCCAATTTTTCCTCCGGGTTGTGTATTGACATTGCAGATTTGCCTATTGGTGACGATGAATTGAAAGAAGAATTTTTCTTGACAAATCCTGCTTTTGACTATTATCTTAATTTGGCCAAACAGTACGGTTTTAGTGTCAGTAAACGCGCACCTAGCATTATTATTTCAGATCTTGCAAGTCCCGTCACAAAGAACTACAGATCTAAATACAACTTACCAACTATCGA